ATGGTCTACCACTAACCTTTGTCATAAACTCACCACCTTGCCCCATCTTTCTATCTTTGAACTTAACTTCTTTACCAAAACCAGGATACGAACTTTCACAATCACTTGTTCCAATTAGTGTAGAACCATCGCCGTCTTTTGGAATATAGAGAATAGAATCCTGTTGATACTTACTGCCAAGATTTATCAAGTCTTCTCGCAATTTTCCTTTGTCTTTCAAATCAACAACAAAGTAAACATTTTCTTTAACTTCTTTTGCATCAGGTGTTCCGTAGTTTTCAATATAAGCACCTTGAACTGCAGTAACACCGTAACCCATCATTTGAAGATTGGCATATAATTGTCTGTTTCTTTTTTGATTGTCACCTTTTGAATATGGTTTATCTTCAGCTGTAGCACAACCTTCTTTGGAACGAAATGCAGTTATTGTGCCACAATCATGTTCTTCCATATGTTTTGACAAACGAGCAAGTCCACTCTCGTTTAATTGTTTATCTGGTAATAAATGTTTTAACTTTGCCATTGTTTCTCTCTGTTATGTAAACTGTTTACAATAAATATCAAAATTATTTCTTATCTGTTGAACCGAAACCACCATCGCCTCTGTTACTATCGGACAATTCTTGCACTTCTTCCAAGTGAACCTTTGGATATGGAATGATTATCAATTGAGCAATCTTATCACCAATGTCTGGCATTTCAGCTCTATGATAATTTGAATATGGAAATTCAAATCTAACTAAAATCTCACCACGATAATTTGAGTCAATGACGCCAACTGAATTTTTTAGTGAAACTCCTTTTGGTGCTTTTGTTATTGAACTTCTTGGGAAAAGTAATCCAACATGACTACTTGGAATTTCTACAGCAATTCCTGTTCCGTATTCCATAAATGTGTCTGTTCTTCTAAACGATGTTGAAGTTAAATCCATACCAGCGTCACCGTCTTGAGCATATTGTGGTGTTACTGCTTCTGGAACTAATTTACGAAATTTTACCGTTAGATCAAAATCATTTTTATAGTTTACCGTTACATTCGGATTTGATGTATGCCAATCCATTTTAACCTCCTACATTCCAAAATAATGCATCTTCCGATGCGTGTTCTTTAATAAATGACCAAACTTTTGAGTCATAGTAATCCGAAGAAGGAAACGGTGGTTTCTCTGCGGGTTTACATTTTTGTTCAAATTTATACTTTGATATGAATACTTCTGCCCTACCCCTCTCTCTGTCTGTTGTATTATGGCCAACTCTAACACCATATACTTTCGCATCTGGCCATGCTCTCTGTAATCCCCTTGAAAGAACTCCTGAACTTATACAAGACCAAACTTCTTTTGGTTTGATTGGCAACTGGTTGGCAATTCTGGCAACTTCATCAATAACAACCGGATGGTCAAGACCGAATGGTAATAATTGTGTATCAGGTGTTTCAAGTGCATACTTTTTAGCAACATGCTGAATATGAGTGAGAAATCCCATAGGAACCTCTATAATGTTTGCACCAATAGATAGTGCTTCTGTTGTTAGCGGTAAATGTTTTCCTTTCGGAATAACAACGGTTGCCTTCAAACCTAAATCTTTACAAGCATAAGCAAGTGCTACTTGAGCATAGCCAACTCTTGGAGAAGCATATACCCATTCACGAACATGGGATTGTGATTGAAGATAACGATAAAGGAAACGTCTTTTTGTTCCACCTGGAAGCAAATCATCACGAACCACCCAAATGTTTTCGTGTTTTTCGATAACAATTTCGGGTAAAGTTATAGTGACATCTTTCGTGGGATATTGAAAGAAGTCTGACATTTTTCACCTTAAACCGATGTGATAATTGATTGATAATAAGATTTTGGCTGAACACCAATGACTTGTTGAACTATTCTACCATTTTTTTCAAATATGATAGTTGGAACGGCACGAACACCGTATTGTTGTGCTACATCTGGATTGTTATCAATATCAATTTTTTGATAACCAACCGTTGGGTTCTCACTTCGTAATTGATCAATTACGGGCGTTAAATGTTTACATGGTTGGCACCATGTTGCAGTGAAATGTTTAATTGTGATCATAATCTGTTAATTTATTGTTAATGAATGAACAACCAAATATACAATTTTTTTTAATACAAAACAAGCAAAAATTATCTTGCCAACTTTATTCTAATCAATAAATCATCATCAAATGATTTCCGAACAGGACTACTCATTTTTGCAATTGCAAGTAATTCGTATTCATCATTATACAAACCGATTGATGTTATGTAAGAAAGTGGCTGTTCTGACATACAATTATATTTCAATTTATATTGTGATCCAGAGGCATAAGAAGGATTGTTTGTATAATTTGCTTCATCGTGCGGTATATGTATAAAATAATGTTTTACACCAAAATTCTTCTCACGTCTTGCCTTCATTGAATTTCCAGTAGCAGCAGCTCCACTTATTGATGTATACAACTTGAATGAATTATCACCATTTATATTACTACCGGTTACAGTATTAAATGACAATTCATTATTTAATCGATTTGCACTCAAAACTATAACGCCAAGAGCAGGATATACTTTTCCGTATGTAGTTATGTTTGGATTTGTTGATATACTTCCGGTTGCACTATCATGTATTCCCAATTCTAAACTTCCACTAACAACATCATACGATGCATACGGATTTTCGTTGCAATAATTGAAATCTGTATACGATGAATTATCTATGAGGGTTATTACTTTTGGATTTGAACCGGACACTTTAACATTACTTCCGGTATGAAGATTATTAGCAATACCACTTCCACTCAACTCAGCAAGATTTATTTCAAAGTTACCAATGTCTAATTTATCACCAATTGATTTTCTATAAAAATTTATCACATAAACATCATCCGGTGTTTCCAATGATCCAGTATTGTAAAATGTAAAATTTGTTTCAGGTAAATCCAATGTGGATAATCTATACTGTGAGTATATTGCCTTTGATGGTGTATCAAATGGTGTATCTTCTGTATATGTTGATCCCGATCCATTACTGTTTCCGTATGTTACAGTAAAATATGGTTTTTGATCACATTCATTACAACCATATACATCATAGAAATATGCATTTGAAGCAGTTGCAGTTGAAGATGTTGTATAACAATCTATTGATTCTGATGCATTAAATAAACCATGAATTTGAGTTTGTATGTTTCCAGTTATTATACTGCTAGTTGGAATTGTGTGATATATTAAACTCTTTCTTTCATCTATTTTTAATGAAGGTTTACACTTTTCTATTTTTTTATCACGTATAAAATAGGGATATAATTCGTATTTATCTAATAAATCTTTTCTGATTATAGATGTTGTTCCGTCTCCTCTATCTCCTGATGCGTATATTCTAAAATCATCGGCAGAAATTTGATCTGGACAAACTAAATAATACTTTCCAGTTGTTATTGATTTACACCCACACCCCAACTCATTTACTTCTACGGGTTCTTCTACAAATTCAACTTCAAGACACCCACACCCTTCAATATCCCTATTCAATACTTGGTCTTCCCAATCAACAAAAACATTTTCTCGGTAGTCTATACTGGATGAATACTGCAATACTGGTGGATTTGCACTATCAGATCCATAACACGGTTGTATTCTTTCATACTTTACTTCATATTCTTCTTTCACCACATATTCAGTTCTTAATCCAGAATAACATTCTCTGTATGGAACTTTTTCCCGTTTCCTACTATCAAGGAAAAATCTATAACCAACTGGTAATTCAACATCATCTGCAGTCCAAAGTTGATACACTCTTGATCTAAGTCCTTTATATTTAACTGAAATCTTATCAATACCATACGGCATATAAAGACCATCTGGTAAACCAAATGCTATTTTTATATTATAGTTCAATGTTGCTTCATCAGGTGCAATAGATTGGAACAATCCTTTTGCTCGTTTACCATTTAATACTAGACCAGTTTCAAATTCTTTCTGAATATAATCATTATCAAGGTATATTCCCAAATTATATTTTTGTGCTATTATACTATTTTCGAGTATTTTTGCTGCGGTTGTAACTACCATATTTGAATCGTAATATACTTTTGAACCGTCAATATCTACTTCAACATAACACTCCCCATCATTTATAGAATAAATAACCGGCTCTCTCCAAGGACCCAATGGGTTTAATTGTTTAACTGCCTGAATTGTTGGTGTTGAATTAAAACCACTAACTATTTTTAAGTTTTCAGAAAAAATTGTTGATTTTTCTAATTGTTGAACCGTATAAATTTCATTTCTTTTTTCACCAAAAATGGATGCATCTCCATAGTTTGTTGATGCGTCAAATACTGCAGAAACTTCTAATTCTGATGTATTATTTTTGTTATCGATGGCATCATACCAACCAATAACTAATTTCAAATTAGTATACGGCAATGAACCTGTAAACCAAACCCATCCATTTCCGAGAATTACATAATGGAAATCTTCTATTAGAGTAATATTTCTTTTTAAGTCAATTATTTTGAATAATGTTATTTTTGCAGTAGAAACTGTATAATCAGTTGCTAAAGTAAACCCACCGATACCCCGAAGACTTAAATCACTTTTCCTATAATAAACCGGCAATCTATATTTGTAAAGATGAACTGGTCGTCCACCGGGTGAACTTTGTTTGTATATTCTATCAACTTGTTTGAATGGAACTATATCACATTTAGGTATAGGTTTCCATTTACCATCGGCATCTTTATACCCCAATGGATATGCAGGTGATAAATCTGCATTCAATCCACTTGGTGTTGTTCCAAATTCTCCATAAGGAACACCATTGTATATTGGTCTTCCATCTGAATTTAGTGGCAAAATTTCTTCTTCTACTACTTTACCATTAGCGTATGTAACCTTGTAACGAGACATTTATCACCTTATCCCATAGAACTAATTACTGCACCATATTCTTTTGCTTCAAACTTTTCTCTAACAATATCCATAATACATTTTTCAACTTCTTTCTTATATTGACCAATGAAATATGGTGTTCCTTCTTCTGCCTTTTCAATTTCTTTTATTGCTTCCAATTTAGTAACACACTTCTTTTCACCAACTAATTTTGCAAGTTCAATTAGTGCCTGTGTATCATCATCCTTTTCTTCAACTGCCTTTTCAATTTTATTTATAGCAGTTTTTACTTTTTGTCCAAGTCCTTCATCTTCTTCTTTTATCAAAAGACTTTTTAATTTCAAAGATTTCATTGCAAACTCCAATGTTTATTTACGAGATAATAAAAAATAAAGTCCAAAAAATAACAGCGCTACCGAATAGAATATAATATCGGTAACGATGTAACTCTCGGTAAGTTTTGTTACTAAAGCAAAGGCCGCATCGAACCCAAGAGGATTGAAAAATGTCCCAAGCACTAAACATATTTTTGCCAACACATCTTTTAATTGTTTGGAGTTTCTTTTTGACATTACGCCATCCCATGTAGTTGCCTTTGTGTGAAAAATACTTCTGTAACTATAAATATGGGATAAATAAAAAAGGGTGATGTTTCCACCACCCTAAACTTAACATCTAATCTTATTTTACTTTGATTGTTATTTCTTCGGGTTCCGTTGGTTTTTCATACGGAACTGAAATATGAATAATACCGTTCTCAACACTAGCAGTAATTCCTTTCAAATCATATTTGATTTTACCGTTTGGTAATTCAAATCTCAATTCAATTGTTTTTTCACCAAAGATGTTTGTAACCTTTCTGTGACCTGTTACATTAAGGATATTGTTTTTTACCGTAATGTTAATATCCTCTTTTGCACAACCAGGAACTTCTGCATAAATGTTACGAACTCCATCCGCGTCTTGAACTAATGTTCGAGTATTAAAACGAGGTAAATCAAGATGTGTTTTTGACAACTGATTTACAACGTCATCCCATAAATTGTCTCTACGAAGAATAGAATTTAGCGTTACCATAATAACCTCGAAAAATTAAAAATAAAAAAGTTAATTAGATAATTTAGCAGCTTTTGCTTCGGCAACAGATGCTTGATTATACGGTGTAATCAATTTCTTAATTGCACTTGCCGCCTTACGAGCAATAGCAGCATCTTTCTTTTTTGTTGAATTATGTGCAACTGTAAACTCATTGAATAAGTTTGTTAGTTGGGCATAGATTTCTTGCTTGGCCATAAAACCTCCTGTGTATAATATAACCTACATTATCTCCGGTATCGGTAATTTTGCATTGGTTATACTTTGTATAAAAAACTTGCGAATTGTGTCTCGCATTCCTGAAACTTTACTTTGTTTGTTAAATACAACATCATATAATTTTTCAAATGATGCAGCATCAGCGATAGTATACTGATCTCCCAAAAAGAAATGTATCATTTCTTCCGGTGTTTGTGTTACAAAACTTTCACTACCTGCAATAGTTTTACCGGCTTTGATAATACTACCACCTTTACCGGCATAACTTTTTGCTAATCTATAAATTCCTTTGTCATGTCTCATAACATACTTCTCAACTTCAATCGGAACATCCTTATCGGTTTTCTTTAATACTTTGTAATCAACCGCAGAAACAACTGCAGCCAATAAAAAATTTCTATATGCTTGTTTATATTTTGACTCACCCTTTGAATAATCCGGTGATGAATAAACAAATTGTGTCCAATTAACATTATTTGATAACATGAAATCAACTTGCACAGGTTCTTCGGTAACTCTGCCGACTATTGGAAACGGAATAGAAACTTGTGAGAACCCACGAAGTGGCTTTGCATCATATCCCATCTTTTCCAATTCCTTTATCAACCAATCCAATACATCACTTAATTTCAAACCATTGGCGGATGCCAATTGATCCATTGAAATACCAATGTCCAAGTCACCTGATAATTGAACATCAGGTTTCTTTCCTGCACTACCGAGTATGAAACAATCTGTTCCAAAACCGATAAGACCGAGTGGTTTCAAAACAACTGTCTCAATTTTTGAGACAGTTGCCGCCACTTCATTTTGTTTAATCGCCACGGCATCGGGAAACATATTCCCACCTTCTGTCAATAATTTCTTTAATTTAATCATGTTATATCAAAAATATGTGTTATAGTTCTTTGGATAATGTGTTTAATAATAATTATACTTTATTTTTATTTTACTTTACCCAAACCATCAATTCTTTCATGCACGAATTTTATTTCACCAACAACTTCTTGTTGTGATTTATCAATTCTTTCGTGGATGAACCGATGTTCTTTTTCAATAACCGAACTCAAGCTATCAACTCTGGAATCAATCATTCGTCTAAAATAATCATCTGTTGATGTAATTCGTTGATCCAATTGATTAACTACTGTATCAACTAACCTCTCTAAATTATTTAGTTCTTTGTTTAATCTACTAATTTTGAACATACCCACAACTACAACCGTAACTGCCGTTAAGACTGTAACTGCACATACACCCAACCAAAATGAAGTTATATCCATAACTTTTCTCCTTATTCCCAAAGAACTATAACATTATTATTTATTTTATTTCACAGGCACCACCAGCACAAGCCAATTCGCCAGTCAAATCTGTATTGTCTTCCAACTCAACAACATTACTTAAATCAACATCGTGCAGAGTTTCCATTAACTTATTATACTTTTCTTCATCAATATCTTCAAAAGGTGCCTGTATGTATGTTCCACCGTCATAAGGCAATACTGAAAGACCATTGAAGTGTTCTTTATTTTCCCACATCCAATTACCAACGGCATCCCATTCGTGTTCGCGGATAGATACTGTTGCAGATATATTATGTGTGTTCATACCTGTTCTATGACCTGGCTTAATCCAATTCTGATTGAACCATTTTACTCTTTCCAATAATTGTAATGGACTTTCACTACGAAGTATTGAACCCTCTGGTGACTTTTGTGGAACACCAATTACAGCAGTATCATGTGGGCGGAAGTATTCATCTTCTACCAATTCGGGATGATTGATTGAAAGATAAGTATAAATTGCCTCATTCTTACCAACACGAACACGGCGTAGATAATAGTCATTATGCCATGCATGAATGCCTGATGAACAACCCAATGTCAATGATGATGTTCCAGCAGGTTTAATCGTTGTTGTTCTTGCGGATTTATTGATACCGATAAGTTCCGCAACTCTTTCGTTTTCTTCTCTTGATGCCTTAGCAGCAGCTTTCAAATCCAACTTTTGAACTTTACCAGAACCGATACCTGTCATACCAACACCGAGAAGTGCATCCTTTTCAGTTGTTCTTTGCCATATTGGGCGAAGATAATGAAAATCCGTATAACCTGCCTGCAATGTTCCGATGAAAGAAGCGGCACGAACTCTATCCTCCAAATCTTCTTGACTTTCAACATCAGAAACATTTACCTCACACAAGTTACAAAATTGGAATGGGCGAAGTGCAATCTCACAACAAGGATTTGTTCCCCAATCTTTATCGTTGGAAAGATAAATACCCGGCTCACCTGCATTTGATAATTCTATTTTCTTCCAAAGTGATTTGAAAAATTCTTCTGTTACCTTACTACGAAGAAGAACCGCAGAATTATTCGCTCTGCCTCTTTGTGGATTGAGTTCCCACCAATTTCCAAACTTACATGAAATCATATCGTCATCATCGGCAGAGAAAAGAGAAATAAGAGCTGCACGGCGAATACCACCGGCAAGAACTGCATCTGCAATATGACAAACAATATCGTGAACTTCAATCGGTGAAAGTTGTTCACCGTCATTTTTAAGTTCAAGAATTGCTCTAATCTTTTCAATACAAATTCGTAGTGGTTCTGGACCCGGTGCCTTCCCACCACTTGTAATAAGACGGGCACCCTTGTGACGAATATCTGAATAATCAAAACGGATAGATGAACCACCGGTGAAATATGATTTCGTCAAAGCTTTAATTGCATCTGCCCAACCTTCAATTGAGTCACCGATAAGAAATCTTCTTTCTTTTGATTTAGGTCTGTGGATTGGTGGCAAACTTTCTACATGATGTTTCTGAACGGAATAACCTACACCGGTTCCACCAAGAAGAAGAAACATTACTTCACCGAAAGCACGCCAGTCATCTATTGGAAGATAAGCACAATTGTATATTCTGTTAGGACTTATTTCTATTGGTTTACCACCGAATTGCAATGAACGCATTGATGGTAATACTTTCTTATCATATACCATTTTATAGACATTTTCAATTTCATCTTTTAATTTTGGATATTTTCTTTGGTGCATTTTTTTATTTCGTGTCACCAATTCTTCCCAAGTTTCCCTACGATTTTTTTCGGGAATGAAACGAGCATACTTCATGTAAACTGTGATCTCAGACAAGATGCGATTGCTGATGTCCATTTATTTCTCCATTGATTTTTTTATTGAAAACGGTATTTTTTAGGTATAAATCAAAACCATACACGAATAAGTATATGGTTTTGGATAAAAAAAGTGGGTTTTTCTAAATTATTTTTCCACTAAAACCCTTCCAATTCTTTGAACTTTTGTGAAAGAGCTTTCTTAACATTCACGTCACCTTTCATTGATGTTTGAACATTTTGTCCCATGTCAGAACTTGGTTCGTATATTTCAATGTGGCCAGTCATTGTATTTATTTTACTTGGGAATGTCATACCATCAGGACCGAAACGATTTTTAATAATATGCCATCTGCCTGTTCCACCAACTTTATCATTCAATTTTCTTGATAGAGACATAATGAAATCTGCAATCATAATTTTGTTATATGATTCTGAAACTTTACCACCTTCAATCACATCATCTTCAAGAGCAGAACGATTTGCTTGTGATGCAGTCCAAATAGGTATTCCATAAGTTCCGCCAACACCACGCAAGTCTTCATAAATATCATTTAGTTCCAATCTTTTATCACCGGCTTTTGCAGGTCTTATCAAGTCTGCATAATCAACTATAACTAAATCAGGTGGTTTACCTTGACTGATGCATTTCTCTATATGTGATGTTATTGTTGTGATACTTGCGGTTTTGGTTGGATAATACTTTACAATCAAGTCACCTTTGATAGTTTCCATTGTATCACGGATTTTCTCTTGTGCATATTCTTCGTTAAGATTTTGAAATGCAATCTTTGTAAAGTAAGCATCAAATCTTCTTGCAACATAAAACTGATTGAGTTCAAGTGTATAATAAACAACTCTCTTACCGGCCTTAACTGCTTGAGCGGCAATACTTACCAATCCCCAAGACTTACCGCCACCGGCAGGAGCAATGATAACACCCAACTCACCAGCAGCCAATCCACCGTTTGTAATATCATCAACTACATTCCATCCAGTAGATACACAACTTCTTGCACCTTCTTCATAACGAGCAATAATATCTACAAGATATTCATGTCCAATATCTTTGTCAGTTCCGGCTTTCAATGCAGTATCAATTTTCTTTTTTATTAAATCATACTTACCACTCTTAAGCAAATCAACCGACTCAATAATTGCAACTTTCATCTTTTGATTTTTACAAAATTCAAGAGTAGTTGATTTAACATATTCTGCATCAGAACTATCTTTATACTTTGCACTTTCTTTCAGAGCATCTGCAATAGTGCTCTTCAAAACTTTATCTTCAACGGTAATCAATTCAGACTTGAAAACTTCAGCAGTTGGTGCAGTTTTATACTTCTCATAATAGGACATTATCTTTTCAACAACCCAACTATTTGCTTGAGACTCAAAATAATTTGGTTCGATAATATCTGAAACTTGTTGTAAAAATGCTCTATCGTTTAATAATGAAGTGACTACTTTTGTCTGAAAGGTATGACCATATTGGGATAAATTATCCTGCATATTTGTTCCTAATGGAATTTAATGTTGTAAAATTATTTTGAACCCATACATCCCAATTCAATAAAACATTTTGTAGTTTATCTTCTACAAATAATTTATTCAGTTCAACTTTATTGATACCGTCAATTTCACCATCAACTAAATGTCTTAATGTTGATTTAGTGCTTTGTGAAATTTCAACATCACTCAATTGCATTATTCTATGATTGGTTTGCAATACATTTAGGTTGTTCTTTAATTCTTGAATTGCTTTGGATTTATTATCATGTAATTTACAAATTTCTACGAACATTTCCAAATCAATTTTTCTTTTTTCTGATAATTCTGGAAAGAATTTTAATATCGTTTTGTCACCGAGACCACGAATGCCAACTACATTATCACTCTTATCGCCAAGTAAAGATTTGTATATGATATAATTCTCACACCAAATACCCGTTTCTTCCAAAAGGTTTTCTGGTGTATACATTTTCTTTTTGGTTGGCAGATAAACACTAACTCTATCCGAAACCAATTGTAAAAAGTCTCGGTCATTGGAAAGTATTACACATTTTTCTTTGAAATAAGAAGAAAGGTAGGCAATCACATCATCTGCTTCTATTTTATCAATGGAGATTATTGTTAGTGGCAAATTTTGTAGGTATGAAAAAACACGAAACAGTTGATACTTAATTGAGGATTGTTCATCTTCAATATCTTCAAACCCAACTACACGGTTTAACCGTGACTTGATTGCCCTACCTTCCTTATAGTTTGAATAAATTTCTTTTCTTCTCTGTGAACCACCCTTACCATCAAAGACAACAACAACCCGTGTGGGATTAACCATACGGATTGTTGCTCCAAGAGACTTCAAGAAACCAGATAATCCACCAACATGAATACCATCTTCGTTTAATGTTGGGATGGCAGAAAATGTGCGTATAAAAAGGTTCATCCCATCTACAATCAAAACCTTACTATCACGATGATAGTTCTCTTGTTCTTGTTTTTCTGTTTCTATTTCTTGTAAAAGTCTTTGATATTTACGGTTCATACTTCATCTTGTAATAATGGTTCATCGGAAAGTGTTACGTCATCTATGCGTGCCTCATCCAGTTTCTTATATTTCATAATTACTTTCTCAGCGATTTCATCATAAACTATATCATACAATTGGGGATTACTCATAATCTTTTCAACAAATTCCTTTGATTGAAACTTAATGACTTCTCCAGTTCTTTTGTCTGTCCATGAATACCATGCACCAGATTGAGAAACAAGATTGTGTTCTTTCATCACAGTTAGCCATGATGAATAATCATCTATACCACTATCAAAATAAACTTCATATTCACATTCACGCAGCGGAGGACCTACTCTGTTCTTCACCAATTTCGCCTTAATCCTTGAACCAACAATTTCATCACGACCTTCTCTCTTTGCTTTTATGGCACCGATTGAAGAAAGACGAAGACGAACAGAAGCATGGAAAGGAATACCTTTACCACCAGGTGTTGTCCAAGGATCAGAAAATGCTGGAGCATTGAGTTTCTGACGAAGTTGATTTGTAATAATCAAACAAATACGCTCTCTACCGATAAGATTTGTAATCTTTCTCATTGCCTTTGAAATGATAAGTGCCTTTGCCGTAGCATAACCATCCTTATCAAAATCTGCAGCCATTTCTGTTTTAGTGGATGCACCGGCTATCGAATCAACTACTATCGTTACCAATCTATCTTTATCGGATGAACGAACCTTATCAATGATAACATCAACGGTTTCAAAAATATCTTCTACTGTTTCCAATGGAATGTATAACATATCTTTCAAGTTCAAACCGATTGCGGTTAGATATTCAGTTGATATTGCATTCTCGGTATCAATATAAACAGCAAGACCACCTTTCTTTTGTGTGTTAAGAAGTGCATGGGCTGCCAATAGAGATTTACCAGATTGTTCGAGACCTGTTATTTCAGATACACGACCAACAGGAAAACCACCATACTTACGATTAGAAATGGCCAAATCCAACATGGTTGAGCCAGTTCCTACCCATTCTTTTACTATCGTAGGTGCATCACTATCACCTTCAAGAAAGTAAGCAGTCTTAATGTTTTGAGTTTTGAATTGTTTGTTTATAGTTTCGGCAATGAGCCCACCGAGTTCATCGGAAAGATCACTCTTTGATTTTGCCATAACTCACCCTTATTAAAATAAATCATCAAATGTAACACCGACATCTTCTGCAGGTGTGTTTGAGCTGTCACTCTTTTCTTGTTTGTAATTGAGATCTTTTGATTCTTCTTCTTGTGAAGAAGCACCCATCCAAGTTTGTAACTGAATCTTCAAATCATCATAAGATGGTTCTGGATACAATTCTGTAATTTGTGGTTGTGACTTAATCTTTTCAAGAACTTCTGCACTTTCTGTAATAGGTGTTTCTTTTGGTTTAACACGAATACTTGTTTCTGCATAAGTCTTACCGGCTTCTTCTGGTGACTTAACGGTAACAACAATGTCACGACCAGATTTTGCATCAGACAAATCACCGTAATCAGGATCAACAAAGAAAGCAAGTAGTTCTTCATAAATTTGTTTACCAAATCCCCAAAACTTTACACCTTCATTTTCTTGACCACGAACAATAACAGGAACATAGATACGCATTTTGGGTTCCAATTTTCTACCCATTACCCAATCTTCTTTATCACCAGTTTGTTTAAGTTTTTCTGCAAACTCAACCACTGGATCAGGACGACCAAATGATGCAGGAGAAAGAATAGATCTCTTACCCAAATTGTAATGGAAATACAATTCGATAAACGGATTTTCTCTGTTATGAATGTAGGGAACAATTCTGATTTGAGTTTCACCCGGATCGGGTTTCCAAATGTTAGATGTGCGATTGTTTGTGTTTTTTAGAGAGTTCAAACGACTCTTGATTGCATCTAGGTTAATAGCCATGATGTTTCTCCAAATGTGTAATAAATAATGTTTAATCGTTACTAAAAGAATGTTATGTCTAATAGAACAATACTAATATATGAATTTAATGTTTAATAAGCAAGCAATTTTTATTTTATTCTATAAATAAATATGGGAAATCCGAAGATTTCCCATATTATCATTTATTGTATTTCATAAGTTCCTTTAATCTACGAACAATCGTTTCTGGTATTTTTTCCACATTGAATGTGTTATCAACCCAAGCTGGTGCATCATCTGTTTGAGGCATAACATCACGCTTTGGAGCACCTGCAACTGGAGGACTTTGTTTTTTCAATGTTTCTACATTACCCCAAATATAGTCCGCAATCGCTTCTGGTGTATCGCCTTTATCATATTTCTTAAACACTTCAACAACTGGCTCTTTTATATTATCAATAACATATTTTTTCAATTCACTCTCACCAACTTGAAACAGATTTACACCACCACCGGCTGCAGTTGGAACTGTTCCAGTTTGAGCAGCAATACCAATTTGAGTGGCTTTAAGTGCTTCGAGTGGTTTTTTAATATCCGTTAAATCAACTGCCTTTATCTTTGCATCAGGATTAAGACAGAATACTTGTGACCAACGGTGGTGTCCGTCAATAACAAATTTACCACCACCACCTGTTACAATTGATTTTCCAGCAGGTGCAACTACACCACCTTTCAAACAGGCCTCTGCACTTGCAGCATCTTTTAACGGATAGCTCAATGATTTATCCATAACAACTTCATTTTGAGTTGGCTGTAAATCTGTGCAAACAGGAGAAGCGGCAGATGTTTTAACTGGAGCATCTGACGATAAAGATTTTATGGCATCAACAAATTTAGGATCCTTTATATTATCACCCAGCTCTTTTACAAATGAAACATAATCTTTTTTAAGAATTTTTTTCAATTCTTCTTGTGCATCTTCTTCATTTAGTTTTACTTTAACTTCGTTTACTAAACTTTTCAATGAATTTTTCATCAACATTCTCTCTAAATCGTATTAACAAATTCTTCTTGTATTTTAAGTTCTTCTGGCGATGCCTGACCAGTTTTACCCCAATCTGGAAGAACAGACATTATATGAAATGCCTTAGCACTTCTAACATCTTTCATCCACTTTCCTGATGTTGGATTATCTTTATTTTTTAATATGTTCACATGATTTGCACCAGGAAAAACATATAATGGCATACCACTTTCTTTTGCCAACATCACAGAATGTTTTAATGGAACTATATTATCACTACCGCCGTGAATAATTGCACCGTTACCGCTAATTTCAGAACCAGTTAAAGTTACCGTTGGCCATTGTCTATTCCATGCAGGAGCAACAAGGTAAACGGTATCTGGCTTTTTTGCACCCATTGATAATGCCTGAAGAAGTATTGCTCCACCACGTGAATAAGCAATCAATGTTTTAGGATTTTCTTCATTCAAATACAATATCGCTTTTTCAATATCTTCGGTTGTTACACTTGTTGAGTCAGAAAAAGCAGGACATCCTGTATCTTGTTCTGGACTTGTCCATTCTACATTACACGCATCAACCCGCATATCTTTTGGTTTCATCCCATATCCATGAAATGCACCCTTTTCAATTTCAATTTCTTTTAGCAAGTCAATTAACTTAATCATTTTTATCTTATATTGTTTGATAACAAATGAGTTCTTACTATTTCTTTTATCTTCTTACGAAGTTTATTTTTTAATCTTTCTTCAACCTTATCTGATTTTTTTTGTGGTTCTTCCGATTCAGGAGGAACTTCATTAGTCTGAATAGCAGTATCTACTTCTTCTTGTATTTTCAAAGAAATTTTCTCAGCAACATGATTTAATTCTGACAAAAACATTTCTATAACTTCTTCATCTTCGGCCGTCAATCTTCTTTTAATAAAACCGGATATTTTTTCTGTTAATTTTTGAATATCATTTTCATGTTTTTCTTTTTCACTTTCAGTATATGGCATACTTTTTAATGAATTAACTGCCTTATAGAGTGTAATTAAATCTGAATTGTTATGGAATCTAGACGATATTGATTGTAACGAGTCCTTACCACTTCGGTATGAATCTGAATTAAACAATTTCTTAAATAAAAATTTTATAGATGAAGGACTTTCCTTTGGAAACATATACAATATATTACCCTTCCCCTTTTCTGCCAAATTTAATGCATCAATTAATACAATATAAGTAAAAGGACTAATTGCAGATTGCGATATTGATTCATTTACGATTTTTCTTTTCATTTTTTTACTCATGGTATTAGAGTTATTTTTGAGTCTTTTTGGATCAAATAAACACTTATACTTGTTTTTTTATTAAAAAAGTGTAATTTACCAGACATTGGCTTTTTATATTCGTAGCCAATTGATTTTAGTGCATCTATTATCTCATGTTCTTTATACTTACTAGCATCTATAACATTATCCGGAAGCATTGATATATCTGTTAGTTTCTTTTTTAGTTCATCAAAAATTGTATCAAATCCACTTGCTTCATTGATAAAGTTAAACTTGCAAAAAACATTTACAAGTTTTTTTGTAATTTCATTTATCAAATTTTCTTTGTTGTGTTTATTTTTCATGTTTTATCTTTTAATTGTTCTCATAATAAATATAGAATTGAAATTAAATTACCAATTATACACTCTAACTAAAAATATCTTAACAACACGGAAACCTTCTTTATTTTTAAGAAGTGCACAATTACGGTATCTTTCCCATTCAATAGGATATTTTTTATCAAGTATACCATTATTCAAATTCATTATCAATTCATTTAGAGCATTTATTGTGTATATCGTATTTGTTTCTCGTTTTTGATGAACCATTATTGAATTTGGGAGAAATTTTTTGTAACTATCCATTATGACATTATACGAAAGTATTACATCTTCTTTTGTATCAAAAGACTTAAAATGAAATACTTTGTTGTTTAATATAGAAAAATTTTCTTTTATATTATCCAAAGTTTCTTGAACTTGGTATTTTCTTGCAAAAGTACATACAAGCTGTGTCTTCAATAATTTTCTCTCATTTTTTGTAAATTTCCGCACTTAATATAAATATGTTCCTAAATTTGTTTAATGTTACCAAAATCCTCGCCAACATAAATTTTTATTGACATATTATCTGTCTCAAATGCAGACTGCAGAGTGTCAATTAAATCCATTTCATCTGGATGAATATCAAAAACAAAAGCATCATAAAGATACATCATAAACACAGACTTCTTATTTTGTAAATGTGGTAAAATACTTTTTATCTTACGGACATTGTATTCGGTTTCCAATGATTGAAGAACATAATTGAATACTTTATTAGGTGTTGCATCTTGAATATCTCTGAAATTCTTTTCGTAAAACCAAGACTTTACCATGCCATCGGTTTCATATAAGGAATACATTTCATCTATGAGTGCCTGAACTGATCTAAAGAAAGTGTGGTTCATAAATTCAGGCGTAATTGTTCCATATATGTTTTGAAATACTTTTGATTTGAATTGGTCATAGTCCATGTCCATATCCAAATCACTCTGTATCTGCTCATACGGATGATATTCAAATTGATAATCCAATATCTTAGCAAGTAGTTTTATATGGAACGCATCATAATCAAATTGAACTATCTTACCGCCTTCAAATCTTGAACTAATTTTATCTCTACTGCCGTCTTTCTTATTCATTGCAGAGAAATTAAAACCATCCCAAGCATTACTCGGTCTACCTGTTGCAGTATACCACATATAATTTTGTTTCTTCGTTTCATCGCCAACAAGAATATCATTCTTTTCTATTTCATGGAATACATTTATGAAATCATTACAGTAATCTATACAACTCTGTTCAATTGGGTTTTCTGTATAAACTCTCATAACATATTTTGCAATCTTTCTTGCCCATTCCAATTGTTTTGAAAGTGGTATGACATGACCTAAATCTTCTATTTTGTAAAATTTATTGGCGAGCGTTTCCATACCCTTCGGATAAAATTCTTTTGGATTGATATAGTCTGATGTATAATAATGTACATATGAATTTAGATCGATACCATCATTGAAACCGTTATATGCCAATGCTTTCTTATTGAATACAAGTGTTTTTGGATGCAATTTTATTTCATTTAACTTAATGTCTGTATCTACTTCATCTGGATGTGTAAAATTTATGTATTGTTCTTCCCCATCGGTAAATAGAAAATACATACCAATAATGCCAACTGCAGACGGGTGTTTGTTTGGATTGCTTGTAATTGGAATGCAAACCGAAGGTTTTTCTTGAAATGTCATAATAAAGTTTGTATATTAACAGTTAATACATGGTCGTGGATTGAATTGACCATCATATTTACTAAATTCTCTATAATTGTGCAATAGTTCTGCTAATATACGAAATTTTTTTGAATGCCGCAAAACAATTCTTCTATTGGTATCAACTACTCCAGGAGTAACTAATATATCATTTTTATAGACATCGTATTCAGGACCGGATAGTTTCCATGGAATAGCTATTAAACCATAAAGAAATTGGTTTATTCCACCATTTTTTGTGTTGTAAGTGGATGCCTGTTCTTGATCAATCTCATATAAAACTCTATCTTTCTCGTTTCTTTTATACACAAAAAATCTTTGTATAACACCCGCTTCCAACTCTTTTGTAGTTGGCCTTCTTTTAACAACAGATGGAGACCTGTATCTATAAAACTGTGTGTTTGTTCCCAACAGTTTTCTTTTTTCTCCGTTTGAAAACACAGTAAAATGTTTTAGATCAAGATACTTGAAATAACTAGCATTACCTTCTTTATATCTAATCAATCTTTTTGATTTAACAGGATCCCAATCTCTTTCTGTATATTTTTCACCTGTGGAATACTGATGATAATAACCACTATATTCTTTCCAATCATCAAGATACATCAATTCCTGTCCTTTGGTAAATAAGTTTTTAGTAATTTGATTTTCAGAATAAAATATCTTTTTTCTTGTTGCCATTACATACTCCGTTAAAGTGTTCCACTTCCGTCCATTTTCAATCTGGCTGCAGTATGTAATGTGGTTTCCCACATACCACCAGATATTTTATGTTCAATTTTTGTAATAACAAATACTAATTTATTATCAACATAAGTTTTCGGGACAAGATTTGTTGATATTACATCACCAAACCTAAATCCACTAACGCCATCTATCGTTATAGAAAAATCAACTGGATATAATGCCATATTTAACCAATGTGCATTTCCAGGACTTGTGGACATTTTTTTTAATTTTGCCAAATTTCCTCTAAACGCCTCACACCATGCATCATTGAATCCTGTTTTTGAAAAATTTTCAACCGCCTTTACTAATTTTTGTTGAACTGCCGCTGCATCGCCTCCAGACGCTGCATCTGCCTTTACTTCTATATTTGCAGGTTTATTTGCACCACGAGCTTTAACATAAGCAGCCGCTGCCATTGGTGCAGGTGGTTTTGACGATATATTAACATTCTTTATCAGTGGTCTATAAATATCTGCAGTAAATTTTAATGGTGTAACTTTATTCGTATGAGTTGATGATAAATTTGAATCTTCTATTGAAAGAATACACACTGCCAATTTACCATCAGCGTTTCCATCAAAATTGCTCGGTGGTTCGCATAAAACTGGTGATAATTGATACATTTCTCCAGAAGCAACATTTATTCTTTTCAATAATGTTTCAAACCAATTTGTTAAGTTTTTATAGAAAACATTTGCAGAATTTTCTTGAATAAAATTTTTGAAAGTTTCTTTTATGTAGTCTGTTCCAATCAATATGCCGCCTATGTTTATGTCATTTCCATTGACAAATGCAGCATCTTTATACTGTGGTACACAGTCTCCGTATTTTCCCATAACAGCTGAATCAGGAAATACAACATCAATTGGAAATGCAGACTGTATTGGTAATTTTTGTGTTATATTACCTTCAACCGCGACTTTGAATACTTTTCCCAAACCACCGCCGCCACCTTCAAATTTTTCTATTATCTTATTTGCGAAATCAACAAGACTATAAACATTCACATACCAAAATGGTTTAACAGCAGCTGATTCAGGCGGTGGTGGTGGTGGATCTGGGTTTTCAACTTCATCCTCCTCACCATCGGATTCTTGATACGGCCATGCAATTCCAACATAGTCTAACATTTTGCTAACCGTGTTACCAGCAGCAAGATCAAATACTTCTCCTGCAGCAGCAGGAACCCAAGTTGGTATACCAGCTCCACCTGATGAATCTGGCGGTGGAGTTGGCACATCTCCATCAGTTCCTGCTGCTCCCTCTTCTTTTCCAGTTCCTAAATCTGCATCAATAATAGATGCCAAATTATTTCCTTCAACAACAACTTTTGCTGGATCTGTTACTTCACCAGCAGCACCTTCCTCTGATTTTGTTGATTGATCTCCAGAAGCACCAACTGCAATAGTTGCGGCCGATACAATAGATATTGTTGCTGATAATGATAAGTCTACATTGAATGACCAATTGAAATTACTTATTATTCCAGTAAATGCCTGTTTACAGGCAGGACCACCATAGCTCCATCCCCAAGACATTTTAACTTCTTTTCCTGGAACAAAATATGCACTATCAACCCCTTTCATAGAAAATCCACCAGCACTTATTTCCGGCCAAAATGAAAATGCAAAGTTTCCTCGTAAAAGAGATCCAATTGTTCCATCATTAGTTACATCAATAGACGTTAATAAAGGAAATCTTGGCAAATTATTTGAGTTGTATAATTTTAATGCACCACTTTTATCACTCATAACTCTGTCACCTGGAAATCCAAGAGGAATGCCCCCACCAACAACATGACCATATGCGGTTTTTCCATATGACCATTCTACTGCTTTTGTATTTTTTCCACCACGAACTCTAGTTCCTACCTGTGTTGCTCTAGCAGCCAATTCACCCTTTACACTTCCACCAACATTATGATAAAAGGGATTATCATATCCACTACTCCATTTTGGCATAAAATATTATCTCCAATTATTGTAACCATCTAATAAGGAAGCTATACCGGTATCTTCTTGATAATACGGTATTCTTATCACTAATCCAGCAGGAACATCAAGACTACCTTTACCTAAATTATTTGCCTTAGCAATAACAAACCACAATGATTCATCATTATAGTATTCTTTTGCCAATATATCCAATCTGTCACCTTCTTGTGAAAGAATTTGTGTATCTTCCGCTTTATTAAAATTTGGATAAAAAACAGTAGATAGTCTTCTGACGAATTTATTTATTCCGTCAGATTCTATCTTTCTAGCATTTTGAACAATATATGTTCCACCATATCTTTTTGACATAATTCCTCTTATGTAAATGATTTCAATATCACTTTAATAAATATCTATACTGTATTATTTACCATTTATTTCTTCTTCTTTCCTTTCTTTTTCTTTTTGGAATTAGTAGCAGGAGTTTCAATTCATGGCGTGTTACCAACTTGTGCATTAGCAGCATTCGCTTGTTCTAAAGCATCCGCTTGTGTTTGATCCATAGCAGTCCCAGCAAGCATAGAATCTAATTGATCTGATGTATTACCAGACGGATATGTTCCTGGATCTGGTACATTTATAGGTTCTTCTGGTCTTGCCAAACTAAATCCACCGGTATTTTGCTGTTGACCAGTTAAATTTGGAACCAAATTCTGTGCACTAACATCAGGATTTGTTCCTGTTGCAGCCGGAAGGTTTGCATTAGGAGTTCCTGTTTGTGGAACATTTGTTGAACCACCATTTTGTTGATTTGCGGCATCGCCTGTTCTTACTTCTTCTTTCGCAACAAAACCAACATCGCCTATTGTATCTTTTTGAGTATCTTCTCTTGCTGTTTCATCAACAACTGGAATTTGTGTTTCTGTTTCTGGCATTGGTGATGACAATTGAGTATCATCCAATTCAGGAACACTCTGTAAATCTTCTGATGCATCAAAAGCTCTGAAGTAATTTACTTTGTTTGCCGCCTTCGGTAAAAGTCCTGTTTCCAGTGTAGCATCACTATCATCATATAGTGAATACATAACACCATTATATTCTGGTCTGTAAACACCAACCGGAGTAAATCCAACAGAAACTTCTATTGTTTTTGGTAATTGTAAAACGCCAGGATTTGATAAATTCAAATTACCGGCTTTAACATTTGATTTTCTATCGCCTTCAAGGTGTGCAGTTTCCCATGTAGTTCCAACATTGTCAAAACTATATGATAATGAACTTATGAAACCTGGCATTTTTCTATACAAATGACCTATATTCAAACGAATCATAGGTCCACGAATTAGTCCACCCTTTGTATATTCGGGTGCAGTCCATGACGATAAAAAGTTCAATTTACGCCACGATGCTTTCATTTCATCGCGAGATCCAATATGAACAACAAATCCAAAATTTATATTTCTTTCATATCCATCATAAACATAGAGTGGATCTCCTCTACCCATATATTTTACAGGATTCCATTTTGGATTATGACTTTCATTTATATTATTAAAAGTTGCTCTAAATGCTATTATTTCTGCAGGACGATTTACTCCACCGGATGCAATTTTCAAACCGGTGAAATAAAATTCAATCATATCATTTGTACCTGGAATAGATTCATTATTATATTTTCCCTTTTCATATACCAAATCGGTTGTTATATTTTTTGATACTTTTCTGTAATCCAATATGTTTATCCTATCTCCTCTGAATTGACGACCTGGTTTTAATTTTGCTATTCCAGATTGTGTTTTTGAATCTTTAACATAAAGCAAATTTGTAATTGCCGGTATATTTCTTTGAGAACCTGGTTCACCATGTGCACCCAAACCGAAATACTTTTCCAAATTTCTAGAGTGAAATTTAGCAAATCTTGGATCAGATACAAAGTATTCTTTATCTGCTGTATCTGGAACAGTTGTTACTTGACCGTCTGATCCTGTAACTTGGCTTGCTGATCCACCGGCATATACATCCCATCTAAAATCATTATATTTTCTAAATCTGTTTGGAACACTTGGATCTGCTTTTTTCAAATTACTATATGTTGCAGTTAAATACTTTTTTAATGGATTTAATTCATCCGGAGATGATTGATTTATTTTTTCATTAGGAATAGTTGCAACACCTGCATTTACAAAATCTGTTCTACGAACTCTATCTACTATTGTTCTTCTTGAAGGATCGTAAGGATCCAATTGTTTAATTCTTTGTATAGACTGATTTTGTAATTTTATAGGACTTGGTAAAATAGTTGATGGCGAAGAAGATTCTTCTAACGGTCCATTTAATATCTCTGATAATTTTCTTATTGAACCAAAAACCTTTTTATCCGTTTCAATAAAATCATTTACTATTTCTTGCGAGTATGTATTACTATCCTCACCAGTAAAATCTGTATAACTATAATACTGATTTCTTCTGGCGGTTAAAGGAAATTTTGGATTTTTACCGCTTGTTATACTCCAAGGTGGTGCAGTGTATGCACTTGTTGGTGTGCTCGTTGATGGTCCACCTGTTGGTGAAGTTGCTGCTGGAGCGCCATTTGTTGGTGGTGTTCCAGTAGTTGATACAGTAGCACCTGCACCTGGAGGTGGAGTTGTTGTGCTTGGAGCAGTTGGACCATATTCTGACGGTGCAGCAGCAGTATTAACTATATCTGATTCAGGAAGAAGTGGACTTGTGCTATAATAAACTAAATGTGGATGTCTTGATTTTCTTATTGTAGTTCCACCAATTCCTAATGGAGCATTGGGTCCTCCAAAATTACTAGATATTCTGCCTATGTTTGGTTCTAATGAATTATCCCGTGATACATTTGTCACCGGTTGAAAGGAATTTGGTAATAATTCTTTCATCAAACCGATCAATCTGTTGTAGTCTGTTTGATCACCGTCACCGTCTGGTGTTTCTAATGATTTCCAAATATCAGATGTTGGATCCGGCCAAGACTTATATTCACGAATTTTTGTTGTATCTTCATATTTGTTTAATTGAGCAGAATCAATTGCACCCAAAATACTATGTCTTGGTATTCTCAAACCAATTGGTGATCCACCAACATTTGCAATCAAAGCAAGTGGATTGTATATTTGTGTTGGAGACATACCTAATGTTGTAATTGATGAAAGTGTGTCTATAATGCCTTGAGAAGGTCTAGTATCTACGCTTGGATTCATCAATTGTAAACCGACTTGTTTTGCAAGAAATAACAATCCTTTTGCAGATAATAAAAACTTACCTATACGGAAAACATCCTGAACTATTCTTTCCGCAGCAGTAACCGCACCACCCCTAACGAGACCTTCATCAAATCCTATTCCAAATCCCCATCGTTGTCCTATATCTCTTAAAACATATGGTTGATCAAAACCAAAATCTTTATTGTATGAATCATCCCTTAAATTAAATTTAGTATATTGAACATCAAGTGGTGTTGGTGATTTTTTTGTAATTGCCCATTTTGCCAAATAACCTTTACTTTCCGTAACATCTTTCATTGTTTTTGCATACGGGTTGCCATAATAACTCGGTTCAGCATTAACTTTTGAGTCAGGAACTTGATTTGTTAGTGATGCTAGAACACCAGCGGATGACCATGACTTTTTAGCAAAAGTTACAGGTGCATATTTTTCTCTATCGGATATTGATATTCCACCGGCTGATCTTTTAATTTCTAATCCTGTTCTAGATCCTGGATCAGAATTGTAAACTAATTCTGGTTTTATTATTGGATAAAGCGTCTCTGCAAAAGAGTTCATCTTAACCATAAATCCACTTTTTTCAAATGGAGTAAAACCAAAGAAATTAGTTGTAGGTTTATCATTTACAGGTGATTTATTAGGACCACTTTCCGTTGATAATGATGAATAACCCGAAGAAAGTTGTGTATTTGCCTTATTATCAAAAAATGTTACAAACCCTGCATCCGCAGTTGTGTTACGACCTACACCATTTGGATTTGGTATACTATTTCTTACAATTGGTCCTATTCCAAAATACTTAACATTTGGTGCCTCAGACCTAGCACCTTTCCAATTATAGTTTCCAAAATCTGGAGTATAAAATGTTTGATATAAAGCACTTAATGTTTTGAAACCCTGACCAGCTTCATCTGTAATATAATCAACATTTGGTGCTTCAGATCTACCACCTTTCCAAGTAAACAAACTACTTTCGGAATTATATTTACTTTCAAGTAATGGTGGAAACAGTCCAAATCCAGGTGCATTTTGATTTACAAAATAATCAACTGCAGGAGCATTGCTTCTTGCTCCCTTAAATGTAAATTGTGATATGTCTTGGGTATATTCGGATGCAAGTGGTGCAGCAAAAGTTGTAAAACCACCACCTTGATCATTAACCAAAAAATTTACTGCGGGAGCAGCATCTCTACCACCTTTCCACGTAAATTCACTAATATCTTCGGTGTATTCACTTTCAAGTTTTGGGGCTTTTAATGTAAAACCTTTGTTGTAACTATCGGGAAAATAGTTCACCGGAATAGGTTGGCTACCCTTAAAAGTAAATTTTGAAATATCTTTTTTATATTCGGACTCTAATGCCTTTGGGAATTTTGTAAAACCAGGTGCACTTTCATTTCCAAAAAAATCAACAGTCTTTGCGGCATCTCTGCCTCCATTCCAATCGAACTCTGATGAATCTTTTACATATTTTGTTTGTAATTTTTCAGCTTTTCTATGAAATCCAGCAGTTGTAAATTTTCCAGCTTTATCAAAATAATTTACTTCCGGTGCAGAACCAGGACCGCCATCCCAATCAAATTCAGAAGATTCTTTTATGTATTTTGTATCAAGTTTTTCAGCTAAACGATGGAATCCTTTTGTGGTAAATTTACCACCTATATCGAAATAGTTTACTTCTGGTGCAGAACTACGACCACCATCCCAATCAAATTCAGAAGATTCTTTTATGTATTTTGTATCAAACTTTTGAGCTAATCTATGGAATCCAATAGTCGTAAATTTACCAGGCAAATCAAAATAATTAACTTCTGGAGATTGACTTCTTCCACCATCCCAATCAAATTCAGAAGATTCTTTTATGTATTTTGTATCAAACTTTTGTGCAAAAGTATGAAAACCTACGGTGGAATGTCTACTATTTAGGTCAAAATAGTTTACAGCAGGAGCATCTAATCTAAATCCATCCCAATCAAATTCAGAAGATTCTTTTATGTATTTTGTATCAAACTTTTGTGCAAAAGTATGAAAACCAACTGTTGTATTTTTTCCAGTTAAATCAAAATAATTTATTGCAGGAGCATCTGATCTAAATCCATCCCAATTAAATTGAGAAGAATCCTTTATGTATTTTGATATTTGAAATTGAGTAAATGTATTAAAACCTTCTGTTGTGTGTTGTTTCAATAAATCTAAATAATTTACAGCAGGTGCCTGACTTCTATCACCATTCCAATCATATATTGAAGACTCTGGAATATATTTGGTTATACCTAATTGAGAAAATTTGTGAAAACCCTCTGTTGTATTTTTTACAGTCAAATCAAAATAATTTACAGTTGGTGCATTATCTCTAGTTCCATCCCAATCATATATTGAAGAATCTGGAATATATTTTGTTTCCAATGATTGTGCAAGTATATGAAAACCCACATTTGTATTTTTTGTAGTTAAATCAAAATAGTTTACGGCAGGTGCAGTAGTTCTGTCTCCATCCCAATCATAGATAGAAGTTTCTGGAATATATTTTGAATCATACAATTGAGCAAATGTTTGAAAACCAGCATTTGTATTTTGTGATGTCAAATCAAAATAATTTATTGCAGGTGCTGATCCTCTATCCCCATCCCAATCATGTATAGAAGTTTCTGGAATATATTTTGAATCATACAATTGAGCAAATGTATGAAATCCAGTATTAGTATTTTGCCCCTCTCTATCAAAATAGTTTACAGCAGGTGCACTTGTGACTACCCCTTTCCAAGTAAAATCTGATGAATCTGCAATATATTTTGAATCATACAATTGAGCAAGTCTACCGAATCCAAGTGTTGTATATTTGTTTGTAATATCAAAATAATTTACTTCTGGAGAACTTGCACCATTTCCATCCCAATCGTGAACCGAAGATTCCATGATATATTTTGTATCATACAATTGTGGAAATCTATTAAATCCAGATGTTGTATTTAATTTTTTTATATCAAAGAAATCTACTTCAGGAGCACTATCAGATTTTCCAGTCCAAGCAAATATAGAACTATCTGGTTTATATTCTGTCTCATACTGTAATGCAAAAGTTGTAAAACCACTAGTTGTAAACTTTGAATTTTGATCAAAGAAATCTGTTTGTGGTATATTTGCAAAACTAAACTTTGAAGAATTTGGAATATACTCTGAAACATTTGGTTGAGCAAATGTTGTAAATCCAGTTGCATTATCATCTACCATAAAACTAACTGCTGGAGCAGCAGCAGTTTTACCATTCCACCCATATATTGAAGATCCAATTATTTTACTATCACCTATTTGTTGTCTTGCTGTAAAACCAACTACATTATTATTCTGAAAGAAATTTACTTCTTGTGTTCCAATTACAGAAAATTTTGATACTGATGGATCTTCATTTCTTCCAGATGGATTTGTCTTTTGAATAGAATCTATATTGTAAATGGTATTATCTTCAAGTTGTATTGATTGTAAATCATATTTTATAGTATCAACAATTTGTGATGGAGACATTTCCATCAATCTTGATATTGGAACATATCTCAACGGTTCATCATCAAAATTAAGAGATGTTGTATCTTCCAATAATTTTGAAGACAAATCAACTTTCAATATCTTTGTATCTGGAATAGTAACAAAACCATCAACTGGCAATTCCGTGAGTATTTCAACAGTTTGATCAGTTCTATCTATTGATAAAGGATTTCTTTCTAATGCTATGTTTGGATTGATAACATTATTTATCGGTGAAAACAAATCAGAATTTATTACAACAGATTGTGCAGATAAGTCTGCAAATAAAGGTTTTCGTATTATTAAAACATTTGGATTTTCTATATTATCCGATGCATCATCTGGATTTATCAATAACTCCGGACTTTGTTCAGACCTATCCAATGATAAAGGTTTCCTTTGAATTTGTATATTTGGATTTTCTATATTATCCGAAGCATCATTAGGATTTTTTGTTAATTCGGGTGATGATAATTCCAATCCTGATGTTAATTGTGAATCTTCTGGATTGACATTAGAATCATTATTATTTGTTCCATGTTGTTGTTTTTCTATTTTAATTTCAGATTTATTCAACATACTGACGAATTGTTCCTGGCGAATTTCACCAAACTTTGATGCAATTTGTTCAATGGATATTCTACTAAAATTTAAGTCTGTGAATGTCTTGTTTATGCTAGAATACTTTGATACAGAATTTACTAAACCGTTTTCTATAACATTTTTAATAATATCATCAAACTTTGAGGTTTCCAAATAATTCTCAATAGGTTGTGTTTTGAAAGTGCGAATATCATCTAACTTTGTTGTTTCTAACCTATTTTCAATTGGGGATGTATTAAATGCCTTTGTATCATCCAATTTTGTTGAACTTAACCTATTTTCAATTGGAGATGTATTAAATGCCTTTGTATCATCAAGTTTAGTAGAACTTAATCTACTTTCTAATGATTTTGTTTTGAAAGGTTTTATATCATCAAATTTTGTTTTACTAAGCAATGATGATACACTTTGGGTTTTAGGTGCAGAAATATCAGGTGACATTTCAGCCAATTTATCAGTTATTGGTTGTAATGTTGCAAAATTTTTGCCGTCTTTCGCTTTTGATGCCTCAGGAGTTATTTTATCTTCGCGTGAAACTTCGGAACGAAATTTGGATAAATCTGATCTTAAATCTACCAATGGCATTACTTTTCCTATTTGTTTACTATAAATATAAAAATTGATAGATTGTTATACTCTACGACCATAAGTATTATCTATTGCTACATTGTAAGTTTTTCTTACATCTATTTTACTTTGAATTTCCTCAACAGTCTTATCACCAATTTTTATTATAGTTGGTTGCGAAGTTATTGAAGACATTATTCCGATTAACTTTTCAAGTTTTTCAACAACAGGATCTTGACCACCCTTTCCTTCTTTACCAGCAGTAGCAGCTGAATTTGCCATTGGCGAGGATGACATTCCAGTTGCAGGTGATGCAGCACTTTGTGGAATCGATGTTGCCTGTACAGCAGCAGGTGTTGATTTTTCTCCACCACCGCCACCAAACAGAGATGATATACCAGAAACAACACCACCTATTCCTGGCAATGATGTTGCCATTGAAGATATACTACCAACAATTGAACTTATGGTTTCTCCAACTTTTTGTATAGGTTCAAGTAATGCACCTATCTTCGCATCAATTGATTGTAAAACTGCAAGTTGTGAGTCTGTGCCACCAGCGGCAGTGGTTGCACCACCCATCGAGTCCATTGCTGAACCAATCTGTTTAGTTGCACTTGCACTAGCAACTACTGAACCCTGTGGTAGAGATACAACTTCTGGTCCTTTTTCACCAACAAGTGTAGCACCACCCTTTGTTATTGTACCACCCGTTGCCGCCGCACCAATTTTCTTTTCACCTTCTGCACCCTTAGCGGCTTCATCTCCTCCGCCCGCAAATGGATTTAGTGAATCTGGAAGAAAATCCAACATTCCTTTTGCCGCATCTTTTATCGTATCACCCAAACCGGAAAACATACCTGTAAATTTGTCAAACAGGTCTTGAACTAAATTAAATGGTGCCATTATGAAATCAAGAATTGCCTTACCTATTGTTTCTATTCCACCTTTGAAATCACCGGTAAACATTTTTATTATACCGTCTATCAAACCTTTTGCTAAATCAAATGGTCTCATTATGAACTTCAAAATGGAACCACCTATGTCCATTATGAAACCACCAATTTTTTTGAAAACATCTGTAATGTTATTGAAAAATCCATCAACTTGTTCAGTTAATTTTGTTCCAAAAACCGCATCAATTACAGTTGCAATACTGCCCCAAATTAGTTTAGGTATTCCTAAAAATATGTTAATAACATTATCTATTATGGAATCTCCAATTTGCTTTAAGCCACCTTCAAAATCACCTGTGAACATTTTTATTATTCCACCAAATAAATCTTTCAAAATGTTAAATGGTGCCATAATAAAATCAATTATTTTACCACCCACCCCAAAAATAATATTACCAACTGTTTCTTTTATCCACTTAAATACTTCATCAAGTCCTGCAGTCAAATTTGTTCCGAATAATGCATCAATTACACCAGTAACCATTCCTAAAATTTTCTTCGGAACACCAAGAAAATATTCAACCAATAAATTACCTGCGGATTGAGCTGCACCTTTGAAATCACCTGTAAATAATTTTACTACAAAACCAATACCTTCTGTTATTAGTGTTATTGGTTTTAATATGAATGATAATAGATATTTACCGATTGCATTGATTGCAGGTTGTAGTCTTTCAAACAATGCCTTAACACCATCCATAATTCCACCGAACTTACTACCAGTTTCAGTTGCACTCTGTAATGGAGTAAATGCCTTTGATATAGTTTCACTTATACCCTTAAAAACATCCCAAATAGGACTTATCACTGCCTTCCAAAATAGTTTAGCAGGAGTTATTAAGCTAGTTATTAAACCCTTACCTATTTCTATAACTGTTCCTTGAATAAAGTCCATAACTTTACCGATACCATCGAATATGGCAGACAATCCTGCACCTGACTTTTCACCTGTGTCCATTACTGAAAATACTTCTTGGATTGCATCTATTATAGGTTGTATCAAAGCAAAAACAAGTTTTAATGGAAACATAAATGACTTGAATATCAATTTACCAATACCAATCAATATAGTAAATACGGGTTTAATTGCACTCATAATACCATCAAATGTATCAATTAAACTAGATCCACCACTTTCGGCATCAAACATTGCATGAACCATATCAACAAGCGGTGTTATCAATTTTTCAGCAGATTGCTGGATTTTTTTCATTACATCGCCGAGTTTTTCTGCAAAAGTTGCAGAATCTTTTTCAGCAGCCAGTGCTAATAATTTATCAGCAGCACCTTTTTTTCCAAGAGCTAATTGTGCCTCAGCTTCTTTTCTCAATCCTTCTGCATTTTGTAGATGTTTTTGTTCAAGCATTTCAGAAGAAAGCCCAACATCTTTCAACTCTTGTGCCTTAGTAAGCATAGTAGTCATTTCTTCAACAGACATACCCATGGCCTCTGCCATTGACTTTTGTTGAATACGATTCATTTCAGTAAATTCTTGTAATGATCCAGCTTCTTCCAACAACGTATCTTGCAGTTTACCGATTTCACCACTTAATGCATATTCTCTAGCTTTATCCAAATTCAAATTTTTACCGGTTAATACTCTGGCTTCCATTTCTTTAGCAAGTGATGTTTCTATATCTAATAAACCATCACCAATTTCTTGAACTTTTTTCAAATCTGTTCCAAGTAATTTTGCCTTTTGAGCGGCTTTAACCAATGCATCGGATCCACCCTTAAATGCAACAGCAACTTCTTTTGGAACGGAAGCAAGTGCTTTCATTGCAGCTCTATCGGTCATAAGACCTTTGCCCATTTTAACAGTTGAATTTGTTAAATCACCAATAGATTTTCCAGTAATTGCAGACAATGTTTTTATATTATCAACCTCTTCTGCACTCATACCAAATTTTTCTGTTAATACTGCCGTATCTTGAACAAGTTGTTTCATTTTTTGACTAGCTGCACCAGTTCCTTTTGCAATAGAAGCAACATCTAATCCACCCATTGATTCACTAACAGTAGCCATTGATTTAGCAAGTTCGCCTGCATTTAATCCTGTTAGTTTCATTTCACCAGACATCTTTTTTGCAAGCTCATAGGTTTCTCTTGCTTCTTTTTTATTTCCGCCCATGGACTTTTGGACTTCTGAAACCTCTTTATCTACACCGGCAAATGCAGCAATTATCAACCCAACGGCAGCAAGAATACCAAATATAACAGCTTGAGGACCCGCCAATAGTGCCATGCCAAATTGTTTAGCAGCAAGACCTAATGCCTTAAACCCAGCAAGTCCGCCCGCTTGAAATCCAGTCATTACATTAGTAAGAGCTCCACCTAAATTTTTTGTTATATTTTCTTTGAATTTATCAAAACCTAGAGTTTTTATTAATGCACCGCCACCTGGTATTTTTTTAACAGAACCTTCAACCCCATCAAATACTTTATTGAAACCAGTTGAATCAACAAGTTCTTTCATTTCTTGTGTTTTTTTTATTATTTCTTGTTGTTTTGTGGCTTCTTTCTCATTGAGTGCATTGGATTCTTGTTTAGCAGAAATAATTGCATCCAATCCTTCTTTTTGTTTTTGATAAAATTTAACAGCTTCCATATCCCTTTTTGCTGTTGCATCCATTATGTCCATTTCAATGTTACGGATACCGATTTCTTCTCGTTTTGTATCTAACTGTTTATATGAACCCTTTACAGCTGCTTGAGTAGCGTCTGCCATGTCTTCTTGGACTTCGGACAACAAAACACTTGTCTGATAATCCAATTTTATGAATTTGAGGTTTTCTAATCTTTGTGATGCATTTTGTGTAGCGGCTTGTGCTAAAGCATCTTGACGTGATTGTAGTGTGTTGTTTATGTATTCTTCTAGTTTTATTTGTGCAGAAGAATTTTTAAGTAATTCTTTCCCCTTTGATTCAACAGACTCTTTATTTTTTTGTATTTCTACTTCATATCTATTTAATTCTTTTTCAATGTTTAGAATTTCACTTTGTTGTATTTTTATTTTTTCGGCTTCTTTTTCAAGTTGTTTATTTGATTTGAGCATTTCTTGCGTTCTATCAAGTGAATCTTCTTGCAAATCAAGAATAGATTGACTTATTTCTTCTCTCTTTTCATCAGACTCTAAAACTTTTCCGTTAATATCTACTATTTCTTTTGTTATACCCCTTTTTTGTTTTTCTAAATCTAATAGCTGAAATTGAATTTGTGAAGCTTCTTTCAAATTAACAACATCTTCCGATGAAAGTATTTTTAATCTTTCTCGTAACGCGATGAGTTCTTTTGTAATTTCCGCCTCAATTTTTCGCAAATTGCTAATTTCTTCGGCGGTTTTTTTGTCTACTTTATCTGCCATTTATTCAAAGAAAAATTAAAAAAAATAGTTCGTATACATAAATATACGAACTATGATTATTTCGGACTAAATACCGGTCTATTGACTTTATTTGTAGATGGGTTTGTTTCTTTCATTTTATTATTTTGTTCTTCAACAAATTTTGTTATTTGTTGAATATAAAATCTACGAAGATGAATAGGCATTTCATATACCTCATTCCAAGTAAACCCACCTTGACCGTGATAGCAAAGACTAAAAATTTCTTGATGTAAACCTAGTTTATACTCAATTCCCAGGCCAAAAAAATGAAACTCCCATTGGGATGTCTAACTCCTTTACCTCACCAGTTACATCTGAAATAAATGTATATGTCAAATCAAGGTCAGGTGATATTGATTTGATATATTGTCTTAATGCCCTCGAATCTGCCGCAAAAAGCTCGTTATCAACAAAATTATTTATATTTGCTCTTCCAGAATCACCATCAACTGCAATAATGAGATGTTTGAGTCTTGTTGTTAATTCTTTATCAATTCCAGTTCTAGCAAAACTTTTATTCATCGATTTAATTTCAGATTGAATTTCTTTTTCTAACCTATGAGTCATAAGACGGAATGTTACAACTCTTTTTGAATTTGGAAGTTCATAGTCAAATTCATTTTTTCGAGACTGAAATAAGCTATAATCGACCTCCTTGTGCTCGATTTCAGTTAAATCTATTGTTACTTTTTGTTTTGTTCCAGTAGAAAATGGATCTTCAACTTCAACTACATAATCTTTACCATAACCTAAAATCCTCGCAGCAACCATAATTGCATTTTTATCACCAACATATAAATCATTATAGTCTATTGATGTAACAATCAAAGACTCAAACAACTTATCCAACACCACACCTTGTTTAATCAAGTTTTGTGATGTTAATATATCTTCTTCACGAGCAGTCATATATTTCATTTCAATCACACCATTAGATAATGGATTCCCTTCGTGATACAATAAACCTCTTGAAGGCAAAGGTATAATTTCTGTTGGAAATTTTGATTTCTTTACTTCGGTTTGTTTGTGTTCTGAAAGAAGTTGTGCTTTAATATCTGCATCTGAAACTGTTTCTTCTGTGGGTAAATCATACCCAGTTGGAATTTTTGTCATAACTAATCCTATAACATTGTTTGTAATAAAACATTCTAATTTACTAATATAAATATGGGTATACCGAAAAAATCAGCATACCCGTATTTTTTATTTCATCATTAATATAATAATACAAATTGTATTAGTATTGAAGGATAGCATAATCGTATGCAAGTGTGAGAGAAATCTCAACAAATGCATCAGAAGACCAATCCATATCACCGAATGTAGTTGCAGTAATGAAAGCACCTTTGAGTGTCCATTCTTCAACCTTATCACCAACAGGTCCAAGAACATGAAATGTTATGTCTTTCTTGTAAAAGTCAGAATAACCATCACGACCTGTTACTGATTCATGTGATAAACGAACCCACTCCATAACTGCCTGTGCCGCTGATGGAACAATTGGATCATAGAGTTTAATAGAAACATCTTGCCATTCACCCTTACCTTTAACTTTTCTTTTAATGTTAATGTGATCCAATGTTATGGGATTAAAACTGATATTTGGGCGACCAGCACCTTTTATCAAATAAGCCGGAACTCCCTCAATATACATAATAAAACGATTTTGTAATTTCGGCTCAAACGGAGTAAAAAACACTTCCGTGGGATCAAGTAATTCAGCCATTTATATCTCCAAATTAAAATTATTCTTTTAGATAAATATACACATTTCAAAAAATGTTGGGAAGAGTATTTCATCTCCCCATTTAATTCAATTAAGCACCTGGAAATGCCGCACCTGTTGATTGAATGTTGAAATCAAGAATGATAAATTCAGCAGTCTTTGCAGGTTGTAGATATAATTGTCCATAAAGAATGTTACGGTCAATAATATCCGGCGTATTGTTACTTTCATCCATGATAACACGGAAGGCATATAGACCTTGGCGTTGTTGGATTGATTCAAGATATGGGTTCACAATGTTCAAGAAACGAGTTCTTGTTTGTGATGTGTTTTGTTCAAACACAAGGTATCTTGTAGAAGAAGCAATAAACTTTTTAGAAGCAATCAAGAGTCTGCGAACATTGATACGGTCAAGTGCAGATGGGCGACCTTGAAGTGTTTTTTGTCCCCATACACAAACGCCTGTTGCAGGAAATACTGCAATAGGATTTATTCTTGCCTCGTATAATGTATCTCTTTCAGCTTGTGTTAATCTGGTTTTAACTTCAACAACTTCTGTCAAACCACCGCGATTAAGACCAGCAGGCGCAAACCATTCAGCGGCAACACGGTCATTGAATGCAATAACGCCAGGAAGAACAACAGAAGGTGGAACCCAAATAGGTTTGTTTTTATCGAAGTCAATAATTTTAACCCAAGGATAATATGTAGCAGCATAATTTGTGTCAAGACCTTCTGAATTGGATGTTGCACTTGCAATATTATCATTTATTCCAATTGAATCCATTACATAGAAAGCATCACCACGATTTTCACACATATCAATACCATATGTTGTTATTGCAGAATGCAATGAGTGTAATACACCTGGCATAGCAATCAAGTTAATATCAAATTCGTCTGCATTAGAAACGGCATCAATTGCCTTTTTGTAAGCAACATATCCGTCAGCAGATGAATTTGAAATGTCAAATCCTTGTGTGTTTCCAGCTTCAATATATGTTCCTGTTTTCTTTTGTATATTTGGCTTATTACCGTCAAATCCACCTTGGAATGGCAACATAAATTTACGAGAATCAAGAGCAGTATTTGTAGTTAAATCAATTGATGAACTATAAGCAGTTGCACTTGATGGGAAACTTGCACCCGCATTTTGTTCATAATCGCCAAGGTAGAAGTCTTCATTAGATCCTGTTGTTTGATTATCAGAAATAGGCAATGGTCTTAAATAGTTAAAGTTATCTGTATTTGAGAAATCATAATCGAATCCCCAGTAAACTCTTCTATTGTAAGCACCGCCAATTGTTTGGTCTGTTACATAAGATGCAGAAGGTGGTTGTGTAAATGCACTTGGTATTGGTGATATGAGAGCACGGAAACCAAATGGAACTAGGTTAGGTGAAACGCCACCATTAGTTACTGCATCTGTTGTTTCAACACGAATATATTTTGATTTATTAGAATAGTCACCATTAACAACAACTTTACCTTCATCTGTGATTGTTATGTATCTATCACCGATAACTCTAGCAATATATTTTGGTGAATTTGAATCAAGATTACACTTAAATGTTTCAATAACAGAAGGACGAATATCCTCGTCTTCGTAATTGAATGGAGTTTGTGGTAATTTAGATTGATCAACATATCTAACAACAACATCAAAATCACCATATTCAGAACCAGCAATCGAACCAGCAGGACGAATGTTTGCAATACCAACCTTTATTTCATAGTTTGAATGAACACCATGAGAAAGAGTGTGGAATCGGAACAAGTCTGATGCACTTGCACCAACTTTTTGTGATGTCACCCAAGGTGTAGATGCTTCTAAATAATCTTGCAAAAAGTCCCAAGGTGCACCACTTGATCCAGTTTCAATCAATACAGTTGTTAGGGGATCAGCAGCAATAGATGCAGATGCCTGTTGTCTAAAATTAACATAATTGTAAACTGCATGTGTTCCATACGGGTTATACCCATATAAATCGCCGATATATGAAGTATTTTCAGGATTGATAGATGAACTAAAAGGCACACCATCTTCATTTGTTGCATTTGTAAAGAATGAAACATCTGTTGTAAAGTCACCAGCAACAGTTATTACAAAACTACCACTTGCATTTGCAGTGATAGTGGAATCAGCAAACAATGATGTTGAGTCACCACTTGTAACAACAAATGTAGGATGTAAGAAAGAAATCAATTTCTTACCCCATGATCCAGTTGCAACAAGTGCAATTGGATGTTTCAATGAATAACCGCCTGTGCCCATAACTCTAACTATGGTTGCACTACCTGCATTATTCAAATAGTTTTTTGCTGTGTATGGAAGATATGATTGCTCAAATGTTCCACCAAATTTTGTTAAAAATTCTCCATATCCTTGAACTACGGTAGGGACAAATGCAGGTCCCTTGAGCGTTGGTCCTATAAGAGCAGCACCAATTTGACCAATCCCCTGTTGAAGGAATGATAGATCATTTTCATTAGTAAACACTCCAGGACTTACAATTCTTTCATTAGCCACTTATTATCTCCAAAAAAATTATAGAATTAAGTCTTCATATAAATATGAAGTAAAAAATCCAAACTACGAACCAGACGGAATAAATTTACCGGAGTCTATATCTAAAATACCATCACCATATTTTTCATTTAAAGATTTAACAAGAGTTTGTTCTTCGTCTTGTAATGTAGTATATTCCGTGAATAATTTTTCACGTAATTCTTTCATTTGATCCAATCTCTTTGTCAATAAATGTAACTCTATTTCAACTTGACCAATTTGTGCAGTTGTTCGAGCATATTGTGATTGTAAATTTTTAACCGCAACAACATCATCATCGGAAAAATTTTGTTCAGTTGTATTTGATGTAACTTCGTCTGCCATAAAAACCTCTTAAATAAAATATAAAATAACAAATATAAATATGTAAAAAAATATCAAAAACTATTATGTTTCATCAAATTCAGTTGGGTAAACATCCGGAGATCTATTGATAGATACATCGGTTAGTCTTTTTACCTTTTCTCTGTAATGTATTAATTCTTCATCTGTTTGTTTATTGAGTTTACCAAATCCTTTTTCATTTTTACCAATGCGAAGAACATTTCTTCTATCGGAATTTGAAATTCCAAATTCATCATTATTTTGAGAAAGTTCTGCGGATTCTCTAGCAAGAATAGAATTTATATCACTAAATGCCTCGGATGTAAAAACAATTTTATTGGCAGTAACCAATCTCTTTGTTGTTGTTTGAGCAGCAACATCTTTTGGTAATAAATAAGCATGAGCAGTAATCTGAAAAGAAGCACGGACAATTCTATCTTGACCTGTTGTATTACTATTCTCCATTCCAATACTATCCATATTTGTAGAAAATTTGAAAAAGTTTTTATCACCAAATGATTGACCACTAAAATACACAAAATTTTCTACAATGTAATTCAATTGATTTTGATATTCACACCAAGCAATAAAATCGTATGAAATATCAACATAATCTGGCATAGGAGTCATAAAGTATTCAGAGGGTTTTTTCTTTTCATATTGAGTGCTAAATCTATCGTATGGTGTTGTTGCATTATATTTTTGTCTCATATAATACGCAATCTGATTTACATTAGCAACTTTATTTCTACGCATTTCCGATTTAATGTTTACGCTTGAACGGCGAAAAGTAATCAATGGTGCAAGTGTTTTTCCCTTTTTATCTTTTAGGAAACCATCTCTTTGAATAGATGCCCATTTTTCAGAATTTGCATAAATGATTGGAACCGATATATTCTCACCACCATCTTCAACTTTTAATTGCATTTTTTGATCGATAAACGATTTTATTGCAAAATCAACATCATATAAAGTAATTCCAAGACTTCTTGTTTTATCTTTATCCCGTCTTACTTGTAAATCTCGCCTATAACCTAAATCAGTTCTTGGGTTTTGTATAGAATTTTTGTCATCTATAAAACTATCACTTGTTCTACGAAGTGGTGGTTTCCTATATTTGCTAGAATTATTCATTATATGTTGCTCGGTATATCATTATTATCAATTGGAATTGCCGGTCTAAATTCTTCAATATGTATTCTTGAACGTCTTGTCAAGTGTGTATTTGCAATAATAGAAACATTATGACCCCATTTTTCAGTTGCAAAAGAATAATCTGGATTTTTTCCGCCGAAAAATTGATTTTCTTGAATTGAATCAACTTCCCAAAAATCACCATTATATTCTATGACATCACCAACTTCAATAAAAATATCAACCTCTTTCAAATACTCTCGTATAAATGCAAAGTTTGCCGCCTGTTGGTAGTCTTGTCCAAATTCAGTTCCTTCATATGTCTGTGCTTGATAATCTATCAATGACGGAACTTTGATAGGACTGTGATATACTTTTTTATCGGATTCATTATACAAATTTGTTTTTGTATTTTCCAATGAAAGTTTGTAAACTGCAACCTCTGTATCAATTATATCATTGACCAATTCCATATTAAACTTGTGAACAAGTCCAGCATCTCTGGTTCCATGAAATAATGGCATTATTTTATCCTATGTAAATTGATAAAGGAGTTCCATTCAAACTAGCTGCAAGTGCTTCAGTTTCTAATCTTTTTGCTTCTAATAATTTACTTCTGGTCATTGTATCTAACATAGTTCTTAATTGTTCTACCAATGCCTGTTTTTCTGCAGTTGCTGCAGAAAGTAAATCGGCAGCATTAAGAGTTGTTTCACCATTTGGTATTGGTATACTTCCATATTTACCGCGAATATATCCAAGCATTTCTTTTGCTAATGCCAAACCAAAACTGTATATCCATGTTTTTCCCGGAGAATTTATTTGTGAATAAACCATATAATCATAAGGTGCATTTGACATATCAGAAACCTGTCCACCCGGATATTTTAATGGATTACTTCTTTCTTCTTTTACAATATACTCAATCCACAATTTGAAATTTTTTGTTGGTACTGGAAATATACGAAGTTCATTTTTTATTATTTCAAATGTAAAGGCAGATTTACGCATTAAATCATTGAACTCTATTGCTTGAATACGAAGCAAATCTGCATACATTGGCATCAACATAAATGATACACCAGTAGAATAAGCACCGAACCCAAATGTGTCAAGCATTGCTTGATTTCCCAAATAAGGATCGTAAAATCTCATTGAAGCCGGTGGGGAATAGTGATGTACTTTTTTTATTTCTATTGAACCGGTTGGAACTTTTACATCACGTATTAGTGTATCTAAATCATATCGTTGTTTTCCAACAGTAATATCAATAGATGAAGAATAAAATTTAACATTACCGTTAGTAAAAGTTTCACTACCATATTCGGTTGCAAGTTGAACAAGTGGACCCATTCCAGTTGAAATGTTGCGTTGTGTTAAATTTGATCCAGTAGATGCACCTATTATACTCAAAAGATTTTGTTGTATGTTGAATTGATTTATGTGATATGAATACTCATAAACTGCTTCTTCAAAACAAGTATAAAAATTTACATCTTGCAATTCAACATCAACAAGTGGATAACCCAATCTTTTAGCACACCAATCCGCAAAAGGATCTGCTTCTGCTTGAAAATCAGCATCGTTATCAAATGTTCCAAACGGTGTGCTACCAGTTGTAAAACTTGAACTACCAGGCCAAATAGGAATATCTGTCATTTACTTCTCGGTTTTTGTTTCTTCAAAATACTTCAATATATCATCAACAATAGGATGACGGTGGTTTGTTTTTAACTCATAAACCCCCAATCCATTTATCTTGTCTTTCATATTAAATAAATATGGAAGACCAGAATCTTTTTTCTGTTTTAAGTCAATTTGTGATATATCTCCAGTTAAAATCATTTTTGAATTTATACCAAGACGAGACAATATCATTTCCATTTGTGGTTTGGTTACATTTTGTGATTCATCAACTATCACACAAGAATTTACAAATGTTCTACCACGAAGAAAAGAGATAGGAGCAATTTCTATCTTATCTTCAGCCATTAACTTTTCAATTTTTTCTTTATGGTATAACATATTCATATTTGCTTGAATAGGAGATACCCAAGGATCCATTTTTTCTTTTATATTACCAGGAAGAAATCCTAAATCTTCATTCGATACCGTTGGTCTTGTAATTATTATTCTTTCAACTTCACGATAGAAAAAACATTCAAGGGCAATTTGTGTTGCAAGTAATGTTTTACCAGAGCCAGCTTTACCAACAAATACTGAAATTGTATCACGAAGAGCATCAGCTTTTATCCTCTTTTGTTCGTCATTAAGAGTAAGTTGGAACTGTATTTTATTCTTAATAGTTTTTCTTCCTTTTTTTATACCAGTTGTATTAAGACTTGATACTTCTTCTTCACTCAACAAATGTTCATTGTTATTCGTTTCTTCGTTATATTCAGAACACATAATGGCTCCTATAATAATTTAGAAAGGGTATCTCCCATTGATTTTACGTCAGCTTCAATTTCGGATAATATGTTATCCAATTTCTCAACTTTATGGGTCCATTCAAAACCTACAATAGCGATAAATTCCGATCCTTTTCGTATCGGATAAACCACTGCTGATTTAGACCCTCTCTGTGAAAAAAATGCTTTTGTAATTAAGTCCTCTATATTATCTACAACAGGATATACCGCCTTATGATTTACTACATCTTCAACGAAGTTTGAGTAAAGAGACATCGGTAAGTTCTGATATTGCTTAAACTCTGTGCTAACCCCTTCATCGAGTGATTCAAATGAGGTTGAGAGTTTGGTCATGGATTTGCCTGTCTTGTATTTACCACCGTTATGTCTTTGAAGTATAAATGCACGCTGACATTTATATTCTTCTAACAGTTGATCTAATATGGTTTGGATAAGTTTGGAATGAGAAATCTCTCGGTCAATTCTTTTTTGTTTGTATTCACCATATTTGTATTTGAGAAACCAAGAAAGAAACACACCAAGTAGTGTGGCAATACTTGATACCGCCAAAGAAATGATGTCTATGTATTGAATTTGAGTTTCCATTTGTAATAAATAGCAAAGTGAAAATAAAAAAGGGTGACAAATGTCACCCTTATTAAAATTTATTTTTGTATAATTACTTCTTAATATAAAGTAAATTACCTTCTTTTATTTTGAATTTACCAGTTGATTTATATGATTCTGTTTTTACTTTTTCTACACTATCTACTAAATTTATACATATATTTGCTACTGTCCATGCTAATAATGCATAATGTATTGCCTTTATTATATCAACCCCAACACCAACTCCAGGAAATAATATCTTTGCAACTAATTCTACTGTTATTTCTCCAGTTTTCTTTTTAACAAAAATTTCCATTATTTCACCAAATAGAGTTCCAAGTAGTTCAAATCCATAAACACCAGGACCACCAACTGTTTTTGTTAAATTTGAAAAAGCTCCAAGTGCCTTTGGACCTACCCACTTTGCAACAACTTGTCCTAATTTAGCAAATGGCATAAAAACCCATTGTATCAATTCTATGGCATAATGAACAACTTTTTTTAATGCTGGATTTTTTATAGCATCATCAAGATGTTCTACCGCATATCCTTCTTTTAGAGTATTTCTTCTCTGATTTCTTTTCAGTAATTCGGTTACAACTTTATTATTTGAAAGTAATTCATTTCTTTTACTGATAAAACTTTCTAATGCCGGTATAGCAGTCAAACCTTGTTCTGCCGCCTTTGAATCTATTTTAGGTTCTTGATCAACAGTTCCTTTTCCTGCTAATACATCTTTTTCCCAGAATGGTGCAACAACCCATTTTTGAAACCAACTTGTTTTCCACCAACCACATGTATCACTTAATTGTTTGAGTTCTTTAATAAAATCTGGATCAGCAATTAATTTTTTATCTTTAAGTTTGCCTACCATTTCTTTCCCAACATTTCCAACATTTGCGCCCATGTTACATAATTTTAACAAACCATTTTTTGCTGAATTGATTACTTCTTGGACAAGTTCCTTAAATTCTGCCCATATACTTTTTAATTTATTCCAACCACCTACTATTGCTTCTTTTGCCTTATCACCCAAACCTTTCAAACCATCCCATATATCCCCAAAAAATCCTTCTTTCAATCTCAATTCTATTTCCGATGAATTGGATATTATATTGACATTTTCATCTAATAATTTAACAGTAGTTTCTGTTAATGATTTTGTTTTTGTTTTTGAAAATAATACTTTTAATGCCTTTTGTTCATTTAATGTAAAAATATTGGATTTTAACAATGAAATTATCGCTTGTTCATCAAGTGATACTGCTCCACTATTTACAGTATTAAATCTAGATGTAATGTTTTGCTCGGACATTACTTCGTTTACAAGATGTTTCAATGAGTCTGATTTTTTAATTTTAGATTTCATGTAAATTAGTTCCAACTTTCTATAATAATAATCTCATACATAAAATAAATATCTAACAAAAATAAAAAACCCCATAAAAATGTATGGGGTTTTATTTCTTAATATTAGCTTAAATTATTTTTTCTTTAATTTACTATTCAGAATTTCAGCAACAATTGGTTTAAGTAATCGTGTTAATTTTTCTTGAAGTCTTTGTTTTTTAACTTTCTTAACATAAGATTCTTGTAATCTTTTTTTATTTTTAGTATTATATTCAACAAGTTTTTTAATAACAGATTCTCTTAATGGTTTTAATCCACGACGCATTTGATAATACGATTCCATTTTATCTTTTACATCTGGACTATATGGTGGCTTAATATCTATTTCACCAGCTGCAATTGCCTTTGCAACACCATCAACTTCTTTACCGTTGATAACCGGCATTTCAATTCTTGCAGGAGCACCAGGCATAATTTCTTTTGGTAATTTATCTGCATTAGCCATAACAACTTTTTTACCGGCCTCGAAATCACCACCACCAAGAGTTTCCATTGCTTTAGTTACATCCTCTGGTTTTGTTTCATTCCCTTTATCATCTTTATATCCCTTTTCTTTCCATGTGTCTATTATTTTTGCAAATACAGGACCTTTGAAATCAGCTATATTTCCTTTACCAGCATTACCACCACGACCAAATTGGCCTACTGTTACAACATTTAGTGCACTAACAAGTGCTTTACCTGGAAGTTCTATTTGAGTTGCAGTAATACTTGCACCGGGATCCGCAAGAAATGTTGCTGCCCAACGGTGGTGTCCATCCATAATATAATTATCTGCTGAAATTATGGATTCCAAATCTCCTCCAGGACCTCCACTAAAAATTCCAACTTTATTTATCATTCCTATTGCCATACCAAGTGCCTTCTCTGGAATAATTTCTGTTTGTGCTGCTTTCAATGCACTAGCAGCAATAGAAACTTTTTTACCAGCAGCAACATCGTCTTTTGGATCACCGTCTTTTGTTCCGGCACCAATAGCAGCTTTTGCAGCATCTTTTGGAACTTTACTTAAACCTAGAACATCGGTAGTTCCAAGTATTTCATCGTCTTCAAACAGTCTTCTCTTTTTGTTAGTCTGTTTCATATCAATTTCCCATTATTACTAAAAATTACATATTTGTAAAAAAAGTGATCCGTTTGAACACTCACAAATAAATATAAATTAAAATAAAAAAAAAAACAAAAAAGGAGTGAGATTTTTCTCACTCCTTTATTTTTATTAACCCAATACGGTTTAGATGTCACCGAGAGAATCGATTTGTATAAGACCATAGAACTCTGGACGAACAATCTTCTTCGCATAACGAGTCATCACGCCTTTTCTTGGTGTGAAGTTCGTTGGATCATATACCAACGGTGTCATTACAAGTGGAATGTATGGAGCATACACAGCACCAGTTTCGAGGAATTGTGTTCCACGGAAACCTACAAGAACTTGATTTTCAAGCATGTAAGGATTCTTGTAAACTGTGATACGGCCATTCAATTGACCAACTTTTTGAACACCCATTGCGAATTTCATACCTTCACCATCAACTGCATAGCCAGGCATTGATTCAAGTATTGTAGCAACTTGTGGAGAACATACGAGGAAGTTTGCACCACCACGAAGTGTTTTCTGATGAATTACGTTTGATACTTTTTGAATCTTTGTGCCAAGTGTTTGGAACCATGTTTGTTGATTGTAAGCGGATGCCTGTGCCTGAGCAGATGAATAGTCACCAAATGCACTTGTAGAAGCATCATATGTGCGACCAATACGAGCTGACCATCTTTCTGTTGTTTGTGCATTCTTAATCAACATATCAAGAATTTCCAAATCAATTTCTTGTGAAATGTATTCAGACAACATAGATGTCAATTCAGCTTCAGCATCAATTGAGTGATAAGCATTCAAATCTTGTGCAAATTCAGGTGTCCATACTGCCTTCAACTTACGTGTTTTAGCAACGATGGACTCTGAACGCAATTCAAGATTGATTTCTGGTATACCCAAATCTGAACCAGCTGAACCTTCTTCAAAGTCATTACGTGTTGTGGAAGTTGGTTGTTTCTCATAAGCAATACCTACTGTTGCAGGAGCAGCAGAAGCAGAAACAACGAAAGTAATGGTTGAACCATTGTTTGCAGTTGTTGTGTATTGTGGGAAATAACCAAGAATTGTTGAGCCAGATACTTTGAAAGCACGAACTGCCTCAAGATCAGGTGTTGTGAAAGATGCAGATTGAACTGTGATAGTCATAATATGACCAGCTGCGAGTGATGCAGAGTAAGCATCTTTAAATTCTGTGTCATGTTGGAACAATGATGGTGTTGAGTGTGATACAGATCCGGTTGTAAATTCTGTTGAAGACAATGCAGCAGCTTTTGTAGATGTTATTTGTGCCTCATTGATTGAATAACCGAAACGACCTGCACCATAAAGACCGCCTGAAGGATCAGCATCTTTTGCATCTTTACCTGTTACACCAAATACTGAATCAGCTTGTGAATCTTTACCGGATCCAGCAGTGAAACCAGGTTGTGCTGTTCCATATTTGAAGTCCAAGAAGAACACAAGACCAGAAGGCAAGTTCATTGGTTGAACAGAAACAAAATCTTTCGCAGCAATTTCAGAGAAAATACGGCGAACCAATGGAAGTGCAACACCTGCCCATTCTTCTGAACCAGCTGCTGTACCTGTTCTGCTTGATTCGTCGATAAGTTGTTTTGCTTGATTTTCGAGAAGAACTGCAATAGAGTTCTTTTCATATTCGTTTTTCAAATTATCAAGAAGACCAGTTTTTGCCCATTTATTGACAATTTGCTTGTTTTCTTTGATAAGTTGCTTGTGGGGATTCCCAGAAGTATTTAATAAATTTTGTATACTCATTGTTTTTTCCTTAAAAAATTATTTCAAACCTGCTAATTTACGTAAACGATTTGCCATATCATCACCTTCATTCAAGATTGGTTTTGATGGGCGGGTACTTGCGGTTGGTTTTGACGCGAAAGATTCTTTAATTTGTTTAATCTTTGTTGTTCTCAACGATTCGCAAAGTGTAGCATAGACCAATTTAACTTCACGAAGACTTGATGCACGATCAAAGTTTTCGATAACAGTCATTTTTTGTTTTTCATTGAGTGAATGCTTGCGGAATAACTTGTTAGAGAAGAGCAATTTTGAGTTCAAAAGATTGACTTCATTGATTTTAGAACGCAAGAAAGAAATTACAGCATAAGCTTCACGAAGTTTTGCTTCTGCCACTTCCTTTTCCTTTTCTTCTTCAGCTTCTTCAACTTTTTCTTCGTCTTCTTCTTCACGAAGAGCACGGAGAACTTCTTTGATGTCTACTTCTTCTTCATCTTCACCTTCTTCAACTTTTTCTTCTGCCTTTTCACCTTCTTCTTCTTCACGAAGAGCACGGAGAATTTCTTTGATTTCAGCAACTTCTTCGGAATCTTCATCTTCTTCTTCAACAAGTTGAACAAGTTTTTCACCCTTATCTTCTGTGCTGTCATCAGATGCAACTGCGGAAGGTTTCTTGTTGTCACCGCCACCGATTTCGGATGAATCAATGTCTTCTTCTAATTGACGAATAATCTCCATCAATTCTTCATCCATTGGTTCTTCTTCATCTTCACCTTCTTCAACTTTTTCTTCTTCTTCACCTTCAGCTTCTTCAACCTTTTCTTCTTCTTCTTCGGCTTCTTCAACCTTTTCTTCTTCGCCTTCACCTTCTTCCATAGCAGGTTCTTCATCATCACCTTCGCTATAAAATCCGTATTCTTCTACGGGTGCTTCTTCTTCACCCTCACCTTCCTCAACTGGCTCTTCGGCTTCTGCCTCCTCTGCCAACTTTTTGGAAAGCATAGACTGCAAACGCGGAGTGAATGCTTCTTCCAATGCCAATTTAGCGTTTGCTAATGCTACTTCCTTAACGGCTTTTGCATCTGCAATAGCTTCTTTCAATAAATCATTCATAAAAATCTCCAACTATTTTTAGTGTTATTTGAAACACTAATTGCAATAAAAAATAATATCGGACTCTATAACGAATAGAGTATTATGTAAGTATAAGTATAAGGAAAGTTATTTTTTTTCTATTTTTTCGATAGGTTTTTTTGTAGGATCATACTGAAAGATTGATTTTGCATCATTTTCTGTATAGATGTATCTCTTATTTCGGTCTTTTGTATCTATTTTCTTTTCATCGGCCATAGTTTTGCTCCACTAATATCTTGTAAATATTTCTGGTATCGTTAAATCCTTGTATAGTATATCTACAATTTCTTGGAAGTGTTACCTCTGTTTCGTGACAATAATCATTTGAGTGACATGGTAATGTTAGTATAGACGTTCCAGCAGGAATTAAAAATTCAAATAATGGCAATCTCTTTTTTCCAGTTCCTTCTGTAATTAAAGGGTTTAATGATGTTGTTACAAACGATTTATCTACCCATTGTCCTGCATCAATAAACATTTGTAATACTTTTTCATTTTCTACGGAACGATATGAAACTATATTATATTCTAATTTTTGTAATTGTTCGTCAAATGCATAGTTCATTTCACGAATAGTAAATGCATTCATTGCACTTTTATATTGTTTTTCCCTTTTATCGCCTTCTTTTGGTTTACCTAACTTTAATTGTTTTTGTATTTCAGGTTTTGTTAAACTTGGTTTAGCAAATCTCAATATGTTAATTATTCTTTCAGTATTCAAATAATAATAACCCAATGCCATTAGAGTTTCTTTATCTATTGATTTTGGTGTTATTAAAGAATACTTTGATACTGCAATCATTTCTGCTCGTTTGTATAACTTTTTAAAATTTACCCCATCTTCATCAAATCTTAAATCATACATATCAATTATATCTTCATAATCATATTCCAACAGTTGTTCACGTGTTTTTGGATATAGATTGTCTGTTTTGGTATCTAATTTTTCTGCATCAACTTTATTCAAAAAACCAACAGTTTTTAATCCAGTTTTTTCTTCATTTGGTTCTTTTGGTTTTTGTTCTGGTTTTTTTTCTGCTTTATCACCCGCATCACCTTTTGGTTTTTCTTCATCAGAAGTTGCAGAATCTTCTTTTTTTGAATCATCGGTTTTAATTTCTTCTTCAGAATCAGTTGATGTTTCTTCTGAAGAAGTTTCTTCTTCTTCTTCTTTTGTAGTTTCTTTTGGAGCAGATTTTTGATGTTTTGTTGGATCAAAACTTTTTTTACTTATGTAATACGACTTTCCACTTTCTTTATTAACAACAAGCATTTTTTTAGGATCTTCGCTTGCAGGTTTTTCGTCTTCTTCTGATAACGAAAAAGACCTTTCCAGGTTTTCAATAACTTTCCGTGTTTCGTCACGGATTAGTTTTTCAATACTAGCAAAGGTCATTTTATCTCCATTAAATGTTTTCTGAATCGAGTTTTCTCTGTCTTCTTACAGCAGCATTTCTTTTTTCAGATTTTCTTTTTGATGGTTTAATATATTCCATGCGGTTTTTATATTCTTCAAGAATACCGGCTTCCTTTACCTTACGTTTAAATACCTTAATCATTGTATCTACATTCATTCCACCTGCCTTAACTTTAACATGAGCAGGTTTTGAACTGGTATAAACTCTGTCTGACATAACCATTTTTTCCTTTATTTTTTTATTTCGTAAAATGTTCCGAGTTGTTTACCTATGTTCTCGTAGATAGACTCCAGGGTTCTTTGTAATTTAACAATTTTTTCCGATATTTTTTGAAATTCATTTACAGATTCTCTCAATCTTTTTGAGTTTCTTCTATGTGATACACCTTCAAACCAATCGCCAGACTCCTCAACCATGTTTTTACTTGCAAATTCAACAAGTCTTTTTATTTCAGAAACTATTTCTGGTAGTGCCTTTGAACGATGAACTACCTCTCTGTATTGATTGTATTTTGAAATTGCCTCAATATATTGTTGTTTTTGTTCAGATGTAAGAACTTTTGTACTAAATTTTTCGTTCATTACTTCTTGAACAGCATCCGAAACAAGTTTATTTATTTCTTCTCTTGTCATTGATGTTTTTGTTTCACCAACTTTTTTAGGAAGACCTTTATGTGATGTTCTAGCATATTTTTCTAATTCTTTTTCAGACATTGATGACGCCAAATCCTTTACAGATTTACTAACATCACTTGAAGCAACTTTACCTCTTTTGTAAGAGAGTGCAAGTCCCATTAACTTCTGTTGCTGTTGTGATAATGCCGGCATCGTTATCTTCCATCAAATATACATTCACAAACATTACCAATTTCACAAATAATGTTTGTTATATTATTGTGGATGCGATTTATTTTAGGATCTATTTTTGCAATTGTTGAAGTTGATATACCTTCTGTAATCAATTCTTCATGTAAACCTTCTTTCATTCCTTGTGGATACATAAATGCACCATGAGTTGATGGGTTTGAAACAAAATCCCAACCAATCAATTCAAAATCATCTTGAACTTCAACTGTGCTTTCACTTATTTCTTCAACAGAACCTAAACCTCTTGATGATATTCCAAGACGAATACCCGCATCAAGAAGTTGTTTTAGGATATTTCCGGATGGTGTTGGTAGTATCTCAACTGTTCCAACTACATCATTACCTTTCCAATCTACACCGAGAACATTATGTGAAACATTACGAAGATTGATAACCGATGAATCTGGATGATCAAGTTCACCGAGCGCACGATTTTCTTTTATTTGATTTTCGGTATACTTCTTAACTTCACGCATTAAAATCTTTTTAGGATATACTCTACCATTTTGATTTTTTACTTCAGCTCTTTGTAAAACACCCGAAACTATAACTTTACCGTCATTTTTCTTTTCAGATTCGGTAATCATTTTTGGATTTACATTAAAAAGTATGGTGTCTACGAGTAGTTCTTTCATTTTTATGCACCTAATTCGTTAATCTTTTTTGTAATTCTATTTATTCTTTCGGATATTTTTCTCAATCTAGTCATTGATTCACCCCAAAGAGTTCTTTGATCAACATTCATTTCTGTTTTTAATCTCAATGCATGTTCAACAACTCTTTCTACTTCGTAGATTGTTCTATTTATATTCTTAATTGAATCATTTATTTTTCTGTTTGAACTTCTTGTTTCATCCGTTCTAAAATCTTTATATGTTCCTTCCGAAATTAAACCCATTGCCTGTTTGTAGGTTGATTCATAATTTTTCTTTTTTGTTTTAGGAACAAGTTTATATCCATAAACTTCTGCAGTTTCTTTGTTGTGTTCTTCAAAATCTTCTTCACTCTTAGCAAAAGCATTTGGCGTTTGGTATCCGGGAACACCAGCAGTTGTGCTCATTTCATCTAATGATAATTCTTCTGCAAACTGACGGTATTCTTCTGATTCTTTTAATTTTTTTATGAAAGACTCTACATTCATATATTACCTAATCATTTGATTACGAATTAAAACATATACGGTTCCACTATCCACCGTTACACTCTGTAATGATAATTCGTGTATAACTGCAGCAGTGCTGGCCATAGCAGAAAGTGGAATGGTCCCACCTAAAGACAATGATGCAGTTCCCGTAGTTCCATTTGGTACAATTATACCACCTGCACCAAAATTAGAGGAAGTAAAAGTTGTAGTTCCGGTTTCACAAGTTATTGATTGAAAGAATTTTCCAGGATGCCCCTTTCTTTCAAATTCACTTGCCTGTGAAGCAGGAAAATTATATGGGTGTATTTGATTAACTGCCATTATTTACTCCATGATAAATCGTCTATTAAACTGTAATAACGAAGTAGAGCAGAGATATGATTTTCTTCTACTTTCTTTATCGTTTCATATTCATCCAAAAGTCCTGCAACTTCTTGTAATTTTATTTTTAGAGATTTGTCTTTTACCCTATGCATATTTTTTGTAAACAATCTTTTTATAGTTACCGCTTCTGTTTGAACAAGAGACTTTAAGTTATTTGTATTACTAACATTTTCTATGTATTCTCGTAATAATACCTTTTGTGATTCCGTTAAATTACTATATTTTGCATTAAATTTTTCAACAAGATACTTGTAAGCCATCAAACGAACTTCTTTTGGTTCCTGTGCAATAGCAACATCTTCGGTTATTACGGATGTATTTTGTTTTGATGTTATACTTTCAAGTATGGTTATACGAGACTTTGTAATTTCAACTGGATTATCCAATTCATTATATTCAAAAACTTTGTATACGGAAGCAAGAAGTTTGTAATTTTGAACTTTTGTTTGAAAAAATGTATCAATATCAAAGTTTTCTTTGATTGATTTTATCAATTCATACTTTTCGTTCTGTAATTTATGTTTGTTTAATCCACGTCTTGCTTTCAATACTGCCTCTATTAACATATTTGCCTTTGTGTCTGACTTTAATTTTTCATCACAAAGGGTTTTATACAATTTATATTCTTTAATAAGTTCTGTGTTCTTATTAAAGAATTTTTTGAGAATCTGAATGGCAACAGATTCGTTGGAGGAAATGATGTCTGATGTTATTTGACGAGTCAATAACTCAAACAGCATTGCAGTATTTTTGAATTTAGAATGTTTAATTTTCTTCATTGTTCCTTATACCTGTTTATGTGCACTTTCATAGAATAAATATAGGCAATTTTACAATTCATCTAATAAATTGTTCTCATTCAACAAATTTGATTCATTTTCGTGTTTAATAGTCGGTTTAAGACTTTCCGATATTATTTTTTTTGTTTTAATCTTTATACCGGACATACTATCTATCAATTTACCTATATCACGGTTTTCAAGTGATAACGGTGAATTTCCTTTGTAATTTACTTTTGGTGAATTATTAACCTTCAATGTATTACCAATATCTTTCTTTCCGATTGGATCCCTGCCAAATGGACTGTTATCTGTTCCATAACTTAAATTCTTAGCAGGTCTACCAGCTCCAGGCCAACCACCTTCTGGAACTTCATTATCGGTTATCATTTTACTACCACCACGAATTTGCATACTTGCAATATCATGTGGTGTTCCAAATGACTCCTTTGTTACTGCTGGATCATTTCCTTCATTTTCAATTTGTTTTTGACGGAACATATGTTTAATATCTTCAAGAACTTCATTCTTTTCAAATTCTGCTTCGTCTTCTGAAAGGTTAAATATGTTTGAATAAATATATTTCAATGAAAATAGTTTCTTTTCTATCAGTGTTCCCGCCAAGTCCACTTTTTCTTTCATAAGAGCAACTTTTTCTTGTTCATATATGATAGAAGGTCCTGTTAATCCCAATTCAAAGTTTACCAAATCTGCATTTTCATATCCCTGTGAATATAGATGAACAATAGCAATCTTTGTCAATTCAGAAATCACAATTCTCTGTACTCTTTCTATTGTTCTAGCAAAACGAATATCAAGAGCGGCAAGTGTTGCCTTTCCTTCTATACTTTCATCATAGCCCAAATACGGTTTTGGAACTTTTAGGGCAGCAAATATTTTACTTTTAAGATATTCAATATCTTCAATTGCTTGATATTGTAAACCTGCAAGTGTTTCAATTTGTGTACCAGATTGTCCACCACGAACAGGAAGATAAAAGTCTTCCAAAAGATTTTGCATATTAAAACGGAGATTGTAGTCACCAGTCTGTTCATTGATAACGGGAGTCTTCTTCATTCTATTCATAAGGTTATTCATGTATTGGTCTACTTCAGCCGGTGGTATATTACCAATATCAACTTTGAAAATACGTTTTTCAGGAGCACGCATAATACGATGTATCAACATCGCATCTTCCATTAAAACTAGTTGTTTGTAAAGTTTACGAGCACCTTCTAAAATTGATTTACCATAAGGAAGATAATTAGTATCACCTAATAATCTAAAATGTGCCATTTCATAATTTTGAAATTCACCTCTACCAAGAGGACCTTCGTATACAAATTTTGTCATATAGATATGTTCCGGATCAGTTCCTTCTTCTCTTTGAACTTCATATGGTGAAAACGGAACAACATTTGTAACACCCAATTCTTCCTTTACATCCATATACAAATAAAAATCACCGTATTTACAAAGATTACGAATCCATGGCCAAAGATTATATTCTATATTAAGAACATCATAAAAAAGATTACGAAGAATTTTACGTATATTGTCATTGTCAGTTTTGATAGTTAAAACATCACCTTGATTATTTTTGAGTGTGCTTTCATCTGCATATATGTCAAGTGCAGATGATATTATGGCATCTGTGTCCATTGATTCATAATCAGTATAAAGATCTATTTTTGTTGCTGCGAATGAATTGTATTGATTGTATACTGATATTGGTGTTCCCTTTGTTCCATGTAATCTGCCATATCTATCAATAACTTTTGATGTGTGTGGGTTTCCATCACCTTGATAGCGAGCAGTATCAACAACTTTTAATTTTTTACCACCAACATTACGAACAACAACATTAGTAGAAAAAAGTGTTTTTAGTCTATCAAACAATGATTTATTTTGTGCCATTTGTCACCTATTTTATGTAATATAAACTTAATATAAATATGTAGGAAAAAATACAAACTCTATTTTATTAACCAAGTAAGGTCTTCATTTTGACCATTGACTGTCATATTCCAACCATGTAGGTCATCTCCATATTGATATGAAGGTTTTAGTGGTGTTGTTGATTTCCCCATATAATCCAAACTCATTCGTGTCTTCATCAGTCCTTCTTGACGAAGTTTTAGAGCAGTATCTCTAACCCAAAGTCCTATTGCAAATGACATAACCAAGTCATCATTATATCCTGTTTGTGCCTCTGCCTTTGCACCATTCCAAACAAACACATATAGTTCTTGTGTTAATCTTGAAGACTTTATTATTGGTAATCTTTCACGAAAATATGTTTCCAATTTTGAAATCAAAAGTGGTCTTGTTTTAGCACTTGTAGTAAATCCAGGAATCATTTGTGCCTTGTCTTTTAAGTCATAACCCTTTGGAATATGAACGGATGGATCAGTATACCCATCTTCACGGTATGTATAATAAAGATTTGGATAACCTCTATCAATAATCTGTTGAATTGCTGCCCACCCAATGTTAGCATTTTCAACTACAAGAAGAGCATCGTTATATTCTGTTGCAACTGATACTAACATATTACCATAAGTTTTTGTATCGAGTTTACCTTTGTATTCTGCAACTTGTTCCATATTTTCTACATCAATCACATGGAATGCTGAATTATCATTTCCGTCACCACGAGCAACGTCAGCAATAACCATATATGTTTTATTTGGTTCTGGATAATCCCAAATCCAATAAGCATCCTCTGCACCACGCCGTTCTTTTGGTTCACACACATAAGTTTGTTCATACCATTGGACAAGTTCACCATCAATTACGGAACGACCAGATGTAAGAAAATTTCCATCACACTCTTGTTTTGCCATATTAGGACCCAATAGTTTGTCTTGTTCATCGCGCCATTTTTGGTCACGGTCTGGATGAACTTGCCATAATAATTCTATTGGATTAAATGCACTTTCTTTGTTTATTGCATTTACCCATTGTTTATGATAAAAATTACCAACACCATTTGGAGTAGAGTTGATTATTGCAGTACCACCGGTTGCAAGTGTTTGTTGTGCAGATGCCCATATTCTATCTATATCATCAATAAAGGCGGCCTCGTCTATGATAAGAAGTGAAAGTGCTTCAGAACGAGCAGAGTCAGCTGCAGCAGAAACGGCTTTAATTTGTGAACCGTTCTTAAATCGGAGTGAAAGTTTATTATCTTCTTGAACACCAGTCTTTAACCAACTTGGCATATTATCATACATAACACGAACTTTTGTAACCAAGTTTTTAGCAGTTTCTTGTTTTGTAGCAATAACAAGAATGTTTTTATCTTGATTGAATAACATCAACCAAAGTGAATATCCAGCAATAACTGTGGATATACCTAACTGACGAGACTTTAATACAATGTTCCACCGGTTAGTGTTAAATTCTTTGAGGACATCTTCCTGAAATGGATATAGGTCGAATAATATCTTGCCACGGGTTGGATGTTGAATTTTAGCATAACGCTTCATAAAGTATACCGGATTAGCGGCACACTTTGCGTATTCTTCTTTGATAATATCTTTTAGATTCTTACTCATTGAACTGCAAATACTATCCCAAGAGTAGTTCCAACACCAGTAAAGAACCAAAGTAATTTATTATCATACCATTTTGGTTGGAGTTCATCAATAATTTTTTCCAATTCTACACTTCTTTTTTTACAAGCATCAATAGCTTGGTCACGATTTTTTAATTGTTGGTGATATAAGTCAAAACGAGTTTGGTGAAATTCTATTAAAGTATCTTGAGCATTTACAACTGCGGTTAGATATTCAACTGAATCACGAATTAGTTGAATACGATTTGCCATCTTCACCACATCGGTTTTCTTAAAACATATAACAGAGTCATTTTCAACTGCAAACACAGTTGTTACTGAAAATAATAGGGCAATTAAATACTTCATAGATTAGTCTTTCAAAAAGTTGATAATATACTTTGTGGCTTCATCAGGATTTTTTATTTCTTTATCACGATAAACATAGAATTTTTTTCGTATGATAAGAATACTGTCCTTACGAACTTTAATTAGTGAGTCTAATTCATCAGCTCTTTTTTTCAAATTAGTATAATCAAACTCATATTTGTTTATTAAAGCGTCTAAACTATCTTTTGTTTTTGTTGATGTCTTTATCTGTTCTTTTGAACGATTATTGTCATAAACTAAATAAACAAAAAGTATTGCAAAAACTCCAATGACAAACATTTTCACATATTTGCCAATTTTTTCTTCCAAAACACCATTCATAATTAACCTTTTGTATAAGTTGAAACCATTTTTGCCTTACCACGACCGGTTGTACCGTGTTTTCTTTTTCGTGATACTGCACTTCTTTTTTGTTTTTTTGACATTGAAGCGGCTTTTGATGCAGGAACACATTTGGGATATGCTCTTTTACCACCTTTTCTTGCCTTACTACCAGCAGAGGCGCCGCATGGTGGATGGCCACCACTTTTTTTATTACGAGAAATATCAACCCATTTTTCTCTAAACCAACCAGTAAGACCACCACTGGGTTTTTTTCCTTCGATGATTACTGATCGTAGATATTTGTTTATTATTTCTCTTACTATATTTTCTGTGCATTTATTCATATAGATAAATATGTAGTATTATGTTATTTTAACTGATCCATATTTTACATATCCAGTTATATTGTCTAATTCAAGATTTTTTTGTTCAATCATATAATCGAATATGTAAAATAATCTATTTCTATCTTGTCCTTTTAAGTTTCCAATCTCTGGTATCAATTTTTTATTAAACGTACTATCATATTTTATTTGGTTAGGTACAGGTCTTTGGAAGTCACTTAAAGCAAATCTTATTATAGAATCTGCATTATATTTTCCATCAACACTACGAACTATATTAGATAATCTTAACTTTACTCTATAATCAGAAACTCCTTTTGTATCGAACCCACCCATACCTTTATCAGAACCAGAAGTTCCAGATGTTCCACCAGTTCCACCAGAACCAGAAGTTCCAGATGTTCCACCAGTTCCAGATGTTCCACCAGTTCCAGATGTTCCACCAGTTCCACCAGAACCAGAAGTTCCAGATGTTCCACCAGTTCCAGATGTTCCACCAGTTCCAGATGTTCCACCAGTTCCAGATGTTCCACCAGTTCCACCATTACCTTTTGTTCCAGATGATCCATCCTTTCCACTTGTGCCGGAAGTTCCTGTATCAGGTAAAGGTGCACTTAAAATTGCAACCCAAGGCAATATACCAGGAATTGGTGATGGAAAAGCGGGTATTAGTCCATTATATGTTCCTGCTATTTTAGTATGATGTGCAACTAATGCATTATACAATGTATCAGCAAACATTTCAAATTCTGGTTGGTCAAATGCCTTTATTAAATCTTTTTCCAATTCCGTAGGTTCTCCTGGAAAAAGAACAGTTGTGCCTTTTAACGGACTTATCGTAGGAGGCAAAGTTGGTAATGGTGTAAATATAGCTTTCAACCAATATGCACAAAATCCAGTTGCCATTAAAATAAAACCTTCTTTTGTATTTGTAGTTTTATTGGTATCAAAAGCTAACTTGATAAATTTTTGCAATGTATCTTTATCACCACTAATAACTGATGAACCAAAAAATGTGCAACTAGAACCTATGTTTGCCAAATCATATGCATCAGCAAGTATTTGTGCAGCGTGGTCTGTATCTGTAACATTATTTGTTCCCATTTCGGGAGTAAGCATCGACTTGAAAGTTGCTGGGTTCATATATTAAGTCTTATCTATTGCACCTTTGCCACTTGACGGCCATCCAAAACGGCATGACCAATATCTTGCCTTATGTCTTGGTCCGGGAGATTGACAATTGTGACGAGCACGAAATGATTTTCTACGAGCTGCATTACTTTTTTTAATACGCATGGTTTTCTTACCACCTTCGCCCTTGTGACCAAAGTTTACTTTTACGATATTACCATTTGGTTTTTTTACATACACGGAAAATTTTTTTGGACCACCCGGTGTTCTGAATGGTTTACCTAATGATACTTTTCTACCACGATATTCTGCTTCATTCATCATATTAGGTTCACTTTCTTGTAAACGAAAATGTAATTCGGTGATTTTACCACAAGCATTTGTAGCATATCCTTCAAGTTGATAGCCAGGATTTACAATAGTTTCTTTTACATTACGAAATCCACCACCTGCAGCTTTGTATGCTTTAACAAGAGCACCTGAAGCATATGCACTTGGCCATACTTTATATTTACTTTTAATTCTCGATTTTATTCTCGAATAAAGTTTCTTATTAGTTGGAACTGCTCTTTCAATTATTACCGCTTTCATAAATTTCTCCGTTTTCTTTTTGGTGGTTCATCAATAATATCTTGCTCATCGTAATCTGAATAGTATTCATCACCTTCTCCATTTTCTATCTTTGTAAATTTGTTTGCAAATTGTTCTGATGCTACTGAAAAAAGACTACCAACTACTATGTAAAGAAAACCATCGAATATAAATTGTTCAACTTTCTTATCATAAAAGGTTGATACTATTGCCATAAATATCATAACACCAAAAGAAAAAAACATCATCACACGCTTGGATGATATTCTACCACTAAAACCACTAAAAGTTTGAGCAACTGGATTAAGTTTATTCAACTCTTTCTCCTAAATCCTTTTCTAACTTTTCAATAAAGTTCTTTCTAAACTCTGCAAATTCATTTTCTATTTTTTCTAACATTTCTTCTTTGTTGAATGGAGTTTTCCATTTTTCAGTATCACCAAAATCATTTGAAAATTCCATGTTTGATAATTCGTTTGCAACTGCATCCTTGTCTTTTTCAGCTTCTGCTAACCAAGCCATTGCGTTTTCTTTCAATTTTCTTTTTTCATATTCATCCCACTTACCTTCCAATCGAATTTTGTGTTCCATTTCAACTACACAATCAAAACACATTCCATGAATGCGACGCATTTTTTCATCTATCTTTTTTGGAAACATACATACACAATTTTCTTTTCTACAATTTGGAAAAGTATTTAAGTAATTATGTAACTCTTGTTGCCATTCTTTCCCAAGTTTTACTTTATACCCATTCTTTTGTTCCCACTCATTTCCATCTTCATCGAACCACTTGTCACCAATTTTGCGGGATATTTTATCTTCTGAATTATCTCCAATATAACCTACCGCAATTTTGTTTTGACTTTCGTGTTCTCCCGCAAGAAGTTTTTTTACATCATTCAAATTATCAATTTTAATGTCCATAACATAACCTTTTACTTTATTATTTCGTTGTAAACTTTGTTCCAAAATTTTCTTGTTATCATGTGGATTGGTCTTAAACCATTTTTATCGGATTTTACTTCTTTCATTTTTCCACGTTTTGTATTGAACTTGGAAACAACCATATTGAATATCTCAACATCAAACCAACCAAATATAGAAATAAAACGAGACTTTAATTCAGCTAATTTAGCACTTCTATCAGCCAAAGCAGAAAAAATACTTTTTTGTGTCATCTCGCCAAAACTTGGAATATTGTAACGAACATGATTAACAATCATATAATATACATACGGATTTTGAATATCTTTGTATGCCAATTGACTACTACCATTCCAACACATCAATCTTTTGTAATCCTTCAACTTTGATACATCGTCTTTATCAACCGCATAAATTACAATGGTGCTATCGTTATCAAATTGTTCGATAACATCTGTTGCATGAAATGGTGTATTTGATTTCATAATCCGCTTAACATTATGACGACGCATAATTGCAGACTTTTCATCAAATGTTAGTGGTTTTTCTATTGGATCAGTGGTATCGTCTGTAACAATATAAACATTTTCTTTATCAAACTTACGGCAAATTCTATCATATTCTTCTCTATGATATATTGCCATCGGTTGAAATTTACCAGGATAAATTACAAGAACATCCTTATCTACCAAATCATTTTCATTGAATATGGCAAGGTTCATTTCCTTAATCAATTTTGTAATTTTGTTATTCATTTTCTGTTCCAGGTTTTACAGGCCAAGATATATTGAAAACATCAACTTGTAAAGTTATATCTCGTAGTAACTGACGATATAATTTCCATTCTTCTTTTTGTTCGTCTGTAAAAGGACTGTCAAGAACTTGTGTCCAATCACTTTCCATCAATTGTATATTCCTACGAGCACGAACATTACCCCATTGGTTATCTATTTCGTTTTGTATATCTTGTTCTGATTTTTTTCTTACAGTTTGATATTCAACAACTTCGTTTTCTTCAACAGAAAAATAAGAACCATCAATAATATCATCCACATCTTTTTGAGCTTCAACAAAACGATACGGATACCAACCATAAGTTTTCAGAGTTTCAACATCAAACAAATGAAAGTTTGAAACATTTGCCCAAATAATAGGTAATGGTCTATTACTTTCTTTAACTATACCATTTTCTACAAATGCATATCTCATTGGAAATTCCTTTGTTCATTAAATATCATATCAATAAATATGATTACTGAATTAAATTCCACAATTTCTTCCAATCAATATAAGGATCTAATTGTCTTTCATAACCCATATGAAGAGCAAGTGACGGTATTGGTGTAAATAACTTCACTTCCCAACGCCAAATATGATTGATAGTAGTTCCTTCTTGTATTTCATTTGCCTCACCCCACTCTGTCATGTATTCAGTTGCACAAGTATAAAATCTACTCCAGAACTTACGGACTATTTCAGGATTACACATAAAAGTAAATGTTGAATACTTGTTTGTTCTCCAATGTCTATCTCTACCGAGAACAACGCGAGTTTCATCAATAAACTTTGGTAAGTAATTATCTGGATCATCGTATGGGTGAATGGCAACTTCTGTTCCTAAATTCGTTTTGAAACGAATGTAAGCGTCCACCATATCAAGTATTGCATTCGGATAATGTAGGTAATCATCTTCCACAAAATAAACTAAATCGGCAGTAGATGAACGACCTCTATCAAATTGTGCATGTCCAGATGCATTCCATCCACGCAATTCTAATGGGTTAAACTCATATGTGTGTTTAGATGTTTTGAAAATGTCATGTAACCCATCGATCAATTTTTGTGATGAATGGTCATCAAACCAAACAAAGTGAATCTTTCCATCATATTGTTCTGCAGACTGAATCAATGACTTAATACACTTAATAACCAATGTAGTTTTATCAACACCACAATATCTTGGTGTTGGATTAGCATGAATATCTATGAAACTATGTGTCCGTAGAACAATATCTATGCTCAATCTATTGGAATCCATTATTTTGCATATCCTTCTGCTAATTTTGTAAGTTCTTCACGTATTTTTTGGAAAGGAGCTTCCCATTCACCATATTTTTCTTGTCTGAACAGTCTAACAGTATCATACCAACGAGAAGTATTACCTGGAACAACCCACGAATAGTAAGGCATGATTGGCGTAACAATCCATGTGGGTTTACCCATAGCACCTGCAAGATGTGCAATTGACGTGCATGATGTAATGATAACATCGCAACCTGCAATAATGTTAGCAGTTTCATCCCAAGACTTCATTTGTTCACGCATATCACCAAATGGAAGACCATCAACTAGATTTTCGTCACGCTGAAGTGAATAGAGTGTTGTATTTGGAATATCATGTAGGTTTATCATCAATTCTGGTGGAAATCTTCGGTGTTGTTCATCTTCAAATTCAGGAGAACCACTCCAACGAATACCAACTTTAAGATGATTTGGTTTTGAAAACAATTTTCTTGGTTCAGTTGGAAAAATAAACGGTGAACCGTCTAAATCTTCGTATTCCATACCCAAAACATAAGCGGCAGACATAGCCGGAACCCAATAATCATAGTGTGCACACATAATTACTTCATTGTCTACACAAATAAAACCGTGACGAGAGAATAATGCCTTTAATTCTGGTGCACAAGACACCAAAACTCTTGCACCCATCTCCTCAAATCTCTTAGCAAAACGAAAATTAAGAATTTGGTCTCCATAACCACCTTCACAACGGAAAAGAAGTGTTTTGCCCTCAAGCGGTTCATCTTTCCATATGTTTCCTGGCAATGCAGGAAGACCAAAGACATCAATGAAACGACCATAATTGAAATGTTCAAATGCTTTTTGCATATTACCCTTACGCATTTCGTGCCATCCTAAATTAAAAAGAACACGATAGTCATTTTGAGGTTGGTCTCTCAATATCTCCTCACTTCTTTCGGGTGCACCGTTAATGGCATAGGAAAGTGCTTCATCAAGTGGATGAATTTTTTGTTCCATAACATATAACCTTTTTATTCTTCAAAAGTATAACAAATATACGAATAATTTACAATATAAACAAACTTTATTTTTAATTAGTATCTTTTTATACCAACAAAATGAAATCCCTTAGCACTAAAATCAACCCAAGTTGTTTCATTACCAATTTGAACTGGCGATGACCTCGCAATAACTGTTCCGTCACCTAAATTACCGGATGTGTTTGATCCCCATAACCAAAGTGTTCCATCTGTTTTTTGTGCAATGAATTGTCCACCTGTACTTATTGCTGCCTCTACCCTTTGCCAATTTGTATCGATACCAAGTTGAACTGGAGAACTACGATTTATTGCCCTATTAGTTTCAAATCCAGGTTCACCGGATTGATTGGCAGCTCCAGTAGTTAATATGTATCCATTATTTTGAAGTAATACTGTATGTTGTTCACCTATACTGGCAGAAACCCATGATGATAAAGTGCCAACTTGAACAGGACTACTACGATTTATAGTGTCACCTAATCCAAGCATAGCGTTTGCGTTCCTTCCCCATGCCCATAGAGTTCCATTTGTTTTTATTGCCATTGTAGAACTACCACCAACTGCACCGGATGCCCAATTTGTTTCAGTTCCTATTTGAACTGGACTACTACGGTTTGCTAAATCATTCAGTCCAAGTTGTCCTGTATTATTGAGTCCCCATGCCCAAAGAGTTCCATCTGATCTAACTGCAATCATATGAAAGGTTTGCATTAATGGGAGACCACCACCACCTTCACTAATAAATGACCATGTTCTAGTTCCTATTTGCACTGGAGAAAGCGTAAAAGTAGTAGTTCCATCGCCATGGGCTCCGTATGAGTTTATTCCCCATGCCCATAGAGTTCCATCCGTCTTTAATGCAAATGCCTCTGCGAATAGTGATGAAACTTGAGACCAATTACTCAAAGTTCCAACTTGAACTGGACTGGATCTATTGTTGCTTGTACCATCACCGGTAGCAAAGTACCCCCAACCCCAAAGTGTACCGTTTGTTTTAACAGCATGAGAATGTAAATATCCAGAAGAAACTTGTGACCAATTACTCAAAGTTCCAACTTGAACTGGACTAGATCTCCATATATCATCGTTTTGTCCTAAAGAACCAAAAATATTCGCGCCCCATGACCATAACGTATTATCATTACGGACTGCTAATGTATGTAGATGATCTCCCCTTGATACATTATTCCAAATTCTAGTTCCAATTTGTGTTGGACTACTACGTGAAATGCCATCATTATGACCAAGTACACCACCTGAGTTTGATCCCCAGGACCAAAGAGTTCCGTCATATGCTATCGCAAGTGAAGCTTCATCTCCGGTAGTAATACTTGTAAAAGTAGTATAAGTATCTACATAATTAGGTCTACTGCGGTCTCTAAGCAATCCCAATTGACCATTATCATTATTACCCCATGTCCAAAGAGTTCCATCGCCCCTAACTGCCATAGTCATAGAAAGACCCGCCGCAACATCTGTCCATGTTCTAGTTCCAACTTGAACGGGCGATGATTTACTTACTACGGTTACATCGCCCAATTGTCCAGTTCCATTATTACCCCATGTCCAAAGAGTGGCATCGGAACGAATAGCGGCTGAATGAATTGCACCGGCGGAAACGGTTGTCCATGTTCGTGTTCCAATTTGAACGGGCGATGATTTACTCGTCTGGATTCCATCGCCCAATTGACCAAAAACATTAAAACCCCAACCCCAAAGCGTTCCATCTGTTTTTATAGCCATTGTATGTGAACGACCTGCAGAAACATCTTTCCAATTAGTTAGAGTTCCAATTTGAACTGGGCTACTTCTATTTGTTGTATTACTTAATCCAAGTTGCCCTGCACCATTTGAACCCCAACTCCACATTGTTCCATCATTTCTAACGGCAAGAGTATGACCATCACCTGCTGATCCAGACACCCAATTTGTATCATAACCAATTTGAACGGGCGATGATTTAGTTCCTACGGTTCCAATACCTAATTGACCAACATTATTAGAACCCCAACTCCACATTGTTCCATCTGTTTTTATAGCCATTGTATGTGAACTACCTGCAGAAATATCTTTCCAATTGGTAAGAGTTCCAACTTGCACTGGACTTGAACGGTTTGTCAAATTATTCAGTCCAAGTTGTCCTGTATCATTGAGTCCCCATGCCCATATTTCATTTGAAAAAACGTAGGGATTGTATGATCTAGAAACATTTAATATAATATTTTTTATCATAACTTAACCTTACACGTTTTGTGCACCGATAAAACCATACCAATTAGTTCCTTGATTTGTAGTAATAAAACCGTAAATATCTTTTTTACCGTTTGTGCTTGTTATCGCAGGAGCAGAACCGCCAGACCAAGTTACCGCAGAACCCCATTGCCAAGTATAAGGTATTCCAGTTCCAGTTGTAACGAGTGTAAAACTTCCTGCATAATCTGTTGGTGGTGGATTTGAAATTGTAAATGTATTTACATTATTATTCCAACTAACTTCAAATACATTTGCAGTGCTTAAATCTAATGTTAGACTTGTTGGTGTTCCACCAATTAAAACAGTTACTTCTCGTTCTTCAACATCGGTTAAACGAGCGGTAGCAGAAATATATGCACTACCAGTAACGTTAAATATCGTTCCGTCAAAATTTAGATTACTTTCAGCTACCGCTGCATTTGTAGTTCCATCGGATGTAAGTATTCTATTATCTGCAGGATTTGATACCGTATTGAATCCTGTTCCTGAGGTTCCTGATGAACCTGAAGCACCAGCAGCACCAGATGTTCCTGATGAACCAGAAGTTCCTGATGAACCTGAAGCACCAGTGGCACCAGATGTTCCTGATGAACCAGAAGTTCCTGATGAACCTGAAGCACCAGTTGCACCAGTTGCACCAGTAGCACCAGAAGTTCCTGATGAACCTGAAGCACCAGTGGCACCAGTGGCACCAGCAGCACCAGAAGTTCCTGATGAACCTGAAGCACCAGTTGCACCAGTTGCACCAGTAGCACCAGAAGTTCCTGATGAACCTGAAGCACCAGTGGCACCAGTGGCACCAGCATGACCAGCAGCACCAGAAGTTCCGCTTGTTCCACGTGTTCCCGATGAACCAGATGAACCTGAAGCACCAGGAGGACCAATGGGACCAGGTGCACCAGATGTTCCTGATGTTCCACTTGTTCCAGATGGTGCTGCGATATAACTTGTTCCGTTTATTATTAAATTACCAATTATATCTATGGAACCTGTTACACCAAGCGAACCAGATATTATAGATCCATTTGATGCCGTTACTGATGATAGGTGTGCCTGACTTCCACTTACTATTATTTTCTTCCAATTAGACAATCGGTAACTCCACGATTTATATGAATACTTCTATAAATATGTGATTTTATGATTTCAATAACTTTTCTATATGTGGTTTTACCATATCAAATGTTATTGTTTTTGTACATTCAAATTGTCTTTCAGTTCCTTTGTGTTCAGGACACCAATTCCAATCTCCTGGATCTAATTTGTGAGTATTAAAACACCCATTACAAACATTTGAATTAAATATTCTATAAACATTATCACCACTAAATTCAGAATACGGTTTACTAAAACCTGATATTAAAATTGTAGGAATGCCCAATGTCCATGCTAACCAACTTAATCCAGATCCAATTCCAACAAAAAATTTACAGGATAATAATTCTTTTATCAGATTTTCTATAGATCCCTCTGGCAATTTTATTGCGCCATTTGGATGATAGTTTCCCATATAACCATCATTTTCTTTTGAAACTATTATGGTTTGATGATTATTTTCTGTTAAATAGTCCGTTAATTCTTGCCATCCAGTTGGATTATTCCAATACTTTGTTTGAGCAGTTCCATGTATACCTATTGCAACTTTATTTGATTTTTCAACAGAAGGTATATCTAATTTTGCACGAATTTGTTTGAAATCTAAACCAAGTTGTGCACATGCAGTATATTGTAAATTTTGATGTCTATAATCTATTGGTGTAAAATCATAATTTGCTTTATCACCATCATAATACCATCCAATTCTATACATGGCGTATAAATTATGAACAACTAATCCAGGTTGAACAAATTGGATGTTTGGGTAATTTTTTTCAAAAAGTTTATTCCAAAATGTAGAGCAAATCACTTCACAGTCCCATTTTTTTCTAAACTCCTCTACATATGGAAACCATGCCAAAGTATCACCCAACGCCTTTGAATCAAGCGATATAAATACTCTTTTATTTTTTGCATCATATTTTTTATTAAAAATAATTTTATTTTCTTCATCATAAACTTTACAAGTATACTCTTCAAAATACTTTTTGCTTGTTTTTGCCCAAGAATTTGAAGATAATACCGTAGAGTAATCACAGTTATTATTTTTGTTCCAAAATTCAACTCTAAAATTTTTTTCAATCGGTGATTTTATTTCTACATATCCACCATCAACAAAATGATGTATAATTTGAATTTCATTTCTTATTATATTTTTGTTAAACTTAATATCGTCATACATAATTACCTCTAACACAATCATTTATGAAAACATATTCATTAACATTTGAAGCAATAATGGAATCTTTTATACCGTGAAATCCTTTTATTAAATTTTTATCGTATGGGATAAAGGATTGATGTCCCCACCCATAACCGTAATCATTCATATTAACAGTTTCGGCGTTATCCATATCATGTGTGTAAAAGAAATGTACACAATTCAAATTTACTGTGTTTACAAAAAGATTATGTTCTTTCGGTGGTATTCCAAGTTTCCACAATAAACAATTTAATATCAATTCATCATGTAAAAATTCTTTTTTTCTTATTTCATCTATACCGTTTGAAAAACAAACAGATTCCCATTCTTCAAATAAACTTTTGTGATTAGTGTTAAATGCCATAACATTTGTAACACCCTGTGGAAATTTTTGTGTAGGTAATTTCATGTATTCTTGTAACAAAGGACCTGGAATATATTGATCACCAACCAATGTATAATCCCATGCATGTTTTTGTAACAAGGGACCTGCATCTAATTCTGGAAGAAACCTAAACATATCATCTATATTGGGTCTAACTTGTATATCTGCATCAAGAAATACAACATTTTTATATCCCCTGCTTAACAAATCTAAAAACAATTTTGGTTTCATAAATTGCATATATTGACCGTCTTTTATATCACCATCGACATAATAACTTATATTTTTTAAGTTTGGATAATCCAATTTACATTCATAATTTATCGAATAATGTATAACATCCGATGTTGAATATGAGTCCAATCCAAGTATCAATTGCTCGGCTAATGATTCAAAGTTTTCATTTGAGTAAATTACATAGCACTTTGATTTATCATTTATATTTTTCTGATATATCAATTTGTGATTCTGATAGATGTTCAAATATACAACATCATCCATCCAATACAAATTAAAATTATTATTAGATACCGTAAAAATTTGTTCAACATTTGGTTGAAGTGTTGTCATTTGAAAAACAACATTGTGGTTAAAAACATTTTTCAAATTTATCAAACAATCGTTTAATGTTATGTTTGATATATTTTTTACAGTTAATAAACCATTTTCAAATTTACATTTTATTTTACTTCCAAGCATAAATTATACCCCAAGTATGTGATACAATATAATCATCATCATTATTCCGTTCCCATTTTGCAAGTCTAAATCTAAAATCATTTTTTGCAAGTTTTTTTATTATATTCATAACACGATAATTTTCATTCATATGAAACTCTATTACAAACTTTTTTATCCTTTTGATATTGTCATCTGTTATACTATTGAAAAATTCATACTCTGCACCCTCTATATCTATTTTTAGTAGATCTATTTCATATTCATCCACATACTTTTCAATCAAATTGTTTGGTGATATACATTCTACTTTTTTTTCTATTCTATTATCCGATGAACCAAATACATTTGAATTAGAAATACTTGAAATACATGATCCGTTAATATCTTCATAAAAAGATGTAATACCATCATAAGAATGAATTGCCTTATTTATTATCTTTATCCTGTTATCTTTTCCGTATGAATTTTCAAGTATTCTTATGTTGGTAGAATCCGCATCTACCATGTAAACTTTTGAATTTGATGCAATAAATGGTATACTAGACATACCATAGTTTGCACCAATATCAACATATGTTTTTATTTCGTTTGGTTCAATGTTAAATTCATCATACAGATTATATTCGGAAAAATCTGAAAATTCGTTGTATTTTATGTCTTCAAATTTATGTTTTAAGAATTTTTTGTGTAACGGGTGTTTGTAATCAAAATCTATTATTCCGGTGTTCTTTCTTACCACTCTATCTGGAAAATAAATTTCAACATAATATCCGTTTTTAGCATTTGGAACATATCCAGAATGTGGTGGTACAAACCACCATGTAGATCCAGGAGTTATATTCGTATTGGTTTGAACATCAATTACGGTATCGCTGTAATAGTCAAATATACGAAATTTGTTTATAGTTTCATGTTTCGTATTGTTTGATATGTAAAATCTGTTTTCTTCTTTAGAATAGGTAAACGATATATCAGAATAATTGTAGAAAAGAATATCTATTTTGTTATCACCATAAAAAGTTTCTTTGTCTTTGAAAGAATATATTTCATGTAACAAATTTTTATCTATTACATTTTTTTCCCAACAATTTTCAAGAACATTATTTACACTAAACATAGAATCTATTGAATCATAAAAGTCTATGTTTTTCAAAACAAAATTAACATTTGTGAAGAAAGAATTTGTACATAATATGTTATTTCCCCAATTACATGAAACAAACTTATATTTGTATTCTTTAATCCAATCCTTGAACCTACTAACATCATTCAATTCTATGTCATAACATATCTTATACGCCCATTCTATTCCATTAGATTTCAAATGATTTAGTGAAATTTGTATTAAGTTATTTTCTGCAACTCCATGTGAATACCTTTTATCATCAACTACATTTTTTTGTTGATAAAAATAAAAATCACACATTTCTTGCATTTCAACCGGTAAAGGAGAATGACTTGCTATTACAAAGTAATAATTTTCTCTGCTAATAATTTCTACATTTTTTTTCAATAATTCATAACCTTCTCTTGAATTATGAAAGTATGTTAATATAAATCCAATTTTAGTATCTTTCTTCATGGTAAACCTTATCTAATATGGAAATTCCTGATGCTTGTTTTGTTATTGGTTTTTCAAAAATACCGATTTTGTAATTATCTAATTTTTCAGCATATAATAAATCGGTAACATTCCATTTTTCATTTTCAAAAAGATTTTTGAATACATTGTATGATTTTTTTGGTATCAAATATGCATGTGCTCCATAAAATTTATTAACAACCCAATAATCTTTTTTCTTATCAATTATATTTGTATTATTATGAAAACCAAATGAGAACATTAACAAATCTGTATCATTTAGCGTTTTGCACGCAAAATTTAATTTTTCAATAAATTCATCGTAACTCACATCAATAATTGCATCACATTCAAATACAAGAATATAATCTTCATTTTTATTTATTCCATCTAATACTGCATTCTTGTGTGCAAGGTAGCATCCATAATGTCCAGGTGTCAATTTTCCACCAGGTTCAAAACTAATTTTATCTGGATATTCACACGTTTCTTTTGGTGGTAATTCGGTATATCTCCTGTTTACACATGGAATATACTCTATTCCATAGTTTTCTAACTTTGATAAAGAAATCATAGAATCAACTTCTCTTTCAGTATCAATATCAGTAATCATGTGCATAGCAACTATATTTTTTTTATGCACTTTTTCTTTTAATTTGTTATTCATGTTTAATACATGCAATAATTTTTTAACATTATCATTTATATCTTTTGTTATGTAATTAACTCTATCATCGTATTCATTACCGTATGTTTCTAATTTTTTTATGAAAGTTGGTAATCCGTATGACAATGCTTCCTTTACAACCAAAGGATTTAATTCAAGGTTTGATGTAAAATAAAAAACATCAGCGGCTTTGTAAAATTTATCAACATTTTCTCTTTCACCATGCCATATACAATTTGATGGAAATTTATCCATTATCGGTTTCCAATAATTCTCAAAATTACCGGCTTGATTTCCAACAAAATGAAATTTAATTGGTTTATCTTGAAGTTTTCTTGCAAGTTCAATTAGTTCACCTTGATTTTTTCCCGGAGTAAATAAACCAACATTGAGTATATGCTTAAAATTACTATCAAATCCTAATTCTTTTTTAGCATCATCTTTATTATATTCATTTTTATCTATTGGATATTCCCAAATATCACAAAGTTCTTTTCCAAATTCTTCAATAAAAATATCTTTGCTCCAATTTGAAACAAGTATGAACTTATCTGCTGAATAAATTATTTCCTTTGGATTTGTATTTGATCCATGGGTTGTTACCACTATTTTATATTTTCTATTATCCGAATAAATTTTGTTCAAATCTTCGTTTACAATGAAAGATTGTGGAATTTCTTGAAAATGAATAACATCGGGAGTTATCTCCAAAATAACTTCGTGTATATTTTTGTTGTGATGGGATAGACTGTAAAAATTATTTCCTAATAAATTTACAATCTTATTTCGTTGAACGGTTAAAATTCCGCCTGTAATATCTTGGTATTCAAGACAATATACATCGTATTTATTTTTTATACTTTCTATAAATTTAAAGGTATATTGCGGTAGACCACCTGTGGAAAGATGTGGCACCACAAACAAAACTTTTTTCACAAAAAACCTTTTTATTATTTTACATATAACTGTTGAAGTTTGTATACAAGGTCATATACAACTTGTACTTCTTTTCCTTGAAAAGTACATTCAGAAACTAACTTTAATAAAAATTCCAGTTCCTCCTTGGTAAAAGGAGGAACTGAAACGTTTTGTCTTTCTTTTAATGAATTTTCTTTATTTACTAAACCCATAATATAGCCTATAATTTTTTTCATAACAAATATAACAATTTTTAATAATATATCAAAGCAAAATTATCCTATCCAAATGTACGCCTCTTTGGCGTCAATGTCAACACCGATTGTTCCGTATGCAGTTGCACCGCCGTATTGTGGAGCTGCAGGTGCATTACCAGTTGTCCATTGTTGTATTACACCCATAAATGCATCAGGTGCAATAGTAACTGCAGTTGGTGATAAATTATTTTGAAGTGCCCATCGGTCTGCATCGGCATCAACTCCCAAAGCATAGCCGGTTGTTGAACCTTGTTGAACAATTATACCACCATCGGTTGATGCATTTGATCCAGATGCAAAAAGAGCAAATTTGTCTTCAACTAAAAGATTTGTTGTATCCAGTGTTGTTGTTGTTCCACTAACAGTTAAATCACCAGATACAGTAAGACTTCCAGAAACAGTTGCATTAGCGCCATTAAGAGTAATTGCAGTTGTTCCATTACTTGCCTTAATATCGTTACCACTAACTTTCAAATCACCAGCAACTTCTACATCACCGGTTCCACTAAATGTGAGGGCAGTTGTGCCACCATTCATCTTAATATCATTGCCACCAACAGTAATATCGCCTGTTAAAGTTACATCAACAAATGTTGGACTGTCTCCTGTTTGTAGACCGGTATCAACATCTGTATTTACACCGTTAATTGTTGCACGGACTGTGCCTTGTGACGGTGAACTGAATGAAGAACCACTAACTGTTCCACTTGGAAGAGCAGATACAACACCACTTGTAAATGTTGCTGAGTTTGTATCTAATGTAATGTTTGGGGTGCTTCCTTCACCACTTGTTGCAGATGACAGAAGAGCACCAGAAGCAGATACAGTAGCAACATAATTACCTGTTGTATCTGTTCCAAGAGCAACCGAATTGGCTTGTATTGTTGCAACACCGGTTGATGCATCTATAAGAATATCGCCGCTAACACCTGCATATGATGATGAATTAAAGAAAGTTTGCATTGAACCAGAATTAACATTTAGTGTTTCACCACCAACTGCGGATAAACCATTACCAGCAATATCAGTTAATAAATTTGATAATGTAATTTTCTTATTACCACTTGTTGCATCACCGGCATCATCATTTACAAAAAATTTGTCTGAACCTGCAAGTGTTGTTTTTGCAGTTGTTGGGAATGATGGTGTTGCTGTTACACCTGATAATCCACTACCATCGCCTGTAAAAGATCCGGAAAAAGAACCAGAGAGTCTTGTAGATGCCGATGTAGTTTGAATTTGTTGATTAGTACCGACTAACACACCAACCGAAGCACTAACCGATGCTAATTCGGCCACACTACCCGATACTATGATTTTTTTCCACGCTGCCATTTAATTCTCCAAAATTAAGTTGTTTATATGAATAAATATAGATTACTTCCTGAAATAACTAAACTTCCTGTTGAATCTATTATAGGAAGTTCATTTATAGATGGTAATACAAATTTTCCTTCAACGATAAGACTACCAGTTACATAAGCTGAACCAGTTAATATAAAGGTGTTTACATCAAAAAATGAACTACCAGTAACAGACAATGAACCTGTTATCTGGTGTATATCGTCTAAACTATCACCAAATTTTGATGATCCAGATACCAAAATTGTTTGATAATTAACTACCGATGATGATACCACATAAGTTCTTGCCGTTATTGTTCCGCCTACTAAAAGGTTTCCGTCAAAATTTGCATTTGTTGCATATAATGTTGAAAATCTAGGTGAATCACTTTCTGCCAAACCTAATACACTCCTTTGACCTGATCCAGAAACAATGTTTGTTCCAAATAAATGTGAAAGTGTTTGTGTAGAAGATGATACTATACCACTTGGTTTATTGAGTATATTATCCCAATAAACACTACCACTCAATTCACCATCAGTAACAAATCCTAAATCTTGAATTTGCTGTGAAGATGAAATTACACCACCACCAAATATACCACTAAAAAGTGGAGCAGTAATTGTTCCTTGTGATGTAAGTGAGCCACTTAAAAATAATGAACCAGTAAATTGGTGTGTATCATCTATTGTGTCACCAAATTGAGTTGAACCAGATGCCTTAATTGATTGTATATCAACTATCGATGACGATACCACATAAGTTCTAGCAGTAAGAGTTCCATCAATAAATGCATTACCATCTATTGTTAAATTACTACCAGATATATTTCCAAATACAACATTATCACTTGTTCCTAATCCAATAGAACTTCTTTGTGTAGAAGATGATACTATTCCCGTTCCACCTAATACTTGAACAGAACTTGATACAATTCCACTTGGTTTATTTACAATTTCATCCCAAACACTTGAAGTAATAAATCCAAAGTTTTGTATTTGTTGTGAAGATGATATTGTGCCAGCAGCAACAAGATTTGTCAAACCACTACCATCACCAACAAATGTTCCATATAATGATCCAGATACAAGTACAGAACCTGTAAACTGATGGGTGTCTAGTATATCGTTACCAAATATAGTTGAACCACTACTGAATGATTGGGTTACATTTATTACCGATGATGAAATAATTAACTGTCTAGCAGTTAAATCACCAGTTAGGGTAAGGTTATTAAATATTGGTGAATCCGTTGTAGCAAGACCAAGCACTCCTCTTTGAGCAGAACTTGATATTACATTTGTTCCAACAAGATGTGAAATGGTTTGAACGGATGAAGATACTACACCATTAGGTAATGATGCCGCACCGATATTGGTTAATTGTGAACCGTCACCCTTAAAATAGTAAGCATCAACAGTTCCAGATACAGCTAATAAAGTAACAAGAGATCCAGTTCCATCAAGAAGTGTTGAGTCATCAACAGGATCCGTTTGAAGTAATCTATAATAAGACTCGGAAACAAATAGATTGGTTAGGTCTCTTTGTGAACTTGGCAATTATTCTCTCTCATTAGTTTTCTCATATAAATATAAAAAAACTGCTAATACATGAATTTTTTATGGATTATTATATGGAACCACTATCCAATATACATCATCGGTCATTGGTGTTGCAGAATTACTATCAATGTTAAACCCGTCTATCCTCTTATTTGTTATAGAAAATGAACGAACATCAGTTTCAGGTGTTAATGTAATAGAATATCCAATGGTCGAGTAACTTGATGAAAATGCAACAGAAGCGGTATAATTAAAACCTGTCATGTCAATTATCCATTCACCACTTGAAATTACTCCTGATTTTATACTTGATACATACGATGATGTTCCTGCATATGAAGCAGTGCCATTTAATGAACCCGTAAATGATCCAGTATATGAACCGGTTCTAGATGAAGATGCAAAATTGTCTAACCACCCAAGAGATCCAGAGTAATCATTAAATGAACCCGTAAATGATCCAGTATATGATGGATATGTTTCTGTATAGTTTTCATACGATTCTGACCACATTGATAGTGATCCCGAATACAATTGATATCCAGATTCAAGTATAATACTTCCGGTATCATCGGTTTCTATTATATTGATAATATCTAATGTTGATATATTTTGTATACCGTATTGTGCCATAAATGTCTCTTTTAATATGAAATAACAACAACTACACCACTACCGCCTTTACCACCGGCACCAGATTTACGACCATTTGCACTTATTGCAGATCCACCGCCACCGCCACCTCCGCCAAAATCGCCACCGGCTCCCCCTTGTGCTCCGTCTAAATTATTCCGTTTCCATCCTCCGCCGCCACCTAAACCTATTTTTACAAATAATGAACCACTATATGCTCCACCTGCACTAGCAGTTGCTGCAGTAGTTGTAGATAATCCACCTTTCCATAAACCAACTTGATCCAATCCATAAAATGGCGATGCAATGTTGTTATTAATAGTACCATTTGGATTTGATGCAATTATAGAACCACCATTTCCACCTGCAACATTTCTTTCACCCGTTTCACCGGTTGAACCACCGCCACCTCCACCGCCAGTGCAACCAATTAAATATACCGGAGCATTATGTCTAGAGTTAGCGTTTGTATCATTTGGAGTTTCGTTTTGATTGGCTGATACAATCACTCTTCCCGTCCCACCAGCAATTCCTGGAATAAATCCAAGTCCACCTATAGCAATACCGCTGTATACATCAACACCCATGGTCCCCCAATTGGTTTGTGTATCTGATACATTGTATTTATTTACATCTCTAACTTGAGATCCGCCTCCTAGTCCGGCAAAAGGAAAATCATATGTTCCTTGATCAGTAGTTATTCCTCTAGAACCGTTTATACCACCAGGAGCAATAAATCTACCAAATATAGATTTTCCGCCAGATTGACCATTATTACCATTAATAGCATCAGTTGCAGTAGCTGCAGTTACAGGAGCAGCACCATTTCCTCCACTTCCTACTTGATAAGATACAGTTGCAGCTAAATCCGATGCCCTAACAGTAGCAAATGTTATTGCTCCACCACCACCGCCACCTCCGCCAAATAATTTACGGCCTGGAGAAGTTCCACATAATGCTCCTGATCCACCGCCACCGCCACCGCCTATTAGTATAATATCAACTTTATTAACACCAGTTGGTTTTGACCAATAGTTGGATCCATTTGTATAAACTTGTAAATCAGTTATACCAGCATTCCCTATATCACCTGTTCTATAAAATTCAATTACACATTTTTCAGAATTTGATGGAAGTGTTGTTCCTGATATAGAAGTTACTGTGTATTGATAATACGGTGAACTTATGTTTAATGTAGATACACTAAATATGAGTAGAAGTGAACTTTCATTGCTATTACTTCTAATTATGATAAATCCTTTTGTTGAACTAGTGGAATCATCCCATGTAGCCAAATAACTACCAACTGATGCACTATCAGCATTTGTTGAATTTATTGAAAGAGTATAGGTTGAACCGTTTGATATTGTTGCACTGTTTAGTCTAAATTGTCCTGAGCTAGGAATGGTATTTGTGGTTGTGTTAAAATTATATTCCAAACCACCCTTATCCCCTTGAACACCAGATGTTCCTCTTGTTCCAGAACTTCCTGATGTTCCTCTTGTTCCAGAACTACCGGATGTTCCAGAACTTCCTGATGTGCCAGAACTTCCTGATGTGCCAGAACTTCCTGATGAACCTGATGAACCAGAAGTTCCACTTGAACCAGAAGTTCCTGATGAACCTGATGTTCCACTTGAACCAGAACTTCCTGATGAACCTGATGTGCCAGAACTTCCTGATGTGCCAGAACTTCCTGATGAACCAGATGAACCAGAAGTTCCACTTGAACCAGATGTTCCTCTTGTTCCTGATGAACCTGATGTACCAGAAGTTCCTGATGAACCTGATGAACCAGAAGTTCCTGATGAACCAGATGTGCCAGAAGTTCCTGATGAACCTGATGAACCAGAAGTTCCTGATGAACCAGATGTTCCTGAAGATCCAGATGTCCCACTATTTCCAGTTCTACTAAATTGTAATGCACATTGTTCATTTGAACTTGGTAAAGTTGCAGTCCCAGCATTCAAAATAGTTCCATTTATTTCAAGTCCTGTTGCAGAAGGATTACCACCTATATTATCCAATGATGTCACTTCAAAAACTATTACGGTTGTATCACTATTTTCATTTCCTCTAATTAAGATATATCCCTTTTGAGTTGAATTTGAATCATCCCATGTTTCAATAAATGTTTCCATTGAAACTGTATTAACATCAAAATTATGTATGTATAATTGTGTTACTGATGATGGAGTTGCTGAATTAAATCTAAACTTACCGCTATTCAATCCTGTGCCAGTTGTTGATGAATTATCAAATCTGTATTGTATACCGGCTATATTACCTTGACTGCCACTTGTTCCTGCAGTTCCACTTGAACCAGAAGTTCCTGATGAACCAGAAGTTCCTGATGAACCAGAAGTTCCTGATGAACCTGATGTTCCACTTGAACCAGAAGTTCCTGATGAACCTGATGAACCAGATGTTCCACTTGAACCAGAAGTTCCTGATGAACCTGATGTGCCAGAACTTCCTGATGTGCCAGAACTTCCTGATGTGCCAGAACTTCCTGATGAACCTGATGAACCAGAAGTTCCACTTGAACCAGAAGTTCCTGATGAACCTGATGAACCAGATGTTCCACTTGAACCAGAAGTTCCCGATGAACCTGATGAACCTGATGAACCTGTTGTGCCAGAACTTCCTGATGTGCCAGAACTTCCTGATGTGCCAGAACTTCCTGATGTGCCAGAACTTCCTGATGAACCTGATGAACCAGAAGTTCCACTTGAACCAGAAGTTCCTGATGAACCTGATGTTCCACTTGAACCAGAAGTTCCTGATGAACCTGATGAACCAGATGTTCCACTTGAACCAGAAGTTCCTGATGAACCTGATGTGCCAGAACTTCCTGATGTGCCAGAACTTCCTGATGTGCCAGAACTTCCTGATGAACCTGATGAACCAGAAGTTCCACTTGAACCAGAAGTTCCTGATGAACCTGATGTTCCACTTGAACCAGAACTTCCTGATGAACCTGATGTGCCAGAACTTCCTGATGTGCCAGAACTTCCTGATGAACCTGATGAACCAGAAGTTCCACTTGAACCAGATGAACCAGATGAACCAGAAGTTCCACTTGAACCAGAAGTTCCTGATGAACCTGATGTGCCAGAACTTCCTGATGAACCTGATGTGCCAGAACTTCCGGATGAACCTGATGTGCCAGAACTTCCTGATGAACCTGATGTTCCACTTGAACCAGAACTTCCTGATGAACCTGATGTGCCAGAACTTCCTGATGTGCCAGAAGTTCCTGATGAACCTGATGTTCCACTTGAACCAGAACTTCCTGATGAACCTGATGTTCCACTTGAACCAGAACTTCCTGATGAACCTGATGTGCCAGAACTTCCTGATGTTCCTGATGTGCCAGAACTTCCTGATGTTCCTGATGAACCAGAAGTTCCACTTGAACCAGAACTTCCTGATGAACCTGATGTGCCAGAACTTCCTGATGTTCCGGATGAACCTGATGTTCCTGATGAACCAGATGTTCCACTTGAACCAGAAGTTCCTGATGAACCTGATGTGCCAGAACTTCCTGATGTGCCAGAACTTCCTGATGTGCCAGAACTTCCTGATGAACCTGATGAACCAGAAGTTCCACTTGAACCTGATATGCCAGAACTTCCTGATGAACCTGATGTGCCAGAACTTCCGGATGAACCTGATGTGCCAGAACTTCCGAATGAACCTGATGAACCAGATGTTCCGGATGAACCAGATGTTCCGGATGAACCAGATGTTCCGGATGAACCAGATGTTCCGGATGAACCAGATGTTCCGGATGAACCAAAAAATGTCCCATCTAATCCAGAAGTTCCTGATGTTCCGGATGAACCAAAAAATGTCCCATCTAATCCAGAAGTTCCTGATGAACCTGATGTGCCAGAAGTTCCACTTGAACCAGATGAACCAGAACTTCCTGATGAACCTGAGGTTCCAGATGAACCAGATGAACCAAAAAATGTCCCATCTAATCCAGATGTTCCTGTTGAACCTGATGTGCCAGAAGTTCCACTTGAACCAGATGAACCAGAACTTCCTGATGTTCCTGATGAACCTGATGTGCCAGAAGTTCCTGATGTTCCGGATGAACCAAAAAATGTCCCATCTAATCCAGATGTTCCTGTTGAACCTGATGTGCCAGAAGTTCCTGATGAACCTGATGTGCCAGAACTTCCTGATGAACCTGAGGTTCCAGATGAACCAGATGAACCAAAAAATGTCCCATCTAATCCAGATGTTCCGGATGAACCATTATTTCCTGAAGTTCCAGATGTTCCGGATGTCCCATTTAATCCATCGGTGCCAGAAGTTCCTGATGTTCCAGTTCCACCAATACCGGATGTTCCTACAAAAGAACTTGATATTACATTTGCATTGTATATTGTTACTTCACACCCATCCCACTTTATGTATGATTCATCACATATTGGATCACATCCAGATGTTCCAGCCGCACCTGCAGTGCCAAATGTTGGATTGTATGATCCACTACTACCTACAAGAAATGAAGAACTACCAATCATTGTAAATATAAAATTTGAAGGTGTTGCTCTAAAATCAAAAATAGATCCACATTCATTTATCATATTTATATTTGTTTCGGAGAAGGTATTTACACTTTGACTATGAGGATTGCCTTGAGTTAATCCCCATCCAAAATGAGAAGGAGTTGAAGGATTTTGAATTGCATTGTTTACCCCACTATAACCATAAGACTGAATTGCTGATCCTGATGTTCCGGCTTGTATGTTTGCATACAATTGAACACCACTTGAAGTATATGGAGAAATAAATGTAGATCCAGTTATTATATTAGTTCCACCGTATATGTAACTATTTCCACCAACAAAAAATGCATTAGTAAATGATGCAGAAACATTTGATTCTTTTAGACTATCATTAAAAAATTGTATCTTAAAATCAAGATATTCATTTCTATGATCCTGTTTCAATGGTGCATATATGGTTGTTCTATTTGGAGTAAAACCAAAATCAACATCCTCTTGTATTCTTATATTCGATAATCTTATGCCATCATTTACAAGAAAACGAACTATACCAGTTCCATTTTTTACAACAGGTAGTTTTACGGTGTAATCTTTATTTACTTTATTATCAAATATTCTACCAATTGGAATATCTGCAACCAATCTACCGTATTCAGAATTATTTGCAAAAGCACTTCCTGTTACATATACTCTAAATTTTGGAGTTCTGGAATCTGATTTACTAGGTCTTATGGTATAATCGAATTTTAAGTTGTAAACAGAATCATCATAAAATTCAGTAGCGGCACTTGAAGTTTGTTCAACAAAAATTTCTTGTATTCCAGTTAAAGGTGATGCAACAACAGTTGATATTCCAACAAAGGTTTCATCATTAGCAACTGATCCAGTTGTTATATTTGCAGATGGAGCACCGTTTACAGATACCGCTTTCCAATAACTTGCAGATGAATTTAATTGGTATGTTACTTGTGTTCCAGCAGATTTTACTGTAACATTTTTTGCAAATATACCGATTGGATGATCTATAAATTTTGATGAAGTATCTACCAATCTATTATTTTGTAATACTCTTTCATCATATATTAACTCATATGATTGATTTGGTTTTACGGCACTTCTAGCAAAAACTTTTATTCTAGATGAATTACCAACTTCAGGATCCAATCCAGAAATATCAATCTGTGCATATGTCTTTACATTTTGTGTTATATTTCTAATAGTTGGACTTTTGTAATACTCTATTTGATACGGTTGATTTGAAACAGAACTTAATTTTCTATAAATCCCATCTGATCCAGTTATGTAAACTGCATCTTTTAAGTTTAATTGTCTTGGTCCAACTACCTTATCAACGCTTGATGTATATTGAAATGATGAAGTTTGAACGGTTGGTCTATATCCTGTTGCAAGAGATCCAAATGTTATTTTACCATTAACAAAATCGGAATTGAATAAATCTGTTCTAGCAGTTAATCTTGGTGTTCCGTCTTCTTTTAACTCATAGTTTGCATATCCAGATTTTACATCCAATTTTGTTGGCGTATTTATTTCTTCTATTACAGAAAATGTTTTTTCCTTAATAGAAACTTCTGGAACTTTTGAATATATTATTTCGCTTTCATTTTGTTTTTTTGGATCAACAGAAAGTTTGTGGTTGTATTTGTAATTATACTTCTTTATATTGCTTTTAGTTAAAGGTCTTCCCGTTCTATCAACAGTTACAGTTGCTAGAATAGTTATTGTGCATTCACCTGCAGGAACAGTCTCATAAACATAAACTGAAACATTTATTAGATCTGTTTTTTCTCTTGACTCTAAAACTTCATGGTATATTGGATTACCATTCTTATCAAGAATTTCTATGTCTATTGGAAACTTTGAAGAAACTACTTTTTTATTTGGCTTTATCTTAAATATATTTTTACCGGCAGTAAATACATCGGGTATAAATTTCAAATCAAGAATGTTTGGTGATTTATTATTACTATCCGTAAAGGTAGTTTTTACATCTATGTATTTTCTGGGTAACCGTTTCTTTTCTAACATCCTATGTCTCTATTTTAGAAAATCCGTTTTCTTTTTTAATCTCAATGTGATTGTCCACCATATCACGAACACTATCTATGTGTGATATAAGTATTACAAATTCAAATTGTGTTTTCAAATACTCCATGAACAGAGAGAAGTTTGCCATAACAGTTGGATCAAGAACACCCAATCCTTCATCTATTGCAATAAAGTTTGGTCTTGGTAAAGACGAAACTTGTATCAATGCTGTTCTGATTGCAAGTGATGAAATAAACTTTTCCATACCACTTGACAGTTCCAAATTCCAAAAACGGTCATCGTCATATACTATGTATGTATTGATACTCTTTCCGTCTGTATCAAACAGAACTTGGAAATCGACCACGTTTGCCAATATATTATTTGTTTCTTCTTGAATACTTGGCAAAGCATTACTTATCAATTCATACGGAACACCGTTTCTGTTTACTGCCTTTAGGTAATAGTCGTATGCTTCATATTCTTTTTCAAGGTCTTTCAACTTTTGTATAGATACTTCACATTCGTCTATTACCTTTTCACTAACCTTTACATTACCATTATACTCTAAAATACTTTCATCAATTTTTTTCAATTCAACTTTTAATAGAGTATTCTTTTCAGTTTCCAATTCATCAATTTCTGATTGAATTTTGTTATTCTGATTGATGGCATCTTCATTTTCTTTATACTTTTCAATCTGAATATCTATGTTACCAATTTCATCATGTATTCTTTTCTGTTCTTCTTTTGCAGAAAAAATCTGTTTTTCTACCGAATATATCTGCTTCTCATATTTGAAAGCACTATTTTCAAGAGAATGTAATTTTTCTAATTCAGAATAAACAAATGAATTTTTTGTAAATTCCTCGTTCAAATTACGCAATTCAAAATTCAATTCATCTCTGTCTTGTTCAAATCCCCAAATCTGTGATTTTGCTCTTTCTGCATCCTTAACAAATACATTATTTACACAAAACTCACAGTTTGGATCATACTCATGATCTTTCAAATTATCAATTTTATCTTGACAATGTTGAACTTTTAACTTTACACTACGCAAATCAGCTTCAAGTTCAGTTATTCTGTTACGAACAATGTCAATTCTTTCTTTTCTTACCATCAGAGTTTCTTTATCAAACTCTTTCGATAAACCAAGATACTTCGAGTGTGATGTCTTAGCATCATCTAATTCATCTTCTAATGACTTTATTTCATTTATTAAATCATTACTCTTTCTATCTAATAAATATCTCTTATCCAATAATGATTGGACAGATTTTGAAGAAAAATTGTCTGCAATTGGAATTAGTTTTTTATTCAATTCTGAAATTGAAACGGTTAATTTTTCTATTTTTTTCTCAATATAACCCTTCTGGTCAGTTGTTTCTTCCAAAAGTATTGTATTTGCTTTATGAATACCGATGGCATCTGCTAATTTTGTTGAATGGTCTTGTTTCTTAAATTCCTTGACCAATGCCTGCAATCCCTTGACTTCATCCGTAGCAATAATGTTTAATTCCTCGAATAAATTTAAGTCAAAGAATTGTGCCAACAAATCTTTTCTATCCTTTTGTGCTTTATCTACGAAGTTTGTATTATTACCCTGCAATGACATTGCCGTTAGGACAAAATCATCGTAATTTCCAATATACTTCCGTATGGCGTAATTAGTCCCATCACGGTCTTCGCCGTTGAGTGATACCAAGTCACCGTTTTCTTCATACCAAAAATCTACATTAACTTTTACATTTCCTTTCTTTTCTTTCGTGGCAACTCTCTTTATGTAAAAGTTTTTCTCACCAATCATAAAATGTAGTTTACATTGAAAGTTATCTTTTTTATTATTGAGAACTTGTGCTGCTTTGAATGTTCTCGAGCATTTATCAAATAGACAGAACATAATTGCATCAAGAATGGAAGACTTACCACTTGCATTTGGAGCAAACAATCCGTATATTCCATTCATCCCATCTAATTGTATTCTGTTACCCTTTCCATATGAAAACATATTTTCAAATTCAAATGAAATTGGTTTCCATATAAGATTACGAACAACATCACTTTCTGATAATTTGGTATTTACATTTCTGTTGATACCCCTAATCTTTTCAAGTATATCATCCGTTACCGTAAACTTGTCATTTACATAATTAGTAATCAATTTGTTCTGATATTCAACATCACGAATTTTACCAATTGGATTTACTTTTGTTTGAACATTGCCATTACTTGAACCAACAAGATGTTGTGTTCTAATATCTATAACATTTGTCAATGACTTTAATTCAGTCATTATTTGACTGACTTCGGAATGGGGTGTGTTGGTTATACGCAATCTAATTGAATTATACTTTGTCCATTTTGTTGGCAACTTTTTAATTTTACCGTTTTCAACATCAATAGTGTGATATGACCAATCGTTTTCAATTTCAATAAACTTTGATTTCTTATTCTTAATATCCCATTCAATAATACCATGAACTAAACCTTCACCATAATTTTGTTGTATGAGTGAACCTGCATAAGCAAACTTCCCATCAACGTCAAGATATTGAAACTTATGAATATCGCCAAACATTCCATAATCAAATCCATCAAACATTTCAATCTTTACATCATTATGTTTCATAAGAACACCGGTATCGGTTGCTGCTCTATCAACGGGTCCATGATACAATACTATTTTTGTTCTGTTTCCAACCACATCTTTTGCCAAAATAAAATCTTTTGGATTTTCATAAACCGAGTTAAGAACAAAATCAACATTTTGTAAATAGTAAATACCACTCTGTTTCAAATAAAATAATTGATTTTTTTCATCTGTCAATAGTGATACAATTGGTGAAAGTGCATCCATTCTACTCATGTTATTTAAGTTACAATCGTGATTACCAGCAATCAAAATTGTTGGTGCAATTCTTGAAATAGTATCAAGAAATTCTGTAACCATTTCCACAAGTTCCGGAGTCATATCTGTTTTTGCATGAACAATATCACCGGCAAGATATATGATAGTATTTTTGTTTTCAGCAACTTTACTTCTACAAACATCATAAAGTTTTTTGAATACACTACGATATTCGTCATGTCTTTTTAGATTGCGAATATGAACATCCGATATGTGTAATATCTTTTCAACTTCACTAATAGCGAATGACCATAATGTTTCTTTACGCATACAATATCCTCTGTTTAATTATATCATAACTGTCTGTTGGTGGTGTAACTGATTTCAAACTTGAAAAATCTTTGAAACCCATTTCATTTATATCTTTACTTTGCATTTGAACTATTGATACATTTATACCTTCTGAAAGAAGTGATGAGGATATTTTTATGGCATCCGAATAAGCATCATTATCAAGTGCAACAATTATTTTTGGTGGTTTACGCAACAAAATTCTTTCTCGAAGTTTTGGTTGAATTATTTTGCCGAATAGTGGAACTGCATTATATCTGGCAGTAATTGCATCGAATACACCTTCAACAAGTGTAACCGGTTCATCCCAATCAATAAAACAATCAAATCCAATAACATCTTTACTCCATTTTGGATTTTTATATTTTAGAGTATCTTCTTCAAAAATAGAACGAGAAACAAAAAAGTTTAGATTGAAGTTTTCATCATAAGATGGAACAATAATTCTGCCAGAATAATTACCATTAGGACAATAACCAATCCCATAACGCAATATATCCGTTCTACCGATACCTCTTAATTTCAAATAATTTAATGCTTGTTTCATTTGCATTTTTACTTGAATGTCTTTTATCTTTGGGTATTCGTATAAACGGATAAATTCTTTTGGTAAAACCAATTCTTCTTTTGTTTCGGATTTATCTTTAATGTATAGATTTTTTGTTTTGAGTATTTTATTTAAGTCATCTAGGTATTGTTTACCTGCTTTTACTTTTTTGAATAGTGAAACTATACTTCTACCTTTAGCATTACTAACCCAACAATGCCATGGATTTTCACCGTTATTGTTTACAGTTAAATCAATTTCAAGTTTTGGTTTGTAATGACTGATGAAAGGTGAGAAGAATGAATAATTGTTGCCAGATGTTCTTCTACCTTTACCAAGAACTTTCTCAACAAGAGATAACAAATCGTAATTTATCATAACCACACTTTACGGAAAATAATACTTGTAACAAATATAAGAAAAATTTGTTACAATTACAAGCATTCTTTTAACCATTCTTCTGCCAACCGCTCCGTGAAAGGTTCCACCGTATTTCTTTCATACTCCCGTATTTTATTCCAATATTCATTGCTGAATGATGTAATTTTGTTGGTAGCATTCGGAAGATTTTGGTCTATGGTTAGCCCCATGGCTTCTTTAAGAAGATTTTACTTTTTCATTTTACGTTGAACTATTGCATCTTGAAGTTCGTATTGTAAACTCATTACTAACCACCCTGTATCGTCTGAAATAGCGTCTGCAATTTCATCTTCGTCATCAACTTGATACGTTTTACCTATTACAGAAGCAACAAATTTTTTCTGTTCTGCTGGAGATACATCCCCATAATCGTCATCTGATTCAAAATCAAATTCAACAGCTGTAATTTTCGCATTGATTTTACCACTGGCTTCATTGATGTTTTCCTTCAAAAGACCAGCAAGTTTTTGCATTCTTTGTTTATTCATTCATAATCTCCAAAAAAAATACTTGGTATACCAATAAATATAAGAAAAATTTGTTACAATTACAAGCATTCTTTCAACCATTCCTCTGGTATTTCTTTCTTTGCCCAACGCCACCCTTTCTTATCACAGTATTGAGCATAGGTTGTTTTACTTCCTTTGTATAATTTTGCATTTGGATTTTGGAATACAAAACGAATATCTATACCAGGATATTGGTCAAATATCAAATCAAACTTCAATCGGTCTGTCTTTACCCATCTACCCTTTGTTTCAATATACATTTTGTTGCCATCCGTTTTGTTTAGGACAAAATCTGGTGTATAATTGTGTTTAGTTTCCGGTTGGATGTAGGATATTTTTTCACTTTCGTAACTGAATGATTTACCGTTTTCTTTCAACATATCATTTACTATATCTTCCAAACCACTACGAAAACCATGTTTAATTGCAACTTGATTTCTACGCATATTACATATCAAACCTTACAATGATATTCATATCTACATCGTCTCTTTTTTCTATCGGATTTGCCACTTTAGCAACTGCAACTAACTCTCTATCTTTATTGTATAATCCAACTGTTGTTATGTATGGATTGAAATATGGATTAGTTACATAGGTATCTAATAATGAAGGACCGGATTGCACATCTTTTAATATAGATGGATTTTGTGTATAATTAAATTCATGTTTGCGAATTTTACAAACAATTTCATGTTCATACATTGTTGTTGTGCTTCTAAATTGTCCATAAAAACCATCTGTTAAATCATTGTAATCAAAATTACCAGTTTCACCTAAAAATGTATTTGCATATTTAGGTCTTGGATCAGAAACAACAACAATTCCTTTTTTGTAAAATATATTGCCAATTCTATTGGTTTGATATGCAGATCCTGTTTCAAAACTGTTATCATACAAAGAATTTATTTGATTTGAGGTTAAACCTTTTTTGTAAATACGAATTTCATCCAAAGAACCAGATAAACATTTTGTTCCAGTTCCATCATCACCAATATAAAAATTGTTATTATTTAGTATTTTATTTGAAACGAATGCACTTGAAGATGCATTTAATGCACCGTTTAACCATATTTGATAATTGCTTCCTGTTTTCTGACACACAACATGATACCAAGAATTTGGCGTTAATGCACTTGAAGTAACAAATGCAGTCTCTAATTCTGAACTTTGTCTAAATCTTATTGAATTTGGTGAAGAAGATGACACATTTAATAATGAAATATCAAATGGATATTGTTCCGAAACACTTAAAATTGTTGATGTTATTCCATTTATATCTTTTTTTTCAATTGTATTTTTATTAAAGATTGCGTTGTAATCGGAAGTAAGCATTGATTGTGTTGGTGGTATTTTCATCCAAAAACTAAAAGCAAAATTGTTTAACCTTGTAAAATTAAAATACGGTGCTTCTTCTACTTGAAAATAAGAACCATATAAATTAGCAGAAACACCAGTTGATTCATTTGTATCACTTGTTGGTATTCCATCATTGTAACTTATTTTTTTCGGATTAAATAATTTTACATTATATCTATTTCTCGAAGTATCTAATACATATTCCAATTTTTCATTTTTGTAATTGTATTCTCTATACTTTTCATTGAAACCAACATATAGAAGATTATTTTCTATCGGTATAAAATGTTCAGTATCGTATGAAGTATCTATTAGATTACCAAATCCGTCATCAACTACTGTAAATTCTTTTGAAGATGTGCTACTGTAATTGGTCATAGTAAAACTTTTTTTCTTTATTCCTTCACCAAAAACACCCATTGGAAATACAACCATTGAACTTGATTGCCAAAGATATGTTAATGTTGCATCCTCTGTAATATAAACAGGAAATTTTCCTGTTTGATATTCTGTATAAAAAGAATGGTCAAGATGATACCATAAAAGTTTTGGATCTAAACTTTGTGAAGTAAAAACTCTTTCATATAAAGAAGAACTTAAATTTGCAACTTTGCCAAAATACTTATGATTTTCTGCATATAGTGCACGGTATACTTTTGTTCCAATTTTATCGTAATAGTATTGGTCATTTGTATCTGTGTTTATTTTCCAAAGTTTATTTGCCTCAAATGACCTAACAGTATAATCACCGGCTTTTAATTTTTTCCAAGCAACACTTATTGTATTTCCGAATTGAAATGACATTAGTTTGTTCTCACTTTAACTTGAAATATACATTCATCGCTCTTCTTTTTTAGAATTGGTTTTTCTAATTTACCAACTGCAATAAGTTGTCTTTTATTATTATACAAACCAACGGTTGTTATGTAAGCAAATGAATCATCTACTGGTGATTTATAGCGTAGTTCTTTATTACTACCACTTACATAAGTAGGATTATTTGAATAACTCATTTCATTTGGTCGAACTCTACAAAAATATGTTTCTACTAAATTACATTCCGATGATCTAGCAAACCAAGAACCATAGTTATTTCTTACACTATTTGGTGCAGTTGAACCACTTATTGCATAAAATAATTTTTTAATGTTATCACCATCAATAGAAGCAGTAACGGTATTAAATGAACATGATTGATCCAAAACAACACCATCTAAAATAACAATACCCTTTTTTGGAATAACTATACCCCAAGCATTTGAACCACTATCATCATATACACCATCTAAAAGAGATCCAGAAACAAGGTAGTAATAATCTTTTACTTCTTCCATGTATGTTATTTGTTCTTTTGAGTCAGAACTATCATCTATCAATGTAAATATAGTATTTGATGCAGTATTGAAATAAAAATTACTTCCTGTATTGTATAATTGATTTGGATTTGAAACAATGGGAGAAATAGTCATTTGAAAATTACCAGGATCTAACCTGTCCTTAAATGATTGTCTATTAAAATGTAAAACATAAAAATAGTTACCGTTTGCACCATTCTTAAATTCAAATTTACCATCAGTTTTATCAAAACAATCTAACATATATTTACGAAACATAGTTTTTGCTGGCAAAAATTCTGTTGTATATGTTCCGTCTATTTGTGTATATGAAGAACCTGATCCAGATATATGTGCATATGCAATATCAAATTCGTGATGTGTATTTATATCACTTGGCAATTTATCATAAACAGACATATAATAATTTTGTTGATTGGATAATACTGAACCAGTATAGAATGTTTCCAATTTTTCATTTGTTGCACACCCAAATAAACCTCTTGTAGTTTGTTTTTTTATGGCAGGTGTATAATCGGTTTCTTTCGATAATTCCTTATAGTTTAATGATGGAACACCAAGATTTAGAGCTTCATTTATGAACTCTATTTCTGGAAAAACTGAACCACTTGTTGTGCGATTTAATACAGTAATTTTATCTGGAGTTACAAAATCGTTTTCTTTTACAAAATCAACGTAACTTTTTAATAATTCAAGAATGTATTTATTTATTTTAAGTCTATCTATTTTCATTTGTAACCATTTTATTTTTAATAAATAATTTTTGTATATTAAATTTCTGTATCATCTATTAAAAATCTAGTATCTATCGGTGAATCAAAAAATGTTTCTGCAAGTTGATCTTCTGTTTCAGATTCTTCAATTTCATTTTGTTTGTCATTAAGTGCAGCAATAAAATTCACACTAAATTCAATTAAAGATACATCTTTTTGATCCTCTATAACTATGTCAGTTAATACTTTATCGTATGAATTTAACTTATCTAATGCATACTCTATGCCTTCAATAAATTCTAGATAATCTAATCCATCTTTAACATGAAATTTTGAATCTTGTATTAGTCTTATGAAAAATTCTGCACTTTTTCTTGCAATAACATTATCAACAACTTTTTTTAATCCAACTCTTGGCAACAGCTGTTCGTTATGAAATTCTAATCGTAATACTTGATCTTGCAATTCATCTTCAATTACTGTTAAATTGTATAATTCACCAAAAATACTTACACTTGGAACCATGTAAACATAAAAATTTGATAAAATAGCAAGAGTTTTTGTTCTATCCCATATCATATTACCAATTTAACCTTATTTTAATTAGAACATCGTTATCTGGCGTTTTCTGAATAGGTCTACTTAATTTTGCAACAGCAAGTAATTCTGTTTTGTCATTGTAAAGACCAACTGATGTAATGTATGTTACTGGATCGTTTACAAAACACTCATACTTTAAGTGACCGCGTTTTTCACCATCGTTTAGTACATAAGTAGGATTTGTGCTATAATTTGCCTCAGTTGTTGGAACACGAACAAAATAATGATTTGTTGTTTTTGTTCTTACATTTCTAGCTTTAATAGGTTGTCCAAGAGCAGCTGCACCACTTATAGATGTATGTATTTTCCAAGCATTATCACCTGCAATGTTACTTCCAGTTACAGAATTAAATCCTAAAATACTATCAAATTTATCACCGTTCAATATAACAACGCCTATATTTGGATATACTCTACCATAAGTTGTTATGTTTGTATTGGTCAATATACTTCCAGTTCCACTATTATGAACACCATTTGAAAGTGAACCACTAACAATATCATAATATGAATACGGATCCTCTAAACAAAATTTACTTTCATCAATATCACCGGAATTATCAATTAGTGACAATATCGTTGGATTTGAACCAGATATTTGAACATTACTTCCTGTGTGAACATTATTAGCAAAAGCACTTCCACTTAATCCTGCAAGATTTATTTGAAAATTGCCAGGATCCAATCTGTGACTCAAACCATCTCTATAAAAGTTTATTGCATATATTCCCTTTGGTGTTGTTTCGGTTCCAACATCATAAAACTTAAATCTTGTTTCTGGATGTTCAAGTGCCAATAATCTATATTGTGAATATATTGCCTTAGTTGCACTATCACTATAATCATAACCAATACTTGTAGATCCAGAACCTTCATAATGTCCATAAGCAATTGCATAATATGGATTTGTTGTGCAACTATCACAATCAGTTATATCATAATAGTATTCTTTTGATGCAGTAGGTTGAACGGAACTTGTTAAATAACAAGTCGGTGATTGCATTCCATTGAATAAACCAAAAACTATATTTTTCTTTATACCTGTTAGCACATCTGCACCAAACAAGAAAGGATGATGCATTCTAACTGGTGAAGGATTACACTCTGGTCTTCCAGATAATACGGTTGAGTATATTCTTTCTGTTGCTCGTAACCAACGGTATTGTGGATCAGCAGGAAACTCCTTAGCAATTCTGTATTCTTTTACATGCGTTTGTCTATCCATGAAATCTGTATATGTAAATGAATCATATACATCATCGCAAGTTTCTATAATAAATTCGGTGCAACCACAAACATTATTTGGATCAACTTGTGGTTCTGTTCTAGCACATTCTTCTCTTGATGGCTGACAACCAACACCGTTTTTATTCAGAGATATTGTATTACCAAGAATTGTTTTGAAGTCTCTATTACCATTTCCATCTAAAAATGGTGTAAATACTTCTTTGTAAATATACCATTGTCCAGTTGATTCTTCAAGTATAGCACCTGGATAAGAACCCATTGTTGTTCCAGCACCACCTTTAACCATTTGAGTTACATATGGTCCTCTTGATATAATACCAGCATTTCCTGTAAAATCTGAATTGTCAAATCTTGAATCGCCAGCGGCTTTTGGGACATCTGTTGGTTTTGAAAAATATGGAATTTCGCCCCAAGCATTACATTCTAATTTAATATAAACTTTTTGTTGGCGTTTAATATCAATTTTGTATGTTCTTTCAGTTCCAACAAAACAAGGTTTACCAGGAACTTGGATGTTTGGAACATCTGTAAAGTTATTAAATCTCAATACAGATCCGCCACCATCAAAAATCTTAAAGATTTGTCCGGATGCAATTTTTACTGATCCGTCAAATGTATTATTATCTGTTAATCCAACAAATCTTTTTGTTGATTGATTATACGCATTTGAAAAATCTTCAATGTCTCTAAAAACATTTACAGGAGATTCTTTTAATATCCAATTAAATCCTCTAGTTTCACTAAATGGTCTATTACAATCATAACCAGTTGGTGTAATGTTTGGTGATTGACATGCAATTTCCCCACCACCTTTTGCTTTCACAGAAGGCACTAACGGATATAATCTATCATTTGGATTAGAGGATAGAGGATCAACATAAGGCCATGACGTTCTTTCAACTATGGGATTATCAAAATGCTGAATATCAGAAATTAGTTCAAATTCATTGGTTAATGATGCATTTGAATACCATTCACTTATACTGATACTACCAGGATTTGATTTTGTATTTCCTCTATAAACAGCTTCAACATGACTTATGAATCCTATATTTGTGTAATCAAACCACTTTGGTGAAGCATATGCAAATATTCTATCAAAATTATCTGGAAGCATCCCCTTTTTTGAACCAATTAACTCACCAATATCACCGTGAGGACTAACAAATTGTTTATTATACGCTTCGGTGCATAGAGTTCCAAGACTTGTGGCATATGCTCCACGCAATTCTCTTCCTCTATTGTTTGGATATTTACTGTAAACAGTAGGATCAATTGTTCTTGATATTAAATGTTCTTGTAAATTTACAAGAGAGAATTGACGAGATTGTGTTGAATATGGATAATCCTCAGGATCAAATTGCATATCAACTGCACATGATGCTTCATTTTGACCATCAGGAACTACTATATTGTAATTTTTTGTTATTGATAAAAAGTTTTCCCAAACTTCGTCTGAATCATACCAATAATTGTAATTTACCTTTTTTGTTTGAAGACCTTGACAATCTTGTAATGTATATGATAATTTTCCGGTAACTAATCTTGTCCAATCAATTATTATGTGCCGTTCATTTGCCTTATATTTTTGATTTGTTCCTGTAGGACAATTACCACATTGATCAACTACTTTTGGAACTTTGACATTGCAACATCTGTGTAACTTAAATTCTAAAACTGTTGGATTTTTTATGGTATATGTATTACTTCCAATTACTATACTTCTTGTTCCACCTGGATCAACTTCTCTAGTTTCAATATAAAACATGCAATCTTTTGCATTGTCAATTGGTAATGTAAATGGTTTTTGCATCCATGCTGCACGCTGTTGCATTCCCTGTGGTGGTGGTGGTTGGGTATAAGGTGTTCCAGTTTGACCAGTAGTTAGCATGTTTTTTAATTTTTGCCATGTACCATATTCCAATGAACTTTGATTTGTACCAGAAGGTAATTGTGATCCACTAACTATTGTTTTTGGTGATACACCAAGAAATGAATTATATTCATCAGCCCAATCAGTATATGGAGGAGTTCCTGTTCCGCCTGTATCAGTTAAGTATCTGAAATAAACATTGAATAATGTAACAAATTGTCTTGCGATATTTTGAATGAGAGTAAGTTCATCAACAATATCTTGTCTATCAAGATCTCTCCAATAATCTATATTACCCTGTTGTTTTTGTATTTCAGCTTGTAATGCGGTTATTGTTGTATCTATAACAGATGCATTCTTCTGTGTAATTGCGGTTACACCAGATGTAATTAAACCGAAAACGCCATCGTCAAAGTATTCATTCATATATCGCCTTAATAATCAAGTTTTACTTTAATAACAATTTCTTTGTCAAATGTTTTTGCAACCGCCTCATTTAATTTAGCAACAGCCAATAATTGATAATTGTCATCATATAAACCAACAGTAGTTAAATATACTCTTGGATCATTATACATACCTGGCCATTTTAATTCATTTCTACTACCAGAATAAAAACTTGGATTTCCTGTATAGTTAAATTCATTATTTAATAGTCTAGCATAGTAATAGGTTGATGCAATTACTTCACTGGTAGCACCTTGAAATGATCCACTATTTGGATCGTATGACATAGCACCACTTATTGATGTCCAAAATCTAAATATATTATCTGCACCACCACCAAATTGACTACCACTACCAGCAACAGATCTTGCAGTTGAAAATGAAGAAGATGCATCTAATGCCTTTCCGTTCAAAACAATTACACCATAGTCTGGATAAAACAATCCCCACGGAGTTGTATCTGCAGTATAAATACCATTTACTAATGATCCACTTCTAACATAATGTACTCTACCACCTAATGTTGCAGATTCGGTAGTTGATTGTCCAGAATCATCTATCAATGAAATCATTTTATTTGATGATGAAACAACAACTTGACCGAGAAGAGCACTACCAGTTCCATTTATATGCATTAAGTTTAATTGCCAAGTATTAGTGTCCATTCTATCTTTGAAACGAGCACGGTTTACATTAACAATATAAACATATTCAGATGTTTCATCATTTTCAAACTTAAATAAATTTTGATTGGTAAGCAATAATTGTCTATATTGAGAATATATCGCCTTTGTTGGATAATCTAATGTATCAAATCCATAAGAACCTGTTGATGAACCACTGCCCATAACATCGCCATACGCAATACTAAATTGTGATTCTGCACCTATTGTATTTGATTGACTATTAAAAATTTCATAATAATATCGTTTTTCATTATCAGATTGTGCGGAACTTGTAAATACAGTTGATAATTTACTTTGTTCTTCAGACCACAATGGTGCCGTAACTACTTCACGTTGCGATGTTGAAAGTGCATCGTTTGTAAATTTCTTAAATGATAATGAGTCCATATTTAATACTCTAATTTTACAGTTATTGATAATTCTTCATTTATATCATGTCTTACCGGTTTACTCATTTTAGCAACAGCCAATAGGTTGAAGTCTTTATCATACAAACCAATTGATGTTATGTAAACGGTTGGTTTTCCAGAAACACCGGATGCCTTTGCCCTCCAGTCACTATATTTTATCAATCCTGTTGCAGATATTCCTGTTTCAGCATCAACAGTATTTGGCGGTAAAACAAAAGTTGGATTATTAGATCCATAACCATTTGTTTCTGTTTTTACTCTTACATAAAAATGTGACTCATTTTTTACGTCAATTGAACGAGCATTAAATCCAGTTGATTGTAAAGAAGCAGCACCACTTATGGCTGTAAATAATTTATATGAATTATCACCGTTTACATTACTACCTGTTACTGAATTAAATGATGCTGAAAGGTTTAGTTTATCGGCATCCAATAACATTATACCCAAACTTGGATAAACAATACCGTATTGATGTGGTGCGGATGTATTATGAATACCATTTGACAAACTACCACTAACAATATATCTTGGAACAGATGTTGCAATACCGCTTTCGTCTACAGCACTATTGTTAATATCGCCAGAATCATCTATTAAAGAAATCATTTTTGGATTTGATCCGGAGGGAACAACTTTACTTCCAGTAAAATCATTATTTGGAATACCACTTCCACTTAATTCTACCAAGTTTAATTCAAAATTACCTGGATCCAATTTATCACCAAATTTATCACGATTGAGTGATACAACATAAAAATGTGTCATTGGGAATGATGATCCTGACAATTTCAAACCACCTTCATCTCCATCAAGACACATTTGTTTGAATTGGTTGTATATCGATTTTGATGGTGTATCGCCAGAAGTATTTTCTACGTTTGCATTATTATATTGTGAGCCAGAACCACTTACATGACCATATGCAACGGAAAAAACTTTTTCTTTGTTTTCGCAACTCAAAGAAGAAGAACTCCAAATTTCATAATAGTATTCTTGAGAAGCAGTGGTTTGTAATGAACTTGTAAAAAATGTCATAAGTTCACTTGTAGTATCATCCCACATACCACGAATGAATGGTGTTGTAATTACTTCTGCTCTACCATTTGGTGCTACAGTAAATTCTAATGGCTTATAGATTAAGCTACTCATGTTAAATTCCTATCTTTTATTAAAAAAACTTACTAAAATTAGTATGTAAATGATACCGGTAAAACTAATCTTGAGCCATACTTTTCATTAGTAATAATAATTTTTGTAGATTTTGTAGTTTCTACTCCACCCGGAACAGTTGGAACGTCTTTACCTCTAACTGTAAAGTTTACATATCTTTGACCATTAGTCAAAACATCACCAACTCCAGAATATGTCATTGAATTACCTGACATACTTGGTTGCTTGTTTGTATTCAATGGGATCGTTGTGTCAAACATAATATAAGTTGAATCTAAAATAGTAAGAGTATATGTTTGAGCTTCTGCATCCATTCTTGTATTACTTTGTGTACCTGTGTATTGGAATGTTCCAATTTCCACTAGTTTAGTAACAGGAAAAGTTGCAGCATTATTTCCCAAATAACCTTGACTGTATACTGATACGGATGTTTGTCCATTTTTTTCTTCAAGATATGGAATTGCTTTTGTTCCTGGAGGAAGTGTAATCAATTTATATTTCATTGATTGTGTTTCATCTGGAACAGCTTCAGTAACTGGCATGTTTTCAATTACTATACCAAAGTAATCGGAACCAAGTCCATGTTGTGGGTTCCATAAATCATAATCTACTTCATCATCAGAAAGTGCAAATTGTGTAATGTTAAAACTACCTTGACCTTTAGCAAGTAACTCTCTACCTTTTTTCGTAAGAATTGCATCTACGGTGATTGTGCCACTATTGCTCAAATAACCCATGTTAATACTCCTTTATTTTTAATTAGTATATTAAAATACATTTTATTGATACCCAAAACAAATAGTGGGTAGATTTCCAATATAAATATGGTTGTAAAATAATTTACCACAAATAATTGTTATTTTTAATTATTGTATATTATATTCAATGTCAGTATCAAGATTTGATGTAATTACAACAACAACCGGTCCACCGTCTGGCGTTACTGCAGGTATACAATCTTGGTTTATTGCTTCATTATTTTTTCCACGAAGTTTTGTTCCAATAAATCTATGATTTTTTATACCAGTTGGTAAATTTTCAGATTTACGATAATCTGTTGATATTTTTTCATAAGATGTTGGTGCTTCCATATTGTAACTTAATATGGTTGCATATCTTGGATCAAATTTTTGATAATAACTATCATCTCTGTATCTATCTATTTGTTGATAGTAAGCAGTTTTTCTTTCTTTAGCATTATACCCAATTGAAGTTAAATTTTCAAAATCTATTCTATTTGAACGCAATGGAATAATGGATAATATTCCAGTTGGAGAATAAAACATATTTGATTGAACACTTATCTTTGATGATTTTGCAATCAATGTAGTTTCAAGTGAACTAATACTTGGTAGTATTGACTTAAATGTTGATTGTATTTTTGTTTTAATAGTTGGTTTATATTGACTTTCAATTTTTTTGAATTTTGGAGTAATTTTTGCCTTTTTTCTAAATTGTATTTTAGGTTTTACTTCAGCTTTTATATCTCTATCACCTTCAATATCATCAACTACAACACTAAAATTAGTTTCAACATCATATTCACCTTCAACATTTGCAATGTTACTTCCAAAGTTTTCTTCAAATCCAATCAATAAAGTTGATTTTTTTCTTGAAATAGATACTGCCGGTTTTGGTGCCTTATCCAAAACATTAGTATCAACTACATTTACATTTTCAGCAGAAAAATCTCTATTTACTTTTACTTTTGAGCGTTCAAGAACATTTGGTTCTACAACCACACCTAAAATTTCATTTGTTCTTAATGGTAATGTTTGACGAATTTGATCAAATACACTAAAATCAAATTTTGCAATTAAACGAATATATGCAGTAAAATCATTTTTGTTTGGATATTTTTTCCAGTATTCTCTTGCAAAATGTTTTAAGTTTACATATTCATCGGAATTTACAGCAGAGTATTCACCAAAATAATCATCAAGTGTTGTATATCCTAATGCCTCATATATGTCTTCATTTATTATATGGTTTGGTGAAAATGCAACCATCAATTTATTTGTATCAATAGAAAATTTATCAAAATTTGAAACGGCAAATGATTCATCAACTTTTAATGGAGCAAGTAATGATGCGGAGTCAATTCGGATTTTTTCTGTAAACGGTGTGTTATTTCCTGCAGTTACAATTTCCATATTATATGTTTCAACAAAACTTTCAAATGCACCGGAATCAAATCCATAAAAATAAGCATTTTTTGAAGAACTATAAAATGTATTTTTTGTTTGGTCTGGATGTGAACTTTGTATACTTGTTGTAACTGCAACATCAAATTTTTGCCAAAATTTCCATTGTGCCTGTAAATCATAGAAAGAGGATGTTGGTGTATTACCATTGTAAGCACGAGCAGATAACACATGGTTATTGAAAGAAGTTTCATTTAATTGTTTTGCCCAATATCTCAATTCAAAAATTGAACCTGAAAGTATATTATTTGTTTGTGTATTTGATCCAGAACCAATGTATAATTGTCCACTTGATACCCATGCACGATTGTAATTTGATTCGGTGCTTCCAGTTACGGATATACTAGCAGACCTTTCTATTACAACTTTTCCGTATTTTTCAGTTTTAACTATAAAATCATAAATTTGATTTGAAGAAGAATTATCATTTGTATATCTTCTTTTAATCATTAAATTTAATGGAACATCATCATAGAAATAATCATCGTTTATTGATGCACTTTTGTAACTACTACCATTTCCTAAATAAAAAGTTAAACTTCCTTTTTCAATATCAGTTCCATTTTTATTTGCAGTAACAAACCAATCCACTCGACTACCACTTTGTTTTTGCAATACAGTTTGTATTGGATCCAAATCATATTTATACATTTTGTTTGGTTCCATTTTCCAACGAAATGTTAATGTATCTGGATATTGCCAATTGCCATCTTCATTGTTAATTTGTTCCCACGGAACTTCAACATAACGATTTGTTGTTGGTAGCGGATAACTTCCTGAAAAATTTAGATAATAAGTTTGTTTTTCAAATTCTGTTCTTGGTGTTTCACCGAAATCGGCATTATCTGGACCACCGTATTCTCTTATACTTAAAAGAGTTTTTGGTATGCCATAAGCAGCAAGTAATGCCCGTATTCCTCTTGCAGTTCCTTTTGTTTTGTAAATATATGGTAAATTATTTAGTATTCTACGCCAAACTTCTTTTGTTCTTTCTTCTTCTGTTTTTGCAAGGTATTTGTTTGTAGTTACTTTTCCAGACCAAATTGGTTCGCCACTACCACTTAAACCAAGTGCATATTCCCAAAGGTCTTTTGCTTGTGTTCCATGTGATAATGTCCAACCTAAATTTTTTGCAGTTTCATATATTAAATCTTGTGATAATCCGTCTTTTGGATTTTCTTTTCTTTGATTTTTTTTCAAAATATGGTCGGTATACAAATATATTATATCAAAATGTTGTCCAATCATATTTACAAAAACTGTAAATTCATCGTTATCTTCGTCATCTCTTAAAAATTCTGGTATTGCTTTATTGAGAGAGTTGTAATTTTTTAAATCATAGTTACTCGCAGACTCATATAAGTTATCATACCAATTTTGTCCTTCGGCAGATAATGTTGAATATAAACCAAATTTACCCTCTTTTGTTGCTATATTGTAATTACTTGCAGTTATATCCAATTCATATTTTGGAAATGGTGTAATTGTTGATGATAGTTGTGATGTGTAATAATTACTACCGGTGGTTTCGTAATACATCCATTTTTCAAATTCATCAAAACCACCAATTACCTTATCCCTTAAATTTGTAACTTTAATAACATTAGCATCAACGGAACCCGTATATGTAGATAATAAAACAAGTTGTGTGTTGTAATTTTCTATTAAACCCAATTTGAAAAAGAAATTTGCAAGTCTATCAGCAGCAGAAGAATAAAATATAAAGTTCTTAAACTCACGAAAATCTACATTTAATTTTACATTACTTCCGTAATCAAATACATATCTATTTAATAATTCTTGTGATGTTTGAACATTTGTGGATAATAAATCATTCCAAGATTTGTAATCAGTTTCAGTTGATAGCCAATAATCATAATCAACTTCAAAATTAGGTCCACTAATATATGGTATTTTACCAACACCTTCTTCTCTACGAACTGATACATTTTCTATCCAAGGTTTAAGTATCTGACTACCTAACCAACATTCGTAATAAACATCAACATCTGCTGGTAATGGCTCATATAATTTTGCATAAAAATATGTATCATCACCATCAGTTGTAATGTTTATTACATCTACTATTAAATTTTCACCAAAGTTTAATACTATCGGTGGCAAATATGTTGTTGATGATAGATATGTTAAAACAAAATCACTTAATCTTTTAATTGCTTCTTGATTTGCAGCGTATTTTAAGGAAAGTCTAACTTCTCTACGATCTGCAGACAAATCGGATATAAATAATCTATAAGCATCAGTTGATGGATCTCCAACCAAATTTCTAAAAAAGTTGTAAACAAATTTATATTCACCAACTGGTAATTTCAAAAACTCATGGATATGTCTATGAACATCCAATACAACATATTTTCTTTCTACGGTTGTTGATACACCATCAATTGTAACTTGTTCATTTACAGTTTTTGTTGTAAAAGGTATATCATATAACGATGCACCATCAACATATGCAGTTGTTGGTAAAAATGCATGAAGTTCTAAACTGGCATCAGGATATTCAAAAAATTGAGTTGTTGGTGCATCCAAAACAGGAACAACCAATTTTCTTTTTAATCTAATTGGTGTAAATCTGGTTCCTCGAATTGGACCTTTTGCTAATAAAATATCGTCTATATTTTTGTAACTAAAATTTGTCACTAAACCATCCGTTGTTAAATTGGGAATATCTTATCAATTGCCTGTTCAGCAGTATCAGTAGACAATACAGATGCCGCCTTTCTATTTGCCTCATTTATTTTGAAGGTTGAAGCATTAGCATCATTTCTAGCAGAATTTGATTGATCAATCGCATCATCTGCTGTATCTTGTGCATCTCTAATTTCTCCATCTTGTCTTGTATTATCAACACTTATATCTTTTACATCACTTGCTAGACCAGTAACAACCGCCTGTGTAGTTGCAACATCGGATTGAATATTAGTGATTTCGTCTCTTTGGTCTGCAACATCAAGTAATGCTTCTTTTAATTCTTCAGCAGCTTTTGCAGATTCTTCTCTTTGTTTAATAACTTCCAATTCGGTTCTGAAAAGTGTTTCATCTGCCTGTTGTTGTAGTGAAACTTTTGCTTCTCTTTGTTTTTCTGCAGTTGTTAAAGCATTTGCCCTCTCTGCACTAACGGATGAAAGAACATCATCAAAATTAGAAATGGTTTGTAATTGATCACTAATAATAGAGTCTTTTCTAGCGTTTTCAGATTCAAGTTCGGAAATTCTAACTTGCAAACCACCTATTGTATTATCACCTGCATTTGTTAAGTTATTTACTTTTGTTAAAAATTCTTTTTTTGCCAATTCACGAATTTGTTGATCATTTAATCCAGCTGGTAATGGTTTTCCTGTTATTTTTTCAAATTCACCTGGTAATAAAGCTCTGTTTTGTATACTTGATATTTTATTAAATACACTTTGTTCAGCGCTAATTGCGTCTGGTAATGACTTAAATTTTGTATCTATTATTCGTGTAAAATCACTACGAACATATCTACCGTCAAGAACAGCAACTTCTATAGATCCAAAGTTTTGAATTTCACTTTGTGGAACATAACTTATTATACGGCCATTTAACTGATCTCTTTTTAGCATATTTATCATATCACTACCGAGTCTACCACCTGGAGTAAGGAAAGGAGGTGGTGGCGCTGGTGGAGCCGGTGGAACACCAGGAGGCGCTGGTGGAGCCGGTGGAACAACAGGAGGCGGCGGTGGAGTAGGTGATGAATACATAGTTATCGTGTAACCTTAAAGTAATAATTGTTATCAAAAATTTGGACATTATCACCACCATCTGTTTCTACTTTCAAAACTATACGATAAAATCTTTCTGGTTGAAATGCATTCATCCAAACATTAAAGTAACTACTTGTTCCATCACAACTAATTTTTGAACCAGTGTAATTAAATGGTAGTATTATTTCATCCGTATGTGCATCTCTAATTTCATAATAAGATGATGATGGTAGATAATAATTTACAGTATGATACGATTGAGTTGTATAATTTTTTTGTGGATATTTTGTATTTGCATAAATTTTTACTTTTGCTTTTTCATCTTGTGAATAAAACTTTTTTAATTTCAAATTTATATTCATATTACTATCAGTTATTGGACTCAAACTTCCAGTAATAAAAACAGAATCATTCCAAATAACATGCAATCTTGGAACATATATTGTATTACTATCTGTTCCAAAAAATTTCAAACTGTTTAATGTATCTAATGAACTTTCAATATCATTACTAAATTTAAGTATAAAACCATCATTTTCAAATCTACCAGAACCAGTAACCCATTTTTTTACTATCTGTGTAACATCCATATACAAATCACTTGTCTGAAAAGAAAATGATTGTGTGCATTCAATATTATCATAATCCCACCATGTTCCTCCACCTTCTTTTGAGAAATATGATGACGTAACATTTGCAGATAAATTTGAACCAAATAATATGGCAGCATCAACCCATGTTTGTGAAATACTATCCCATTCCAATGAGGATGTTGCAGGCGGTACATCCCATTCTGTTCCAACAGTTTTTGAAGTTCTATATTTCCAAGAAACACCGTCTGTTGAAAATGGATTATTAAAAAATCTACCAGTTCCATTTGTCCATGAAGAACTTACGGGATATGCATAAACATCATATTCTTGTGGTATTTCTCTTACATCTGCTGTTCTCAATGATAAATAGTATTTTGCATTATTTGATATTTTACCTGCATTTATTTTTTCTTCAATTTCACTAATATCAAATTTTATTAGTATTCTACTATTGTATTTGGATGCAGTTCCAACTAATTCATGGGATAATTCTAATAATGAATCAAGACCTGAATTTTTTGATTCGGTTTTTTCATAAATTGTTGCATCTTTTTCAGCATATATCGAATATATCATCCAAATGCCCTCACTCTACCAATAATATCATTATCGGGATATTTTATTTCAAAAATAGATGGATCAAGTGACGGAAATATAATTCCATCTTTTGTTGCTTGTGGTATATTGTAAGCATTAGAAGAATATCCTAATGTTTGATCGTATAAATTATTTATTTTTACATCAACAACAGTTTGGACACCTTCTACTTTATCAAGTTCCGTATAAACATTACTGATAATAATTGGTTGGTTTATCTGCCATTTTTTTGTATTAAAGTATTGTTTTAATTTGTTTATACAACGAAGAACAACTTGGTTTGAATTTTGATCAGGAAATATGATTATATCAAATTCAATACCGATGTTTATTATGTAAGCGTCACGAATGTTAATTGCATCCGTAAGCATTCTATAATGATTTAGATATGTTTTTAGATTTTCTTTTGTTGCATTATTTACAGTAGTTAATTGTTTGTTAGCATCATACCCTAAAACATAAAAATTTAATGCTAAATCATTTTGTACCCGTTCACTATTAAAAATTGCTTCGGATATTAACTGTGTATCTTTTGTAATATATGCTTTAGCGATAGAACCATATTTTGAAGGCAAACTATATGCACGAATTATGTAATCTTCTTTTGTAACAGCACGATTTTGAGCAGCAAAAGAAGCAAGTGCATTTTGACGAATTTCGTTTATTCCTTCTGCTGTTTTTCCACCAGTAGCTGGTACAGAATTTGTTACCGCAAGACTCGATACCACTTGGTTGTATAAAACATTATCTAATCCAGTTTCATCAAGTAATATATTTCTGCTAATTACTCTTGTTAAAACATCACTTTGAACATTATCATCAATACCTTTTCCAATAGTATAATGAATAGTTAGTGTTGTATTGTTTGGAGCAAGACCATATGTTTTTGTATAGAGAAAATTTGAAGGATCAATATCAATTGAAGTATTTGCTTCTAAACCAGTTAATGATGAACCAACTAAATCTGGATTTGGAATAAGAACTTCATCATCTAAATCAGCAACACCTGCACCGAATTGTATTTCATATGATCCCAAATCAACAGTTCTTGTTGTAAATCTTCTAGCAACTTTTTTAAGTTTTAATAAATAAGGTGTTTCTGTTCTGTGTTGTGATAGGGTTTTATCATTTCTTGAAACGTTAATAACGGAATCAAAAATAGTATCTTGTGCTAAATATGGAACATGATGCCATACGTTTCCATCCGAGTCAATTGCATATAAAACTTCAATCATATCCAAATCTTGTAAAACAATTTTATCATAGGGTTTTGGATCTGTAAATTCGTAATCTACTGTTTTTATTGTTCCCGAAACAGCTTTAACTGATTTTTTTAATAACCAAAATAAAACTTCACCACTTCCATTTACTTCAAAAGGAGTTACTTCGGTTGGATCATTAGGACTACTAAACTTAAAATCAACAAAATCAACTGTTCTAAACTCAATAGTATTAAATCCACCGCCGGTTGTTCCAACAACCATACCCGGTTCTATTGCAAATGCATACGCATAATCTGGTACAATTTCACCATCAACTGTTTTTGCAGGAACTATTTGAAATATATCCAATACAACATTTGATGCAATTCTATTTTTTGGTTTATATCCCAATGATTGTGCCAAATTTAATATATTTGTTCTTTCACTAGAATGTAATATCATTGATTCTTGTAATGTAACATCGGTGTAATACGATAATACATCACCAACATAAGCGGCCATTTCCAAAAACATCATACCCGGAGATGTTTCATTAAAATCTTGGTATGTATTTGGAAAGTAATTTTTAGCAAAATCAATAAGATTTTGTTTAAGAGAAGAAAAATCTCTTGATAAATAACGAATGTCTTTTTTTACCAAATCAGCCATTTGTAACCGCCTCTTTATTTATTTATTATTGACTCTTTAATTTCTAAATTGCCTGTGTCATCAATAAATATCTGAATTGGCAAATATATGTTTGTTCCACCTATTTTTACAGTTAATTTTATTTCAACTGAATGGTCTTTTTCAACAATATAATCTTGTTCACTTGGTATTATTGTTTCCAATTCTTGTATTACAAGATATGGCATCCATTCTTGAATTGCACTTTCAATTTCACCGTTTATTCTATTGAAAAAATCTTCTTCATTTGTAATGTTTTCAAATAGTATAGTTCTAATATCTGTTCCAAATGTTGGCAACATATATCGTTCACCACGAGCAGTCAATAACAAATTTTTAAGATTTGAAAGAACTTGTTTTACATTAGTAAAACTTTGAAAAAATACACCATTTGGATTGTTAAACGGTATAGTTATACCAATTGGTCTTGCATATTTTAAGTTTGGAACTGCAGTATTTACAATTTCTCTTTTTCTACGGTAAAATGACATTTATCATCTCCCTTTTTTTTCTTCTATCTTTTTCATAAGAGCAGAATAATCTTTGGTTAAAGCAGACATTACTTCGTCTGGTATTTGATTTGGTGTATAACCTTGTGGAACTGCACCAGTATTTTGTCCAAAATTTTGAGCCATATCGGCAGTAAACATAAATTCACCTTCCATATCTGCACTTTCATTTAGTGTTCTACGCGTTTCTTCCAATAAATCTTGTATAGAATTAAAATTTATTTTTGATTGTATTGGTTTTTTTACTGTTTTTTGAGCTTCTGTATAAAGAGACATACCGTGTTCAATTGCACGTTTTTGCGAAGGTTTACTTGCTTCTTTTTTTGTCACCTTTTTTTCCAAAGCAATTTCAATTTCTTCACGGATTATTTCTCTAATTTTTTTGAAAAAACCATTGCTGTCCATCACATCACCTTTATATTGTTAATTGTTTATGTAAATAAATATAATAATTTTATCTTCCATCCCAAAGTTTAGGGTAGTTTCCAGGTTTTCTAGTATCTGTTTTATATGAAAAATGCCAAACTTCATTCCAATATGGATACCAACCAAATTGCATACCATTTTTACGAATCCATAATTGTGCCGTAGTAGCATTTGCTTGATGGTATCTCTCTATTGCTTCTAGGTTTTTCGTTCCCGCTCCACTTCCTGTTTTGCCTCTTGTATCTATCGCTCTCCCTTGTTGGTGTGGTCCACCAGCTTTTTCACCTTTCAGATTATGTTTGCCCATAGGTGGAGCTACTAACGAAGTGTCACCATTTATTGAATTAAATCTTCCGCCGGGTGTTACATAACTACCAGCATAGGGTCTCCAAACATCAACTTGTCCTTGCTGAGTTCTAAATGAATCACTTATCATCAATAATTTGCCTCCAAGATTTCCTTTTACATCTGCACCTGGAGTAGGAGTCGGCAAAAGTCCTGAAGCAAATCCGGCTTCAAACATTCTAATCACTGCAGCTACAGCAGGTGTTGCTAAGTAATTATCACCAGTATTTCTTCTATATTTTGGAGGAATTGCTGTTAAAATACCTCTTGCTAATGCATCTTTTGGATCACCCAAAACAGTTTTACCATCCCCTCCACCTGCACCAGTTTGTGCAGGTTGGTTATGGCTTGCAGCAATTTTATCACCAATACTTTCTCCATTTGGTATTGGATCCGGAGCAGGTGCAGCTGGTTTTTTTGAAATATATGGAACAAGAGTATTATACATTCTTCCTGTTAATTTTCCAGGTTCTTTGTCTATTCTCTCATAATAATCCTTATAGATAGAACTAACGTAAATTTTTGAATCCAATCCACCCTCTCTATGTCCATCTGGTGCAGATTTTACATTAGATATAAATACTGCTCCATGAACCCATGCATCATTTGCAATTTGAGTAAATTCCTTAAAATTTGTTTCTTTTATTGCAATATGATGTCCTGATGATGCAGATGAATCTGCACCTTTTGGTGTTGTGTTTCCTCCAATAGTTACCATTCTACCAAATTCATCAAGAAATATCAATACTTCAGCATATAACTGACTATTTTGAACAGTATGATGCTTTACTGCTGAAATTACACCTATTTTCCAATTTAATTTTATTAGTTGTTTTAATAGTTTTTCACCTTTTGGTGTAATTCCACCATCTTTTGTAAAATGAAAATCTGGAATAAAAATAGCAATATTACCGGAATCTTTAATCAATTCTTCTGAATTTAAGTTAGCAGGATCTAACCAAATTTTACTTGGTTTGAAAACATTATCTTGTGTTCCTGCCGATTTCAAGTCTTTCCATTTCCACTGTTTATTTCCAGGATAATTTATCAATTTTTCTTTTTTTAGTATTTCTTCGTGGTAATTATTTATGTTTCCCTCTATACTTGTTGATAGTAATGCATATCCAGAATGTTTAAGACAATGATTAACCCAAATACCAGACCATTTTGGCCAATTTCGCCATGATGAATCTAAATTTTTTTTCTCAATTACATTAGTATTTGCAGATTTACCTATTCCTATTTGACTTTTTCCATTTGTAATTATAGATCCATCTACTATTGTCATATGTAATTCATTACCAGCTTCAAAAATATATTCTATATTATTATTATAGACACCAACATCGTATACATTCAAAAGTATTGGTATGTCCAAAAAAGATTCAATACTTTTTTGGCCTTCTATTAAATTTTTCCATTTTCCAAGTATTGTTGGATTTTTTTCACGAGATCCATCGGTTGGTGATGCTGATCCAGTCATTTCTGGAGGTGGCCAGTATGGTATCAATCCAGCAATTAAACTTGTTCCTGTTGGTGATGTAACAACATTTTCATTTTCTTTATATCCAAATCCTGGACCTTCATCTGGTCGCCATCCCCAATATCTTTTGTGATATTTATTTTCTTTTTTAACCATATCTGCAAGTGACATTGGTTGATTATCTTTTAATGGAACTAAATAAAACCTATGGTTATACTTACCATCTGCACTAACAGGAGCATCATTTTTTGAAGGTGGTAGTGGATCTTTATCAACACCATCAGCACCTTGTGGACTTTCATTTGCCTTCGCCTTTGCATCTAATTTTGTTAAATCACCACAATCATTTCCAGATGTTACTGGTTGACCTGATGTGTCATCTGGTGTTCCACCGTCTTGTCCTCCGCCACCGCCATCATTTACACCCTGTGTGCCGTTTGTTCCAGATGTTCCTGTTGTTCCAGATGTTCCTGTTGTTCCAGAAGTTCCTGTTGTTTCACCAGGATTAGTAGGTGGGTTTGATGATTGTGCGGTATTATTTACCGGAACATTATTCAAAATATAACTTGCCATAGCATTTGGAAGACCAGAATGTGAAGTTGCACCAAATGGTTTGTCTATAAAATGACCACTTTTTGCAGCATCTTTTAATTTTTTAGTTGCAGGAACTCCAGTTCCATCTTCACCGGAAGAAAAATAATATACTTTATCTGGATATTTTACAAGATGGCTAGCAATTCTATCAACTGATTGTAAAATTGTATCTCTTCCTGGATCACCTTGTCTAGAATAAACACCACCTATTAAAATTAAATCCCATTTTTCATAACCACCGCCAAATTCGTCAATTGCTATTTGATATGCCTCACAACCTTTTGAAAATGCAACAATAATGTGTTTGGTTGGAGATATGCCATTATCCGATAGAATTTTTTTACATTCCGCAGTTCCTCTTTTTATACCATTACCATCAACTTTTTTTTGTGATTTACCACTTACAATTGCAACTTTTGTTAAATTGTAAACATTAAAATCTGCACATCTACTAAAACCTTTACTATACCCACCTGCACTACTATTATTTGTTCCCCACATATATTCTCCTGGAAAAACAACAGGTGTTTTTGGATTTGTTGGAACACCCACACCACCTACTAAAAAAATAAGTGGAGCATTCAAATCTTTTATAGATGATTTGAACGAACCGTATTCAAAATTTTTATCTATTCTTGGTTCTTTGGGCGCTGCCAATTATTTCTCCTTTACTATTTAATATAAATAGATTTTTGTGTTATATTGCACCTAAAATTTTTGCAAACTCTAATGTAAATTTTTCTCTTTTATCTTGGTGAACAGGAACTGAATTTACAGTTAATGAAACTGCTTTACAATTTGCAGAAGAAAAACCAGCATCAGCTTTTTTTAATGTACCTCGACTTGAACAATAATGTCCAGCTGATGCAGGAGACAATTCACCTGCAACCAAATCTGAATTTGTCAATATGTCTTGTCTGTTCATTGAATTAGCAAACGATTTGTAATTGGATTTGCCTGTTAATTGAATCCACCCTTTGCCTCTAAATCTGAAACCGTCACCTGTTTCTTCTGAACCATTTCCTAGTTTATTAGCATATATTATATTTGCAATTTTTTCAGGATTTCCTATAAATTGTGCAGCTCTATTTCCTCTCGTACTACCAAATAACTTAATCAACGACGCAGGTTTTGTGTAATTAGTATTTTCCGATCTTGGTATTATCAAACTACATTCAGTTTTACATTGACCTAAAAAATGTGCCATTCTAACATTAGTATTAACATTATATTTTTCAACACAAAGAATAAGACCAGAAAAGGCATTGGGTGGAACATGACCTTTTAATTTACCCAAATCCACTTTTCCAGCTTTAACTGGTATTGGAACTTCTACTGGTGGACTACCAGTTCCACCAGCGCCTCCTGCTCCACCGGCTCCACCAGCGCCTCCTGCTCCACCGGCTCCACCAGCGCCTCCTGCTCCACCGGCTCCACCACCTGAAGTTGCAGTTCCACCTGTATTATCGGAGCTTAAACATGGTGATTTTGATACACTACTTGAACCAGCTCTATATGTATCTGCTGTTTCAGCTGTTAATGTTTTATATGCTTCACGATTCATTAAATCATCAGACCAATCTTCTTCTCTAACATCAGTTAAAGCAACTTCTGCTTCTTCATCGGATATTACAACATTTTCTAAAAGTTGTGCCCTATAAGCACCAACAAAATTATTTATGTCTGGTTCAGCTTCTATTTCTTCTCTATCAGCATCAGTTAATGCCATAATAATCTCCAATTAAACTTCATATGTTATGTCACTACCAAATTTATCTTGTAATAACCTTGAATTTAATACACCGTCTCTTTGATTTTTTGCAATAAATTTAGTTTTTACTCTTATTAAACATCTTTGTAAATTCAAATTATCATTTGACAATTGATTTGAAGAAATGTTAAATTCTCCGTCTACTGTTATATCACCGCTAAGTAGTGATTTAATATCGTTATTACTAACATTAAAATTTCCTCCATTAAGAATAGATACTGGATATGATATGTCCAATGAACTTATGTCATTTTGTCTTAATGTTATACCACTACACGATCTAGGTAAACCTTCTAATGATGTTATTTTATTATTTGCAGCATTAAATTCACCATTTACTTGTTTAGGTGCACCTTGTAAAGATTGTAAATTATTATTTGAACAATCAAAATTTCCAGTTACCAAATCTGGCGCATTTGTTAAATCTTTCAACCCAATATCTCTACAAATAAAATTACCATTTACAGTCTTAAATTTGAATGGTATGCTGGTAACTATTTCTCCAGTAGTATATTGTTTCTTATTCCTTAAATCAATAGTTCCATTATAGCCAATAATTTCATTTGTTATTTCTTCTCTTATTACAAGTTGTGGTGATAGTCCCAACTCCCATATTGGATCGTTTGATGTTCTTGCATCACCACCAGTTTCTTCTTCATTTTCTGGTGTATCTGGATTATCTCTTTCATCGGGATCTACTGCTTCACTGCATAATGCATCTTCTCCAAAATTTGTAAATTCTGGAGAAAATGCTGTTTGTATAGATTCATCAAATTCTTCATCATTTAATCCATGTTCTTCTTTATAGTTCTTAAAAGCATCTTTATTATTAACACTTTGTAATTCTATATCATTGATATGGTCAGTTAATGATGTTCTTAACGAGTTTGACTCAGCAGATAATTGCACATATTTATTTATTTTTTCTATCATATCTCGCAATTCAAGTACACCACTTTCTTCAATTCCAAAACCCATTGCAATTGCAGCTACTTTTTGTACCCTATAATCTATTTTTGAAAAATTAGTTATCCAGATACTTTGTTCTATTGGTAAACTATTTGGATAATTTTCTATATCAGGTTCTGTATCTCTAGGTGTCATTAAATCAATAAAATCTATTTCAAGTGATAATGCCAATTTTTCTGCTTCTTTTCTATCATCTTCATTTTTTGAATATAATAATGTAGAAATTTTAACAACCGATTCAAGTAATTTTTCATCTCGAAGACCATTATCATCTATCAATTTTTTCTTAAAAACAGAATCCAATATATTGTATATTTCCATATTTTTTATATCTGAAAATGTTTTTATTTTTATTGAAGAATTTAACATTTTATCAAGAGTTGGAACAGAAATACCAACAGATTGCGCCAACATTTCTAATACATCTGGATTCAATGCATCTTCTACTAAATTTGTCAATTCAAGTTGTTCTAATAATCTTTGTTTTATTTTATTTATATCACCACTTGCAATATCAGATAAATTTATACTATCAGTTATTCTTGATAATTTTCTTAATATGTTTGTATTTGATCCAATACTTTTAGCAAAAGATCCTAATTTATTTGCGGATAAATTTGATATGTCATCTATACTAGGAATATCTTTTAGTATATTGTTTTTTACACTACCAATTATATTTGAAGTTCTATCACCTATCGCTTTTGATTTGGAATACTCATACGATAAATTTTCTTGTGAAACATTTTCAAATAATTTATTTATATTAGGGTTTGGCATTAAACTTCTCCATTTTATTCAACAAAAATATTTGTTGCACCCGTAAATTCTTTTATCATTTCTTTGTCTAATAAAACACCATCATCGTCAAAATAATTATTTTGTGATCCAACAGATATTGTTCCACCTGTAATTTTTAATTGGGTCATTCCTGCAAATATAGTATCATTTTTCAAATCACAATCTCTTGCTACAACTCTTTGGAAAGCCCATCCAGTATAATCACTTGGTAGTCCAACCAAAGATTTTAGGTTTACATTACCACTACATTCAAATTGAGCTTTATCTCCAAATTTTGTAGGTGCTCCAGTTAAACTATTCAAATTATTATATCTAACATCCATACCTAATTTAACATATTCAGGACCACCCACAAGATTTGTTATACCAGTTTTCTTACATCCAAAAAATTCTACTCTTTTAGGACCACCAACAAGTGATTTTAAGTCACGGTTATCATCACAGAAGAATTTTTCTGCCTCTTGTGGTGCATTTACAAGTGATTTTAATTTACAATTACTTACTATAAATGATCCTTTTACCTTCCCAAAAGGTATTGGGATTTCATATAAATCTGGTCCAGTTGTGGATTGAACTTTATTTAATATATTTTTACCAACAAATGATATACTACCATCATAATCCCACTTACCATTAACAAATTTCATTTTAGTCTTATCTACACCCATTTGCTCAAATGTTATACCATTTGGATTTGTTGATGAAACTGTTCCTGGAATTACATTTTCATTTACACCCTGTGTGCCGTTTGTTCCAGAAGTTCCTGTTGTTCCAGAAGTTCCTGTTGTTCCAGAAGTTCCTGTTGTTCCAGAAGTTCCCGATGTACCAGAAGTTCCCGATGTACCAGATGTATCTTGACTATTTGGATCAATATTTACAGGTGCAGGATCTGTTGAAACGCCGGATTTTTCTGATATTTCTTTTAGTATTTTTTGTTTTTCTTCTTCAACTTTTTTAATATCAGTCAGTATAGTCACAACATTAGTTGGTTGAGGATCTTCTGGTTCAGCAGCTAATGAATCTGCTCTATCACCACCATGTTCACTTGTTGGTGTTGGTTCAACATACCCTTTATCACTATCTGCCCTTTCTTCCGCTTTTTCTTGTTCCGCTGCACTTGGTCCACCACCAGATTCACATACAAAAACTAAATCACTTGGTAAATTTTTTAATGATGATCTTAACGATTTTATTTTTGATTTTACTAAATTAAATGCGGCAGCATTTATTGGTGGACCAGATGGTCCTGTTCCCGTTGGATGTGTTTGATTTGATATATTTGTGCATAAATTTGCCAATGCGTCACATAAATCACCAAGCCATTGAAGTGTTCTATCCCCCATTAAAACAGGAGAAACTGCATTTATACCCAAATTTATTCTCTGTGATTCTAACTCTACTACCTGTCCACCATCAATAGTAACACCTTTGTTTGAAGATAATCCTATACCTTCCGAACTAAATGCCATAATTTCTTGTTTTCGTGCATTTAGTATAATTCTATCAGAAGCCATGAGAATTTGATTTCCTGAAAAGGCATTTGCACTATGAAGATCAACACTTCTATTTGTTGCAGCATCCTTGTATTCGGATGCAGGTGTAAAGTTTAATGCTTGACCAGATGTCATCCAAATTGCAGAATCATCTTTATCTGGATCTTCAAGTATAAATTCATTGAAAGGTTTTGAATCTGGATTGGTTCCATTTGATATTATTAGTATTGGGTTTCCTGTATCACCCAATCCTTTTTTCCATAATGGTTTTTGTGGATATTCTCGTCTTTCATCAACGGTAGAACCAAATCGTATTGATTGTCCCCATCTACCTTCTATGATAATATCTCCAGGAAATGGTTGTATTGGGTAAACATCATTTCTTTCTGGAAATCCTGGATCTATTGTCTTATTTACATTTAGTCTTGATGTTACTTGTGCAGTAACACCATCTTGTGCATTTTCTCTAGCACTAGGACTGGTATTTAGTGCAGATTTACCCATGTCAGTTATTCCTGGCAAACCATTGTGGTGTATTGAACTCTGCACAGAAACAGGATTTGTATAATAGTATTCTTGACCAGTTCTTAATGCACTATTATATGCAGTTGGTGCTTTTAATAACATAACAACTTCGCCCTTTATGGGTATATTTTTTATGTTAGCATCAAGTGCACGAGCGGCAACTACATTATTATTTGCTTGAGAGCCAAATGCACCAATCAATTTACATTGAATTGTATACAATTTCTCTTTACTCTTTCCATCAAAATCAACAGCAACTACCTCTGCAGGTATATTCTCATAGGTCTGGCCGTTGATTTGGGTCTTTTGTGGATCTAGTGCCAATTTCTTCTTCCTCTTGTTCTTCTTGAATTTCTTGAATGCCCTTTAATAGAGCTTCTTTTTCTTCATCAGTCAAGAACGAAGATGTTTCTTCACCCTTATTACTAACAGCACGTTGTATAACAGCAGCTAATTTAACTAAATGTTCATCATTCTTAACTGAAACTTCAATGAAATCTTTGATAGCTGGAACTAAAATAGCAGCATCACTTATGTTATTTAACATAGGTTTTAGATCAGCAATAAGTAAATTTATTTGCCGATCTTTCTTTTTCTGATTGTCATAGATGTCTTTTAACAAGTCAGAAAATTTTTTATTACCAAAAAGTTCTTGATTAAAGTTCATATAAATAAATATAGTTTAGTTTGAAATAATGTCTTGTATTTGATACCATGATAAATTATCTATATTAACACCATTTTTGTATTCACCATATAATTTTGCATATATTAGTTTTACTTTTGTTATTACATTTGTTATGTATTGTGATGTTATTCCAGTTCTTTCTCGTATCAAAATATAAATTGCCTTTTTATTATAGTTTTCAATGTTATCTCTTGTTCTAAAAAGATAGATTATTGTGTCAGCAACTTGAATGTCTCTCTTTTTTGAAAAAAATAATGGTAAGTATTTTTCAAAAACAATTATGAACTGATCAATAAAGTCTGATTTTTCTTCAATTAAATCTTTTCTTATTTTTTCATTTACAACATTTCTTTCCAAATCAATTGCACCAATATCTTGACTACGCTTAAAATGATAATAGTTTTTATTATTTTCTGCAATTAGATAATTCTTAGCAACAATTGAAAAGTAAGAAAATGCTTTACCGTTTTCTGCTTTATATTTTCCAATTTTTTCGTGAAGAAAAGATATGACTTCATGTTTAACATCTTCGTGTCCTACATCAAAATTGTAAAACTTAAAACGATGTATCATTATTTCTGCTAATTTGTAAAATGCAGGATGTATTTTTTTAGTATAAATGATATTTCTTTGAATGTCATCTTCCATCGAATTATACAATACTATCGCATCTTCCGTTTCTTGTGTAAAGTAAATATTAGGTTTTTTGGGAGTTCGTTTTTGTTTCATAGATAGTCCTTTTCAAATCTTACATCAAATTTTGGTTTTTCAAGAACAGAACTTCTTTGATCATCCAATGGTGCTTCACCAAAATAAACTACAATATCATTTACAATATCTTTCATTTCTTTGAAAAAATATCCTGTTTCATCGTCGGCTTCAAACGAACCAATCCTATCTAATTGTCTTAAATAGGATTGTTGTGATAAAACTCTATTTTTTAATTCGGTTAGGAACCTTTCATTTTCTAAAAGTGTATCAACACTATTTTCTGCCATTTCTTCCAATTTATCAAACTTTTTATACAAGTTTACATTTACATATACCGATGCCGTTAATAAAACGGATAAAACAATTATTTCAATTATCATATCAACCTCTCTTATGTTTTGGTGGAATTATTGCATCAATTACACCCATATCTAATGCATCTTTCGGTGTGATATAATAATCCTTGATTGTTACATTTTTCCAATACTCTTTTTCTTTGTTTGAATTTGATTTTAGTATTCCCAAAAGTATTTCTTCCAATTTTTCCATGTGTTGAACATTGGCTTTCATATCAGAAGATTTACCGTAAATATCTGAACTTATTTCATGGAACATGATTGTGCTGTATTGAGAAGCAGCACGAATACCGGTTCCTGCACAAAGAATAAGAGCAGCAGCAGACATTGCTCTACCCCTACAAATTGTGTTTACTTTAACATCAAGACTTTGAATATAATCAATGATGCCAAGTGCCTCATATACTGAACCACCATCTGAATTGATAATCAAGTTAATAGGATCATTTTTATTTTCATCTTTTCTCATGTGTAGTATTGCACGAATACGAGTGATAATATCATATAAACTACCATCCATTATTTCACCGAACAACAATACAGAGGATGTCTCAACATCAATACCATAATCCATTTGTGTAGTTGCTTCTTTCCACCTAACTGGAATATCATTTTCACTTTCTTTTGATTTATTACTTGCTAATTTTTCTTCATCAGTATCTTCACCATCATAAAAATCGTTCATAGTAGAACTCCTTGTTAAAATATGATAATGACATTCTAAAAAGATATTCCCCTCCTATAACCTAAATCGGGTCTAGGTGGTTCTTCATAGAATGCCCTTTGTTCTTCTTGTTCGTCTAATATACCAATTTCTTCTTGAACTGCCAAATCTTTTTTTATTTTTTGTTTTTTGTGTGTAACAATTTTTTTTTCTTTTGGGGGTTCCACAACATCTACAACGGTTTCCACAACTTTTTTATTTTTTGGTGGTGGTGGACTTTCATCATCTTCCGGTGGTATCTCCTTTTCCTTATGACGAAGATGATTTGCTGCTATTACCAAACTAACTGCAAGGGGATCAAATACTGATACAAGAACGAGTATAAACCAATTAACTATTATGTCCATTGGTGCACCAGTTAATCTACTCAAATACAATAATGGTCCTATTTCTGATGTAAATGTAGAATTTTCTAATATCAATTTTTCTTGTTCCAATTTAGCAAGACTATCAGATAAACCAATAGATTTTTGATTTAGTTCCGATATTTCTTTATTTAGTGTTTGAGTTGAATTATCTACGGATTGAATATTTCTCTGCAATCCCTTTGTTCCTTTCTTTGATGATAGTTGTGCGTTCAAAGATGTTTCTTGGGTAAATCTCAATTGGTCATAAGATGATATTCTTTGTGATTTTTGTTTTACAAGAGTATCTATTTGGTTTTTTTGTTCAACAAAGATTTCTTTTTTCTTATCAATTAGTGCAATTTTATTCTGTGTTTCATATATTGACTTTGCAGTTTCCTGGTAAGAATTGGTTAAATATCCATAAACACCAACCGATGTCAATATCATAAGGACAGCGGCTGCACTAATAAGGTAAACTTTGAAGGTAGTTTTTAGGGTTTTATAGTGGTCATGTAGGAATGTGATAACCACTAATTTTGAAAATTCCAACATCCCAGCCATCCCCACGATTGACCAAGATCCACCAGAAAATAATTTGGATATGCCGTAAACAGAATAATAACCCGAAAAAACAGCTAATCCAATCGCACAAAACCAGATTAGATTTTTCAGAGAAAGTAATTTACTTGACATTTATATCCCATTTTTGTTCATAATCATGTAATCATAAATATGAACTTTTGGAATTTATAGGTTAGATACCATATTCGGTTAGGTATTGTTTGAGGGCTAATTCTTTGGCTTTACATTCCAACATAATATCAACATTATGTCCGTATGTGTTGATTTTTTCTAATATGTAATCAGCGTGTGCCTGTGGTTTTTCTTTGGAATTACCTGTTTCTTTCAGTCGTGATGATGAATAATGAACAACTGGTGTAATACCATCTGGCCAAGTAGATATGGCAAGTTCAAGAGCTTGTTGTTCTGATAAGTCACCTGTGCAAAATTGGTGGTGGTGATAGTCAAATACAATTGGAATACCAATACATTCGTGAATACGCATAAGGTCTTTGACTGAATACATACTGGCTTTGTCATCATTTTCAATAGTCATTCTTGAACGAACACTATGGGATAATAAGTTGAAGTTACGGCACCAACGGTCAAGTGACGCAATCTTGTCACCATAAACACCGTTGCAATGTATATTGATTTTGTTGTATGGTGTATGTGATAATCCCATCATATCGAATACTTTACCGTGTAATTCCAAATCAACGATTGTATTTTTTACAACATTTTCGTTTGGTGAACAAAGAACATTGAAAGGTCCAGGATGACATGATAAACGAATACCGTGTTCATTTGCATAGTCACCAATTCGTTTGAGAACGATTTTGATTTCTTCAATGTCTGGTAGTGTTTTCAAGTCATATTCAGAACCCCAAGGAAATACATTTGATGATGTTCGGAAGAAATAGATACCATTCTCAACATTCCATTTGAGTATAGTTTCCATATCTTTAACATTTAGGAGAGCAAGTTCGGAACAATAATTGATACCTTTTTGTAGAAAGGTTTTTTTAATCATTGAACGATTTGTAGTAATCTTATCTTTTGATAAGGTCATATTGATACAGGCATAGCCGAGTTTCATAGTAGTTGGCTTTAATGTATAATGTTTAATTCAACACCAATATACGGATCTTTTTTGTAAGATCAAAATTTATTTTACTTTATGACCGTGAAACTCTGCCAGACTATCATACATGCCATCCATATTAAATCCACCATCAACTATTTGTTGGCATCTTTTTTGGAATAATTCTATATGGTCTCCCCATCTACTTTCAAAAAGATGATAAGTTTTATTTTCATAAACAGTTCCTATACCATAGTAACCATAATTAGATAATCTCCATACACCATCTTTTTTAGGAACACCATCGAACTTTGTTGGATAAAGACAACGGTATCTCTTTCCAATTTCATCAGCAACATGACTGATTTCTTCTGCAACATCTGAACGAATTGTTGGATAGAAGGTTGGTTTTCCCAATTGTTCATAACATGATTTTGTTATTACAAAAAATGACGGTGCAACAAACACATGAGTTTTTGGGTGTATATGATTTGATACTTGTGCATTACCAAATAGACTATCATTTGCAGTAACATAATGGATTGCTTCGTCATAAACTTCTCTATTGAGTGGAACACAATCAACATCGAAGAAAACATAAACATCTGCATCTGTATTACGGCAAACTGCATTCATCCATAGCCCATGTTCGATATTCATATTGTGATATTCGATAGGAATATCAAAGTGTTTCATAACCATTTTATGTGATTCCAGTATTCTGGTATCTACATTATCCCAATGAAGTGAATTTACAGAAATTTTCATAACATAACCTTTAATATAAAAAAACCCACCGGTTTACATTTCTGCATTAACACGGTGGGAATAAGATACCCATTCCGAACAATAGGTAATTACGGTTTAACTCTATCACATGGAATTTTACCAGTTGCCTTCCATAAATTCCAAAGAGTGAGTTGGTCTTTTCTTAAAATTGCTTCAATATAAATGAATGTATTTTTTACACATTGTTCCATTTTAAGTCTATGTTCTTTTAACAAGTCTCGGTGTAATTGACGAAATTCAAAATTTATTATTTCAATTTCTTTTTTTATTTCATCTGTTTTACGAACACCACGATACTTTTCTAATTTTGCCTTATGTTGTTCTTGTAATGTTTTAATGGCATCATTAAATTCTTTTTTACATTCCATTGTGCAAATTTGTTCTTCACGAATTATACTATCAATCACCAATCTTTGTTCTCTTGTCAAATTAAGACATTCTAATGCTCTTTGAAGTGGAACACGATTTTTTACACTATCACGATTTGTGATGGGTGTTCTTTTTTCAAACATACTGATGTCTTGTGGTTGGTTGATATTCTCATTACAACCAACAAAGAACAAAGTTACAAATAATAAACTGATAAAACTTTTCATTTTATTCCTCCGAATTAAAACATATTGGTAATATCAAAATCACCGTCTGAACAATTTTGACTTGATCCGGTGCAAATCAATCTAACTGAAAGTCCCATATCGATTGGTGCATCAACAGATATACACTTTCTATTTGACCAATACAATCTTTTACTGATAATTTCGGAAGCAGATGCTGTTGTTTGTGTCCAAAAGTTACTACTCCATCCGAGATCCCAAAATTCTGCGGTTGCAGATTTGATATATCCACCAGGATTTGCTTTGAAATTACTTTCATTTGAACCATTACCAGATGTTCTACCCAAGGTCAACCAGTATTCCCTATTTTTCATTTTGTAACCAGCTGGATCAATTCCACCTAAATAAGTTACTAATGTTGAATAATCGGCTTCAGTTGGTATTCTAAATCCTATTGGACATATTGCAGATGATTGAGAAACTGCATACCAATTATAGAGTTTTCCATAAAGATCACCATTACTCGAATCAAATTCATAATATGACCATCCTGGTATATTTGCATCAGCATATTCAGTCCATTGTTCAGATGAGGATATTTCAGCGATAGGTGTTCCATCTTGAAATGTTTGAACATCTAAATTTGTATCACTCCATTTTTGTGTACCTATTGTTTTAATTGCCATTTATATCTCCTACAAATAAAAAAATGGTTGTTATTGATATAAATATATGTCAAACAATTAAAAAAACAAATAAATATTTTTTATTTTTTATCAGTATTTTTTGTGACTTTTTTAACTTTTTGGGTTTTAGTAACTTTTGCATTATGTTCTTTTGCAAATGTTTTTACATTTTCTCTTTCGAGTTGATTTGCATGTTCGTGGATTGTTGAAATGATAATTTTTTTATCTTCCAATTCCGTTAATACTTTTCGGAATTTATCTCGGTAATAAAGCCAAGATGATACAATTCCTACAATGAATCCTGCAACAAAAATTAAAATAAGTTCTAACATAACATAGCTCCTGTTATTTTATTATATGAAAAATATACTTACCCGCATCTATTTTTTTAACAGTAACGGCATTATATGCATTTGTAAAATGTGAGAATAGATATATCATACTATACTTAAAATCCGATGATACATTTTCATCTATCGTTAATATAACATTATCAGAAAACTCTAAACAAGCTGTTATTATAGTATCTATGTATTGATACTGCCTCTCACTATAAAGTGGTTTATCAAATAAACCGGTTATTATTGTCCATTTATATTTTTGGTCTTCGATGTTGTCTATAAATTCTTGCATACTTTCTTGGGTAGAAATCCATATATGAGTTCTTTCCATTGGTTCAAAGTCTGTGAATAATGTTTTTACTTCATCTTTAACATCAACAGCAGTATATTGAATATCAAGACCATGTTCATCCAAATTTTGGATAAAATTTAGATTATGATCACATGCACCAAAATGCAATACACTTTCATATTGTCCAATTCCACAATAAATTATTTCTCTTGCGAAATTTCTATCATTTTCATAGTCATAAATCATTTTATTCTATCCTTAATTATTTTTCCAATTTAGTGCTTCTGAAATATTTGGAAATTGATTATTAAAAATTGATTTTATACTTTCCGCAATTAGTCTATGTTCCTTCTGTGTATCAGGCGAACATCGTAGTTCAAGATAGTGGATCCAACTTCTAACAGAACCTTTCATATACATTGTAGTTTCTGTTGAAAGTGGAAGAACATCACGAGCAGTTTCTCTTGAAATACCTTGTTTTATTAACTTATCATATAACATTTTTGAATTTGCAAAGTGTTGTTCAATATCCCTTTCAAGTATAAAATCCGAAACAGTTTCTTCACTACTTTGTCTATTTGTCTTTCCTTGTTTACGCATTTCAATCGGTTGAATTTCAGTTGCAGTTGAATATCTTTGAGAAAATTCTTGAAATGAAAATGATTTGTGACGAAGAATTTGAGCAGCAATACTTCTACGAGTAATTATTTCAACTGTCATATCTACAAATTCAAATGGCGACCAATGTTTATGTTTAATCAAATAGTTTATCAATTTAGAAGCTGTTTGAATATTTTTCTGATTAGATGGATTACTGACTCTTGCAATATAAACTATCAATTCTTCAGAAGACAATTTTTCAAAAGGATTTATGTCTTCAATGATCATGCTTCCTTTTTCAATTATAGGTTGAGTTACTGAAACTAATTTTACGGACATAACTTATTTTTTGCCTTTATTTATTTTTACCAATTTGATATTGATACCATTTCTATCTTCTGTAATAATAACTGAATGGTCACCTGTATAAAGTATCATCGTAAGCCATTTCAGAAATTTATTTATATCGGTATCTATTGAATCATTAAAGTTTTTATCTTTACCTTTCAAATTATTTTTACCAAAAAAATCTTCAGGATTTTTCATCATTTCATTTTCAAATGTATCTTCATCCATGTTTGGTAATTCTTTTGGTGGCATCATAAAGTCTTGTTCATCATCATCACCATCTATTTCTTCTCTGCGTTTTTCTTTAATTTTACTCATTATTTCTTCAAGAGTATAAAAGTCATAAATTTTATTAAAGCTATCAAGAAATTTACTTAATGTTTTCTTTGACATCTTTTCATCCTTTTTTCCACCTAAATTAACTTCATAGTAATTTAACATGGATTTTAATTTATGTTCTTGTTTTGTCATTATTTTGCCTTTTAATTATATCTATGACTTCAACATACTCATAGTTTCCATTCTTTATTTGTTTGATGGAATAATCTTTTAACTCTTTACAGATTTTTTGATTACCGCCATATTGTGTTGCCATTTCAATCATTGTATTTTTAATTTGAACTTTACTTGGTTTCATTATATCAAGTCTAAGCACAAGCCACATCGATACAAACCCTAATAAAAATGATGTTAGTATTTCCACCTAACTCTCCGATTATGGATAACTGTTTGTAAATAAATAGAAACTTTACGAGAGAAAAATGGTCGGTATGTAAAAAAATTCTCTCGTTTATGATATAACAGTTGTTATACCTTAACTCCCCTTTCTTTTAGGTCTTTATAGACCATCTTTGAAACTTTATTCCAATAGTGCTTAGTAGCACCTTTTTTATGTCCATTAGGACCTCCATTCCACTTTCGTGCAATGATCTCCATCTCACTCATTGTGATGGTTTCCCAGTTAATGTTGGGATTGTAGAAATTCTGAAAAATCCAAAACATTTGTTCTGACTTTTCAGGATTTAGCCTATCTTGTAAAGTAAAAGTTTTATTGATACCTTTCATTTTACAGATACGGTTCACTTCCTTCACCATTACTGGTAAAATTTGAACTATTCCAAGTGAACCATCCTTTGATCGTGCGGTTGCATTGCCTTTTGACTCAACCCAAACGATAGATGAATATAGCACTTTTTTCATTGTTACCGATTTTATTTCAGCACTTCTGTTTAGAGTAGTAGTCATTGCTACTAACGGAAAACAGAAACCAATGAAAAACAATGATATAACCCGTTTACATTTGTTAGTCATAATCTTGTCCTCATTTATGGATAATATATTTAACGAACCATTCCGTTGAAATTAACGATATGGTTAAAACATATACCGACCATGTTTTCAAAGAACTTACTTTGAGTATCTATCAAAGATACGAAAAATATAAATATGTAGCAAGCACTTTTTTACTTCTTAGATCTATAGATCTATATTAGATCTATATCTGATCACTTTCTTTGTGTTCACACTTTCTCCGTGTTCACTGGCAAGATAATACATTTTACCTATATGATCAAAGCAATTATTATTACCAAGCAAGAACATTCGGATATTTCCTCATTTTTTTAATTGGCATTTGAACATAATCATATTTGTTACCACGATATAGGAATGTTGAACCGCCACCATCCATGTTGATGGCATCCTTACAACCAAGTTCCAATAATCTTTTTGGTAAATCTACCACTCTGATACCAGTATTGATGTAAATGAACACACTATCTTGATGATGACTGCCAAACACCGTTCTCGGCCGTCTGGCTGTTGTAAAACTGTTTTTACCTATCTTTTGTGGTAAACTATCCTTAACGAGTAGTGGCGTCCCCGCAAAGATGTATTTTGACCATATAGCAGGTACACCAAACCGGTCGCTGAAGTGTAAATGTGGTCTTAAATTTGGAACACCAAAATCATGTGGATCATCAATAGATACAAATGGCCAACCATGTGGGTTGTTTGGTTTGATATAATCATGGTTCTTGAACGGTGGAACTACCGCCTTTGTAGTAAAGAACGATAGATTTATCATATTCCTCAATTTATACTTTACAGAATACCATGATGGGTGGCGTAGTGTATCAGATGAATACACCCGAACTTTTTTGAGTGGCAACTTAATAACCCATTCCTTCCCCCAAGTAATAGATGATGCCAACAATAATACTAAAATAAACCTTAACATTGTTTTCCCTTGTTGAAAATAATAACTATAATAAAAAATTTCAAAAATTGCTTGCTTCGTATCAAACTATTTCTTATATTCGTATCAAATATAATCATTTTATTTCACATTTCCAAAGGAATTGTTATGGCGTTCTACCTCGCAAAAGTTCAATTTGAAATCACAAATGAACAAGGTAAAGTAAAAAAACACAACCGCACCTATCTAGTTAGTGCAGTTTCAGTAACCGATGCAGAAGTTTTGGTGAATAAGTATCTAAAAGATAGCACCGAACCATTTGAAGTCAAAACTATTGCAGAATCAAAAATTGTGGATTGTATCTATGAGCAATGAAAAATTTAATCAACTACTTGATGAATTTAAGAAGAATTTTGAGTTGGTTTCAAATTCAAATGATTTACAAGACTTAAAAGAAAAGTATAGTGCTCTTGAAATCAGTCGTGAAAATATCTTTGAATGGATTATGTCATCCATTCAACATGATGAACAAAAAGGTGAATACATGAACAAGTTTGGTAAATTTGAAAATTCATTGTGGTATAATGACAATGAAGATAGTGGAATACCTATTTTTGATTTAGACACAAGTTTCGATGAAATTGATGATATGTTTGAAGAATATGGTTCATATTTTCAAAGATACGGATGTCTTACACCGGATCAAATTGTATCATGGGATAAAGAGAATGTTCTTTTCGATGATGAATTTGGGAATGTAGAAATAGTAAAAAGACCAGATGTTTTGCTGAATATTCAGTAAAAATCGGTTAAGTCTTTATATTTCAAGGATTTACGTCATTTCCGGCGTAAGTCCTTGATTTTTATAGACTTAGCGTAACTCCTTAAAAATCAACGGTTTACAAATTATTTTCATTATTGCTTTGATCTTACAAAAAAATGCCTTATATTTGTAATATGCAATGATGACAACCAAACAAACAAATATGAACATTGTTACAATTATTTCAAAAATTGCTTTGATCTTAGTTGGCAATGCCTTACATTTGTATTGTAAACTGATAACAACCACATATTCAAGGATCTCAAAATGAGACAAGTAACACAGCTCGCCGTATCAAATTGGTTGATGCGTAAAAAATTCCGCAGAGACAATACCCAAACAGACGGCACAACCTTATACCTACATGGCCATGCCATTGCAAAGATTGACGATACTGACGGAATTATTTATGTTCGTTCTGCCGGTTGGGAAACTAATACTACCAAAGAAAGATTGAACGGTATTCCTGGTGTCCGTATTCACCAAAAAAATTGGATGTGGTTCTTGAACAACCAACCTTGGCCTCATAGCCAAAATTGGACACCTATCGGTAGATATTCTTCTGAAAATGGTGGTATGGTAATCACAAACCATATTTAATCCACCACAACAACGGTATTGAGAAATAATTTATTATGATAAGGAAACAAAATATGAAACGCAAAGGAACTGCAAAGAAACAAACAAGAAATCTTGAAAATATCAAGATGCGAACCGTAACTTGTGAAGGTGGAAATCCCGCAAGTAAATGGTATTCTGGTCGTGACTGTAACGAAAAACTGCGTGTCATGGAAGGTGTTGTCTCTGCCACTTGTTGGCGATGTGTTGCTGGAAAGATTCCAGGTCCTACTCTCAATGAGAAAACAGTTTCGACTGGCTTTCCTCGCGGTTGGAAATTTTTTAAGGAATTTGTACATGAGAACGGCAAGGTATATCATAAGGGCGTAGAAAAACCAGAATTGTTCGGTAGTTTACCGGCAACAGAAATCAAACCCGCAACACCAAACAAGAAAAAGAAAGTCACGCTTGATGATAAAATTTCCGCAGAGATAACCAAAAAGTTGAAGAAGAAAAAGACACCTGCAAAGGCGGCTACGAGAACTACGAAGAAGAAAACTGCCAAACCGAAGACTGCGAAGACAACGAAGAAAACTACAAAGAAAACGATAACTAAATCTATTAAACCAACCAAAACAACCAGGAGAAAGAAATGATTGACACCCCACAAGGAAAATGGTACACAGTACCAGAAGTTGCAAAAATTCTCGGATGTTCATTCCAATATGTTCGCCGTCTTACAAATGGAAGAACCCGAAAATATCAAAGTTACAAAATACAAGAGAAACCCGTAGTTGATCAAACTCTTGTTATGAAAATTCAGAAAGAGAACCAAAAGAAAGTAAAATATATGGTTCACGAAGATGCAGTTAAGTTTTTGGTAGATAAGAAATTATCTAAAATTAACAAAAAAAATCAAAATAATGCTTTGATCTCTCAATAAAATGCCTTATATTCGTATATGTTAAAAAACAACCTTATTCATTTCTTACAGGAATTGTTCTATGTCTAGAACCAAAACAACCAAAACCAAAACACAAAATTTGTCTGTTGCAGATATTGTTGCTACAGCTCCATCATTCCGCCCGGAGTCTTTAATTCTTTCGGACATAAAATGGAAATATCTTGTCCGTAGTGTTCTCCGTGGTCAAAATCTTATGATAACTGGTCCTGCAGGTTCCGGTAAAACACTTGCCGTCAGAACGGTTGCAGACGCAATGGATAGACCGTTCTTTTATTTCAATTTGGGTTCAACGCAGGATCCAAGAACGGCTCTCATTGGCACCACACATTTTGACAAATCAACAGGAACATATTTCAATCAATCAACCTTTATCAAGGCAATTCAGATTGAGGATGCTGTTATCCTGCTCGATGAATTATCCCGTGCCCATCCAGAGGCATGGAATATCTTGATGACCGTTCTTGATGACGGACAAAGATATGTGCGTGTAGATGAAAGTCCTGATGCAGAAGTTATCAAGGTTGCACCCGGTGTTTCTTTCCTTGCTACCGCCAATATCGGTGTGGAATATACCTCAACCCGTGTAATTGACCGTGCTATCCAAGACCGTTTTCTCCTTCTTGAAATGGATTTGTTGGACAAAACACAACAAGGTAAACTTATCAATTATGTTTGTCCAAACCTTGACGAAAAAACAGTAGATATTTTGTCCTCAATCTATACACAAGTTTACACCGAAGTTCTTTCCGGTCACGGTAAAGTTTCAACCACAATATCAACCAGAACCATCCTCCGTGCTGCTGCTCTTATATGTGACGGCTTTACTATCGGTGAGGCACTTGAAGTGTGTGTATTCCCATATTTCACCGAAGAAGGTGGTGCTGATAGTGAGAGAACTTATGTTCGCCAGATTGTTCAAAAGTTTATTCCTATTGACAGTCTTGATAATGACAATATGTTCGATGAAGGCGATACTGCTAAATCTTGAAATGAACCACTTTTCTAAAAATAGTGTGGGGGTTCGCTTCCACACTATGTTATATTTATACAAACAACCAATAACAACCATAAGGGATATGTAATGAGTATTTTCAAAAAGTCCGTAAAAGGTATGCTTGCAGAAGCAAGTGCTAGAACAAACCAATTTTGGAACAAATATGCGTCTAATTATCAGGACGAGTATTCAGCCGGAACCAATTACTGGCTCAAAGGTAGCTTGTTTGATAAGAAACAATCCATGTTTGAACATGAATATGGCTTCAAAGAAGAAAAATATGACTACTTTGCCCTCGCACAATACCAACGAGCCGTTGCAAACTTTGTTCATATTATGACCGGTGATCCAAACATTCATGTCCAATACAACAACAATGGTCAAAATATGACCGATGGAAAAACCGTTCACCTTTCTGCATCCATAAATGAAAAAGACTTTGACTCAAATGTTGGCCTTGCCCTACATGAAAGTAGCCACATTCTTTATACGGATATGGGAAAGTTTCGTGATGCAGTATCTAATCTGGTATATCATGCCCATCAACATTTGAGGGATGAAAACGGTAATTATCTGTTTCAAGAACAAGGTGATATAGAAAAATTGTTTGAAGGTTATACCGATAAACAAAACTTTTTCAAATCTCTTGTCAATATCATTGAAGACTTGTATATTGATGCGATGACATATACGGCTGCTCCCGGATATCGTATCTATTACAAATCTCTTTACAATAAATTCTTCGGTGACGAGAAAGTAACCCGTGCTTTCTATGACGAAGAATTTATGAAACCTACGGCACACAATTATCTTTTTCACTTGTGTAATTTCCGTAGCCCATACCGTAATCTCAATGCCCTACCTGCATTGCAATTAGTTTGGGACACGCTTGACTTGCAGAACATTCGTAGATTGAAAACTGATGAAGACCGTATCAAACTTGCTTATACGGTTGCCGGTATCATTCTGAAACAATTAAGTGAGATTGAAAAAGATGACCAACCAGATGACCAAGACGGTTATGGTGACGGTGGTGGCATAGGTGACGGTGAAGGTGACGATATGGAACCAACCACTGGTAGACCAAATCCTATTCCAGACGGCGTTAGTGACAAACCACTAACAGACAAACAAAGAGAACAAGTTGAAAAGTTGTTTCAGAAACAAAGAGACCTTATCAACGGTGATACCAAAAAAACAAAGTTGTCCAAAGCTGATGCTCAGAAGGTTGATGCGGTATCTTCTGTGGATCTTGACGAACAAATTGTTGCCAAGAATTTTGAGGATGACTACGGTAGATTTAATCCACGCGGTATCAAAACTTTTATTGTCCGTAATATCAACCGTAAATTTATGGAAAGTGATGTGTCTGCACCATTCGGTGTTCGTAAATCCGGCTGGAGAAGACGCGATGTATCCAGATACATTGCTTTAGGTAAAGTGCTCGCCAAGAAGTTGCAAATTCGTAACGAAGAAAGAGTAACTACTTCTACCCGTCTCAAATCTGGCAGAATTGATGCAAGATTGTTACATGAAATTGGTAGTAGTAATTATGAAATCTTCAAACAAATTACTATCCACGAATACCAACCATCATTCATTCACTTATCAATTGACCAATCCGGTTCAATGTCTGGTGACAAGTTTGAAGAATCAGTCAAACTTGCTGTGATGTTTGCGGTTGCTGCTAAACAAATTAAGAACCTTCATGTTGTAGTTAGTGCTCGTTCTGTATATTCAGATAATTATAGTGGTGGTAGAGGTAAATCATCAATGCACGATACACCTTATCTTATTTACCTATATGATTCAACCAAACATAACATTGCTCACATTCGTGATGTTTTTGAGACAATCTATGTCACTAATACAACACCAGAAGGACTTTGTTTTGAGGCAATCATGGGTGAAATCATCAAACAATCTGCTAATACGGATGCTTACTTTATCAACCTATGTGACGGCGAACCATTTATGACACATGATAAACAACATTTTTCATATCGTGGACAGTCCGCTCAGACACACTCCAGAAAACAAGTTGAGCGTATGCGTGCTCGCGGTATCAATGTCCTCACATACTTCATTGGTGGTGCCCATGATTTCTGTAAAGTTGTTGAAACATACAAAACAAATTGTGTTCACTTGCGTCGTGCTGATGAAATTGCAAAAGTTGTTAAGGCCATGAACGATGAGTTATTATCGGCGAGTAAAAAGAATGGTTAAAACAAAATCACTTAAACGATTTGCAATGGCTCCGCCGGTAAAACCAATACCGGCGGAAACTATGTATCTGTCTCGCAAGAATGTTTCCGATGATATTATTTCATCTATAATTGACCATACTATTGACTGGTGTATTGATACCTTTGGTATGAACACCAATAGAGAACATCCGTATATTTCTTGGGAATGGAATACTCTTGATAGTGATGACAATGACAAACAATCTATTGCAAGATATGATCCAGATACCAATACAATATCGCTTAAGGTTCGTGGCCATAGAACTGCTAAAGTCTTTATCAAGACTATCATACATGAATACATACATTACCTACAACCCACAAAGGGCGGTTGGTATGAACGATGGAACAAAGAACATGGTTACTATAAAAATCCTTATGAAATTGAAGCATACTATTTAAGTGATATGTATGCACAAACCGCAACTAATTTTGTCATGGAAAAAATTTAATTGCTTGCTTTGTTAATAAATTTTTCGTATATTTGTTATGATTGAAATGAAAAATAATGATGATAAAAAATTGAACATGGGTTGTCTTTCTGTGTTCTTTACGGGCATGAAAGGATTTATTATGATATGTGCTTTAATAGTGGTATTATTTATCATGGTAGCTCTAGGTATAACTGTGTTCTATTGGTATATGAATTTCTTATTATCTGCACCCATGTGGCTTACTTTAATTGGTATTGCAATTCCAATTATATTTTTCATTGGATATTATACCCGGTTATTCCAATGGACAGTAATTAAGGCAGAAGAATATGAGAAAGAAAATAAATAATGGTAGGTCCCATCGTTTAATGGTTAGGACACCGCCCTTTCACGGCGATAATAGGGGTTCGAGTCCCCTTGGGATCACAATAAGGGCTTATAGCTCAATCGGTTAGAGCAAACGACTCATAATCGTTAGGTTGCAGGTTCAAGTCCTGCTGGGCCCACATAGGAGAATAAAATGAATAATAAAGAAAAATTAGAACAAATGATTGAAGTTGCTAAACAAGTTCTGAAAGAAAATCCAGATGATACATGGGTTCGTAAAGGTTTAGTTGAAATGGAAGCAGAACTGAAAAGACTTGAAGAATTACAACAAAAACAATAATTATATTTGTTATGAATGAAGAATACAAATACTATCAAAAAAAATATGTTCGTGTTGGTGACAAAATTCGTGTTTGGGTAGAAAGCATGAATCGATGGTCTGATGAACTTATTGTTACTAAACTTACAGCGTTGCGTATTGTTGTTAAACTTACCAATGGAAAAGAAATAAATTTTTATAGGAAATCGTTTGAAACATCAAATGAATTTATATTTTCCAGTTGTAGACCGTTAGACTATGTAGTGGAAAATGACAATTAAAATGGAAAAAATATGAGTGAATTAAAATTAAAACAAATAGAAGATAAACTTGAACAGTTAGAACACAATCAAATGCTAATAATAGATTTATTGTATTCTATAAGAACAGCGGTTTTAGATAAAGAAACAATGGAAAAGGAAATAGATACCGTTTATTGGATGAACAGATTTTCAGAAGTCTATCCGTCCATGCAAAAATTCAAACAACTTTCTCAAAAAACATATATTTTCCATAATGATTTGATGTCAAAACTAGCTGATACTTCAGCAAAATATAGACGAGAATTTGATGGTATTCAAGATGATTGGGGTATTTCAAATATCAAAGACACCAATGACCAAGATAATACACCCGATGGTCCAGAAATGATTGATAGAAATTCTTACTAAATAATTACTCCCTACATACTCCTCCCCGGAGTTTGCAATCGGGGCACCGTTTTCGTGGTTGTTTTCGGTGCCCCACTTTTTATTAACCAACCGAATAAACTATGATTAAAGGAAACGATCTAACTCTTGTTGAGGAATCATATAACGAAGGATATGAGACCGGTATAATGGACTTTATTGCCAGATTGAAAACAGTATTCCCTATTGACGAAGAACACTTTATTACTATTGCAAGAGACTTACTTGACGAGTGATTGCATGAATAGTTTATATCCATCAACATCCCTTACTTCGATACCATTGTATTGTTGTGACCACTTTTCTCTACTTGGAAATAGGAATGTTGGAACACCTGCACCTATTGATGTTTTTATTAACTTTGCAGTATCATATCCCGTACATTTTCTACTGACATCCACATCAATTCTCTTGATATAATTTAATGCATTAGGAATATACATATCTTTTGAATAGATACGGTCTTCGTATTCTTCGTATTCATCATTACCGTGCATGCCATGATAATAATTGTAAGCACCACCTTTATATTTGTTTCCTAATTTTGTCCCATCCAATTCAAATCTAACAAAGTGACATGCATACCGGAATGACTTTGTATACCCTTCTATCTTTGTTCTTGCAACGGACATATAATACCCATCGTCATACTTTCTGCCAGGATCAACATTGGGTTCAACCGGCACATCAGTCAATCTAAAACGGTTTGTTTCTATTATATTATTTGCCGCTTCCGTAGTAGTAAAGTGATATACTATGTCGGATATGCGTTCCATCAATATGTCTTTTAATTTAATCATACCATGTTTACCTTATTTGTTATTTTGTATAAATTCAATGCCCTACCACTACCAACCTTAACAGGATTTTGTTTAATCAAATATCCGTCTCTCACAAGGGTATTGAAAAATTTTTCACCATCATCATAGAATGTACTTGTGCCAAACCATTCAGAACCCATACCAACATCACGAAGACCCCGTGAACCCCATTTAGCATTTAACTCGTTGTCGTAGTTGAGTCTTCCCATTTTCCAATCTCCAAGATACTTTAATACCCATGCTTTAGTAAATCCTTTTCCCCTAAACTCTTCCTTTGGAAAAAATGAGTGGATATAAAGAATAGGACTCGGCAATTCAGGATACGAATCAAAATTACCCCTAATATCATCTGGCAGTTCATTGGTGATTATATCAACGCCCTTGAAGGGTTTAGGGACATCCGGTGGTATATCCAACTCTAACATTATATTTTTTAATTTAATCATTCTAACTCCTCAAGGGCCGGGCGCCCACCCAACCGATCTCCAATGACTTATGTATTTGTGTCGCCGTTTACAACACCTTAAAATAAACCAGCAAACCTTACTGCCGGATAAAACAACCATATGACATACCACAATATTACAGCATACACAGCAATATGAAATACCGATATGCCACTTGTCCCCCTACCCATCCAACGATTCATCATACCCAATGGTGTCCACCACAGCCAAAACATATCACCATATCTAACCATGTCCTTCAATCGACCAAGAAGTATGTAGAATAAAACATCACATACTCCCATCCACCATAGGTAAAAAAATCCTAACACCACCCAAGTGTTCCAATCCGATAATAAACCCATAAGGGTTATGATAAGGATTTGCACACTTGTCTGCCCTATACGATAACGAACCATATTCTCACGATTGTCCGACCTAGCAGCTATCTCATAACATATAGCATCCCATGCTGAGAATAAGGTTATACCCAATAACAGTATAAGGGGATTACTGATGCCAAACCACCCATCAAGTGCAAGACCGAATAACGATACCACAAGTGCAGGAAATGACAAATCTCTTTTAATAAAGGTCCAAAATAATGATAAGTCTCCAGGCAACATAGTTCACTCCTATAAACATATAAACATAAATATAACAATAGTTATGTAATATGTTTTTTATTTACCTGGAGATAAGTTATGTTCATACGAAAAGATATTACCGATGTAAACCCTAATGAACTTGTAGATTATATGGAAAATGACCTTATATTCACAAGTGTTGGAGAATTGGTTAGAGGTGATAAAAATGAGGTTAATCCATGGGATATTGATTTATTTGATCCCGTTCCTAATAGAAGTGATGAAACTATACAAGTTAATAAGAAGGTTGTGAATGTGGATGGTGTTTGGGGTGATGATATATTTCATGGCGATAATGTTGAGTGGTGGTGAAACGAGCTGATAGAATTATTATACCCAATGGGGTATTCTCATACCACGATTTTCCTATAGCAAAAAATTGGCTCCGGTCTGGAAACGGACATGGCCGAACAGGCCTAACCCCCTACCCCATAAGGACTTACGTGAAATTACCCCACCCCCCTACCTAGTGGGTATCGTAAATCCTTGTGCGCCATAGGGTTATGACCATACCCTAGATACCCCTATTTTGACCTATTGCAACCCCTTATCCTTATTTAGACTAAATCCAAATTACACCTTATGTAAAATAATGCTTTGATCTTAACCAAAAATGCCTTATATTTGTATAAGAAATTAAGAACAACCAAATAGGACACCCTATGAAACATCTCAAAACCGGCGTAACTACCTTATTTTTCATGGTGTTATGTTACGGTGTAACCGTTCCAGACCGTGGCGCAGTGGTAAAGGTTGGTAAAACCACCCTATCAGATACCACAAAAACCGTAAAAAAAGTAAAATAATGCTTTGATCTTAATGCGCAATACCTTATATTTGTAGAGTAATTAGAACAACAACCACTATTAAGGAAACAACCTTATGAAAAACAACAGACACATCCATGAATACCAGGTTACAGTAACCGGTTTTCAACCTAATGGCGTACCAGTATCTATGGATATGCTCGTCCATGCTAATACAGAGACAGCTGCTATGTTCAAAGCCGAGGATATTCTTATGAATACCTATGGTATTGACAATGCTATTACAGAGTCTATTGAATTGAATACCTATCCATGCCAGACACCAGAAGGTTTGCATGTTAGTCAAGTGAATCTCTTTAAGGATGATATGGTTATCAATTGGACATACTTTACTGGTAAGGACTTTATGGATGAAGATGGTTATATCTCTCTGTAATCATTACCACCAGTAAAATTATTATTATTACCGTTTAAGGAAACAACCATGAATAAGACCAACGAACAAGTGCAAGCCGGCGTTACCAGATATTGGAAGCGTGTTGCTAGTCAGAACAATATGACAGTAGATGAATACCATGATTACCGCAAGGCACAGGCGGAGCAGAGACGCAGAGAATGGGGCTTATCTATGGCTTATGCCATTACGGTTGATGATGCTCAATCATTGCATGAGTATGCTGAGAAACTCGCGGAGGAGGCAAAGCTCGTGCTTGATTTCACTACATTGAGAGGAATGTCCAACGAGTATCTGGGTGAAAAGATATGTGCCCTACACGATAAGTTGCGTCTCGTTACTGCTGTGCTTGATAGGATAGATGAAAATAGACATTCTGAAACACCTTGGTATTGATTGGAGTAAGACATGACACACTTAAAAACATTCCAAGACGGAAGCTACATAGTGGAAACCGTCTTAAAAGCAAACACCTACTTAAATAACACCGAAGCACCATCACATCCTGATTATGGCATAGTTGATTACATTACCGCTATGGCAGGTGAAACTATCAATGTATGGGTTCGACCTTTTAGCGATGGTAGGGTATATTACACCGCTTATAGAAAATGTAGCAGGAGCTTCAAAAACATTGTGGGATACTTTACTCATACGGAAGGTGTCTATTATACATGCACCCACATGAAAGATGCAGGTGGCATATTGACAAAAAACTGTGGTGGTCATAGGGCTTCTTTTGAATTACAAGAACTATTAGGTTAAGGTTTCGTATTACATTGGAGAATGTTATGAAAAAGAAAACAGAAAACAGACATAACTATCGCTTAAAAGTTACGGGCAGTGAGGACACTATTCACTTTGATATTACTCAATGCACCACAGCTGAACGGGCCAAGGAGTATGCCATTTCTGTGTATCAAAGTCATTACGGTTCAAATGCAAAGATATACTCTGTTGAGGTTAAATTATTACCAAAAGACAATCCTCCTTTTCATATGATATATTAAGTTTATCTGTATAGTATAGTATTATTATTTTAGTTACCGAAGGAAACAACCATGAATAAGAGAACAAAACAAGAATTGATTGACGAGGGATATACTGTATATTCCGAACAAGGGGCAAGACGGATTATAGCCGAAGATATATTTGATGGTCTTGTGTATGACCATGGTGCTATATGGGATATTGTTCACATCGGCCACAAGGGCGTGAATGATATGACATTAGAAGATATAGAAGATTACTTCCGCTATGAAGAAGGGATTGCATTTGAATGGAACTTGGAGGAACAACAATGAAACGATTGCTTAAAGAGATTGGCGTATTCATCCTTATACTGGCCGTTGTTATATTCATGTCCAGTATAGACAGTATTATTGACCTATTATTATACAAGTAACCGAAAGGAAATACCCATGACAATTACACAGAAACAAAAGATTGTAAAGCAGATATTTGGTCAAGAAACGGGTACATTTCAAAAAGAACACATGATTTCAATGATGCAAGAATATCGTAATGGTATTAAAGCCCTTGCTGAAGTATGTGGTATTGACATAGAAGATGATATACCGCCGTCTGTAAAAAAGAATAAGACGAAAATGAAAAACTGGAATACATGGAGCTTCAAGGAATTGGAAACATTTATGAATAGTGCTTGGTGGTATTGTGACGAACCCGAAGGTGAATATGTAGAAGATGATGACTATGATGACGATGACGATGATGATGATGATGACGATGATTGGTATTGATATATTATTTTTTATTACCGAAAGGAAACAACACTATGAATTACAACGTTTATTATACCTATGAAGCACCAACATCCCGCACAGGAAGATTGGGCAGTTATGCCATATTTGATGCTCAGAATTTAGACGATGCTAGACAACAGGCAGACAACTGGTTGAGAGAAAGGCATGGCGATGGTCACTACAATATATGGGATTGTATGCCATCCCATGAGTTTGTTGATGAAGATGACTATGCTACTGGCTTCTAATCAACAATGATGCCACCCAACAATCTGCGGTATGCCACCTAACAAAATGCAATATCGCTTGTATATGTCCGAAAATTGCCTTATATTTGTATATTCAAAATTGATAACAACGGTAAGTAAAAATTAACTAACCAATTGCTTACCAAATTTCAAACACCCTAATTACAGGAGGCCATTATGGCAAAGTCTAATTCATCCAAACCAGTTTACGCACGTTCAAACGGTCAAAAGGTTGCTATCGCATCCATGAACGAAAATCACTTGCGTAATGTTCTCAAACAATATGTGAACAACGGTAAACCGAATGGACGCAAATCAACATGGACATCATCTGATGGATCTAGAACATCTATTGACAGCATGAATGTTGGTTATCTTCGTAACGCTCTTGCTTCTGTTGTTACACCTGCTGGTAAATTCAGAACAAGTAAAACATCACGCTAATTCAGCGTGATAATGTGTGAGCGAACCGTGGTTTGAAATAGAACCCGTCAGTACCTCACACTGGTGGACATGATGGAAGGCAAGTTTACGGTTTCGTTTACTGATGGTTTCAATTACCTCCATGTCCACAGAGTTTGATGAACTCACTCCCTATAAATTAAAGAATTACCGGTGGCCCCGGCACGGATGATAGCTCCCCTGCTACATACTATAAGGCCATGCCATCGGTAACTCTTTTTTAACAACGGTAACTATTATTATTTTACATACCCTTTAAGGAACAACCACATGATTTCCAACCTAATTCGCAAAGCTCTCGGTCCTACATTCGAGGACATTCTCAAAGAAGAACGAACACGCCTGAATTATGTCATCAATGCACTGGATGATGCACTTGATGATGTGAAGTCAATCCGTGCCTCTGATATTGCAGACAATATAAGCACCTACGATATTGC